GAAAATATTCTGATGATGATTATTTAATTATTTAATTTTTAATTATTATCTTAATTCTTATTATAGAGATATCTTTCTCAGATTTCAAGAAGAATATTCAAATTTAATGATTTTTTTTTCATTCTTGATTTTAATCCAGATTCATTCAGATATCAATGAGAAATAATTCAAAAAAAAGAAAGATCATAAATTCAGATATAATAATCAGAATATTCTGACAATTCAGAAAATATCCAGATCTTGATTGAATAAATTATCAGACAATTCTAAATATTATAAATATTCTGATAATTCGATCTATTCATATAATTCTGAATTATCTGATAATGATAATTGATCTTATATAATAGAAGAAAAAAGAATCATTCATTATTTATTCAAGATTCATTGATATTTCATTGAATCATCTTTCTATAATCTCTCTAGAATCATCTAAAATCGAATAAAATCATTTCTAATATAAAATATCATGATTGATTTAAAATTGATTCTAGATATCATTCTGTTCCCCTCAGATATATCAATTCTAATTGATAATAATTCTCATCATTTTTCATTCAAAAATTATTCATAAAATGAATAAAAATTCATGATTGATGAATATTCATTTTCATGAATAATTATTCATAAATTGTTTGAATATTCTGAATTATTTTAGTTTCTTGAAAAATTCATGATTCGGTCTCATAATGAAGAAAATAAAAAAATCAAGAGAAATCTTAAATTTTCATAAAAGAAAAATTATTCTGATAATTTAATATAATTATGAATATTATGAATTGTCTAATAATTATGAATATTCTGAAAATTCAGAAAATGATCGTAATTGTCAGAAAATTCAAAAGATTTAAACAAGTCTGATTATTCAGAATTGTCTGATAATTTGAAATTTTTAGAATATTCATAATATTCAAACGAGTCTGAATTGTCAGAATATTCAAACTTTTCTGAATAGTCAGAATATTCATAATATTCAGAAAGTGTTGGGCTTGTGAAATAGTTCACAATGCTCGTAACACACGTAAACGCGGAAGCTTTGTCAGCTCGACAGTTTTGCCCGGGCCCGCGACCTGCTGGGTCAGTGAGGTTGACAGTTTTGCAGGTTCGTCCGGTAGGTGGGGACGAGCCCTTTTTTGTGTTGATGTGGACAAGCAGTTGATTTGCATTGAACATTTAATGGTAGACAAGCCTTCTCCAGAAAGGATTCAGTTTGATGATTCCTCTCGATTTTGGAGTAGAGTCAGTGTCTCATATTTTACCCATAAAACACTCCAAGCATATCTCCTGATTAATTAGATTCCTCTAATTCAGTGAGATTCTAGGGTATACACTCTTGTTACTATTGTTTTCATCTTAATCATTTATATCTAGATATCATGATAAATCCATATAATTCCACATATGTAACATATTAATCTCAATTATCTTTATGTTTTCTAAATTCTCTTTGAATTATCATTATCTAAAACAAAATCTTAAAACTAAATCCAAAACTAAAATCTAAAACAAAATCCAAATTGAAAAACAAAAATCAAAATCGAAAACGAAAATTGATTTCCAAATTTAAATTCAGGTTATATAATAAGAATATGAAATTAAAAATTAAATATGAAATGGGGATAATTATGAGATTAGGAGAATTATTTTCAGAAGTTATTTTAGGAGTTTCCACTCTATTAGGAGTTCCTGATGTTCCACAAGTAGAAGATGTTCCTCAAATTATTGTTCATCACCCAGATACAAAATTCAAATATGAAATTACTAACATATTTGAAAAAGAAATTACCGGTACTATTATCGGAAAAGGAACTCCTGATAATGCAGGAATATTTCTTATCCAAGATGGAACTCTTCCTTATATGAAAATTGGAGATAAGATTGAAGTTACATTTAATGAAGGTGTTGCAGATGATATTGAAAATGTTAAAGTAATTTATTCTTATCCAATTGAAGAACCTAAAACTGTTAAAACAGAAGATATGGTTAAAGCAGAAGACGGTTCTTGGGTTCCTAAATCATTTTACGAAGGGGAGTAATCTCTCCTTTTTTTGTTATTTTTTAATCCAAAAAAAAGAACTCCTAAGAGTCCATTAATTTATGATATTCAGTGTATACTTTATCCAATTCCTCTTCAATTTCTTTTCTTTCTGTTTCATCATCTTCAGTGCTTAGAATATGATTTAGTGCATCAATTCTCTTTTCCAATTTATCCAACTTTTCGTAAATACTCCCAATATATCCCATTATTTAATCCTCCTAACACCAATTTTAATATCATCTTCCTTCCAAGCTCTTGGATATCTTAATGAGTAATATTTTTCTGCTTCTTCATAAGAATCAAATTGTGCTGCTGCAATTGAATCATATTCTCCTAATTTACTTTTAAGATAATCAATGTAACCATCAGAATTAGCATCAGGACTATCAGTCCATGCTCTTTCAATTACCTTTTCTGTAACTTTTCTTTCAAATGAACAATAATATTTCTTATTCACAATATCATCTCCAATTAATTATTTATGATTTATTTCTATATTATTATTATAATCCCTAGAGAATCATATTTCAAACAAAAAAAAAGAAAAGAGATTAAACTCTTTTCCTTAATCCTAATGCAATCATTGTAGAAACAATTACCATTGCAAATTCTTGGAATAGAACCTCCATTAAATCATCTCCCTATTTATTTATCAATTTCATAATCTTATTATAATACAATTATAAAACATTGAAAATAGAAATAAAACATTTGATTTTAATGGAATTTAGATGAATAGAGATATTAGATTATTAATTTCATTTCCACCTGTGTAACAATTGATCTGACAAAAAAAAGAATCCATAAGGATTCTAATAATCACAAACTTCAAAATCAACAATTTTACCTTCATATAAAAGATTATTTACTTTTTTAATTGCATCTTCTAATTCCTCTATTGTTTGGAACCTATCCTCATGTCCTTCAAAATCTTCGTTGCTTTTAAATGTTCTAATCCAATAAAGCCATCGCATTATATTCTCTCCAATTCTTCTTTATGTTCTTTAATATATTTCTCTGCATGTATTACTGCTGCATTAACATCTTCTTCATTAATAACGTATTCATCTATTTTAAGATAATGCCTTGTGTCTCCAGGATATTTATCATATTTTAATAACAAGGATTGAAATTGAATAGTCCATGTATTTTCTGGAATATACCTATTAAGAATTATTCCATGCCCTTCATGAAGATAATCTTTACATACATACCAGAGATTTTCTCCACCTTCATCATAACATTCATTAAATTCCCAACGATAATATGTTTGCTCTTCTATTAAATCATCTAAACCTTCACGAAAATACAAAGCTCTTTTTAAATTTAATTCAACTTCTGCAATCATTTCTTTCATTTCTTTTAGTTGCTTTTCATTTAATTCTGTTAGGAATTCGTAAACCGTTAAATTTTGTGGAATATGAGTTGCTAAATTAAATATTTTCTTTTCCATAAATACTACCTCCTAATATAATTGTCTTCCAGCAGAGAAACCACATTTTTTACAATGATAACCCATATAACCTGATTCCGGACCACCATAATCATCACTTACAATATAGCGACCATTCCCATGATTTGTTGCTTCACATATTTTCATTTTTCTTTCTGCTTCAATATATTCATTTACTGCTTCAACAACATAAAATTTAGGAAGATTATATCTTTGCATATACTTTTGACTTAAATAATTAATTACTTCAACAACCAATCTATTACTTTGCATTTCATGATAAACTGACATATTTAAATCTTCTAATAACATCCAATCAATTTTTTCTTCTACCACTAAAATCATCTCCAATTAATTATTTATGATTTAATTTCATATTCTTATTATAATCCCATTAGAATCTTTTATCAAACAAAAAAAAGAAGAGTTTAAAACTCTTCTATAAATCTTGCAATTCTTTTTCATATGCTGCAAGTTCTTCCATTGCTTCTTTTCTACCACAATCACTACAAATTTCTGTTTCATTATCTTTTCTAGATAAAGCATTTGCTCCCTCTTCCAAAAGATCATTTTGTTTGCATACTGGGCATTTAGGCATTACTAAAACCTCCACTCTAATATTAACTGAAAAATCTTCTAAATCAATGCAAGTTGATTTTACTTGATGAACATTAAAACCATGTAATTGAAATATAGATTTTACTGCAGTAAATACCTTATCTAAATCTTCTTTATCTGCAAAATATATTCTCATTTCTTGGTCTTCATCATAATAACTTGAATAACCAACACCAAGATTATTTTCTAAATGCTCACGATAACCAGTTAAATTAATAACAATTTTTTCTACTCCATCGTTCATAACACCAATAATGTGAAAATCATCATTTCCAAGATATTCTTCTAATTCTAATAGCATCTTACCATTGAAAATTTTAATCTGCTCACTGGATTTTAAATCTCTCCATACTACAGATTGAATCTCCATATAATCATCTCTCTTTCATTAAGATATTTATATTATAATACAATTATAATACATATAAAAGAGATTTAAAACATTGGAATTTAAATCAATTTAGATGATATATGATAAGAAAATAAAAAGATAATTTACACCTGTGTTCCGATATTTTACTATAATTTCTAACATTATCTATTATGGATAAGATATGTTCCAAAATCGTTCCACTTTTGTAGACTTTTGTTAACATTTTAGTGTGAAATTTAATGATCTTTAATCTCTAGAAAAATAAACAAAAAAAAAGAAGAGTTTAAAACTCTTCTCCATTATTTTACTCTTACTAATTTAGTTTTTCTATTCCAACACTTTACACATACTCCATCCATTGATGCTTTTTGATTTTCCTGTTTACCACAATTACTGCAAATTATTTTATTCATAATGTGGTCGCTCCTTTGTCTCTGATTGTTTTGGTCTTTCTTCAATATATACATTAAGCTCTGTTCCACCTAATACGGAATAAATATTACCCTGTTTAATATGTGCATAATCTTTTTCAAGTTGTTCTTGCATTAATTCGGAATTTTTATTTCTTACTGGATAAGTTTCAAGACATCTTAATCTATTATACCACCATCCACCTTCTTCAGGACCACCGTATTCTCTTGTAATTTCATAGACATTAACATAAACTATTTCATCTTCTCCAATAAGAATTTCAATTTCTCCACGACCATGGCAAACCGAGCATTCAAAAAGAGAATCATTTGCAACATCTTCAACAGTACCATAGCCATCACAAGTTGTACATTCTTCATATTTACTTAACAACATTTAATATCCCTCTTTCTTTAATATTTGATAATCTTATTATAATACAATTATATAACTAATAAAAACAAAAAAAAGAAGAGTGTTATCTCTTCTAAATAAATCTATGTGGTTCGCAATGGAAGCAACCTCCATCGCCGCAACTTGAACAACTTTGTTCGTAACCATCAGAACTAGGGAAACAAGACTCTAACATATTCCCAATTGCTATTTTTGGATTAGAAGATTTCCTGTAAAATTCATAACCATCATGACAAGAATACCCATCTTCATGTTCCCATAAATCTATATATGGTTTGTTATCAACGAAAACATCATAGATGCCATCGAAGATTTCACTTTTTTCAATGTAAATTTCTTTTCCATTCCATTTCTTTAAATGAGCTTTACCGTCTTCTCCAAAAATAAGTGGATTATTTAAATCATTAATCCATTCATTAATTTCTATTGCTTCTGCCCAATCTTTTTCGTACTGTTCTTTTTCCCATTTAGCATCAATCCATCTCATAATTGGATTACCTTTTTGGCTCATTGGAAAAAGGATATTTTCATATGGTACATTACTATATATTTCTTTTTCAACTCTAAACTCAAAACCATCTACTGAGTAATAACCTTTTTCTAAGTTTTGAATCTCTTCTGGAGTTTCATTTAAAGAATAAGAAGTAACTCCACCAAATGAAACTGTTGGTTTTTCTAATTTAATTGGATTAAACATCATTATTTTACCTCCTTCTCATAAATTGTTTCTTCATTTACTGGACAAATAGAATCTTCAATTGAATAATTATATTGCCAATATTCTATTCCATTATATTCTAATTCCCAAACATCACCATTAAATCTTCCTTCAATAATAGAGTTTTCTGGAACAATTAAATTAAATCCATCTTTATGAAACAATTCAATTTCTTCAATAACTAACAATTTCATATAATCATCTCTTTCTTTTTTCTTTTATTATAATACAATTATAAGACATATAAAATAGATTTTAAACATTTAAATTTAAATCAATTTAGATGATATATCATTCATGAAATTAAATCTAATTTCCACCTGTGTTCCGATAGAATCACTCATATATGAAACATTGATCTTTTGGAGAAGAAATGTTCCACTATTGTTCCACTTTCGGAACACTTAGTGTAAACAATATATGATAATTCTAGATATGATATTTTTAAACAAAAAAAAGAAGATGATTACTCATCTCCATCTTCTCCATTAATTTCCTCTACCCAAATTTCATCGTATCCACCTTCTTCATCATATCCATCGCTACCAAATTTTTCTGTTAAATCATCATGTATAGATTGTAATTGTTCCCTAACTGCATTATTAAATTGTTCTTTTAAATCTTCATTATTATTTACAAATTCTTCTACTTCTGATTCGTCCATATCTTCTGGAACTTCAATTTCAATCCCTGCATCATAATAAATTTCTACAATCATATGTCCTCTACTACTAATACGAACTTTTTTCATTCCACTACCTCCAATTTTTCAATTTTAAATTCTTCTTCTTGTATTGTTATTTGTGAATTATCTTCATCATATTTTACTCCACCATATTGCAAATATTCCTCAATATCTTCTGTTCCTTCTGGAATTTCTACTTCCTCATCTATCCAATATATTTCCTCAACATATCTTCTAATTTCCAATTTAACTTTTACTTTCATATTATTCATCTCCTTCTACAAGAATTTCTTTTAATTCTTTTTCTAAATTCTCAAATTTAAACATTTCTCTTCCTTCCAAGAATGATTCCATTCTATTTACAAGATATAATTTCATTTGTTCTGATTCTCTATTTAAATCCACCATCTTTAAACTATCTGCTAAATTTCTTGCATCTTCATATAAATCCCTAAATTTTTCTACAAATCCTTCTAAATCCGCAATAATTTCAACTGCATCTATTTTTTTATTTGGATACTGACTCATATTACTCATCTCCTTCTTCTTCTTGTAACCAAACATCTAATCCAACTTTAACAAAGAATAATATTACTGCAAGAACTATAAACCATACTATATGTTCAATAAACCAATTTAAAAATCCAAAGAATCCACCGACAATTGGGAAAAATACAATAACTAGAAAAAATATTCCAATTCCTATTCCAGTATTCTTTCCTCCATAGAATGAACGATAACGACCCATTATTTAAAGATTCCCCAACATACTAACCAAGCTAAACTGCAAACTAGAATCGGATAAATTACTGTCCATTTTTCTTCTTTTTTAACTAAAATCTTTTTCAACTAAATCATCTCATTTCTATATAATTTTTTCATATATTTATTATATTACTATTATATAACAAAAAAAAGAAGATGTTTTAAACATCTTCTCTCCATTAATCTATTCTAATATATTATGCATTTTTAGAAAAGATTCTTGCGTTTCATCTAATTTATTTCCGGAGCGAAGAGAATCAATACAATCATTTAGTTTATCTGATACATCAATACACTCATCCAAAATATTATTGTATTCTGAATTATCTGTTACATATAATTCATTTCCATTTGGAAGAGTAAGAATTACTTCTTCAGGTGGATTTAATTCCATTGTATAAAGAAGATTGTCTACATATTCTATTGCGGATTCTTCTCCATCTAAATGGTCTGGTGGAAAATCTTTAAGTGTTCTTTCTAGTTTATCTCCCCATTGTAAGATCGTTACTTTGACATCTTCAATTTTCACATCACCTATAAACTTTTGAATTTTAATTAATTCTTCCACTTTATCCAATGTAGGTGCTGCATCCAAATACTGAGATTTTCTTTTCGGAACATTTACCATTCCAATCCCTCTTTCCATATATAATTTTTTATGAAGAAATTTCTTTCTTTCTTCATTTTCTATTATATAACTAAATGATTACAATTATCAATATATTTCATATTATTTTTTTATCCAGTCTTTTAAACATCCAATTTCCTTACAAGAATAATGATGTCCTTTTCTTATTTCAAATACACTTCTTGGTTTTATTTCTATTCCATAATTATTACTAAAATCCTCCGAAACAAAAATATCTAATTCTTTCATAGATACTGATTTATTTACATACTTTAAAATCAATTCTTTTATTATTTTTGCATGTTCTATTTTTATTTTACATTGTCTGTTTCCTTCTCCAGACATAATTTTCTTTTGTACTTCTGAATTTATTTTTCTTTGATGTTCTGGAATAATTTTACCTTTATGGAGTATACTCATTTTTCTTTTAAAATCTTCTCCATATACTCTATTTTGTCTACCTTTTTTTGCCCATTCTAAAAGTTTCTTTTTATATTCGGGATTTTTTACTCTATCCTTTGCCAATTTACTTAATAATTCTTTTTGTTCATCTGACATTACTTTTCCTTTATTTCCATGAATTTTCATTTTTATCACCCCTCTATTTATATTATATTTATATTATAATACATAGATAAAGAAAATAAAACAAAATAAAAAACCAGTGAATTATATCACTGGTTTGAATGTTTTCGTTTCTTCGCAATTCTCGCAATAGGCAGTTTGACTATCAATTTCCGATGGAAGACATTCACTTCCACAATCAGGACAGATATGTTCAACATAACCATTCTCCTCAAATTCTTGGAATAGTTCCAAAATGTCTTTATCTGGAAATTTCTTTTGATTTTTCATAGGCAATTAAAATCACTCCCATTTCGTTTTCGTATTCTTTTAACTTTTGAATTTGGATTGCGGATAAAGAAGCAATTTTTGCACTTTTATTTGTAGCTTTACGTATTTTCTTAACAATTCTACTTGACATTATTTTTCACTCCTATACCAATCTTCAACATAATTCTCTTTTTTACGATTATAACTAGCATCATATTTAGATTCATCGTAAACATGACCTAATGCTTCACCTATTCTATCGAAAACAACGCCACCAATTTGTTTAACTCCATTAACTTCTTTAATAGAACCATCTGGATTAAATTGGGTAATTAAGACACGAAACATAGTTTTTTCTCCTTGATGCAGTGCCACAATATCAACCTCTTTCTTTATTTAGAATAAGATAATTATATTACAGAATAGATACAAATTCAATTATAATTTAATTCCACCCGATTCCATCATAATATCTGCAATTTCATCAACTAAATCATCAGGAACAGCAATACCTTTACCTGGTTTCCATTCACCAGATTTAGTATCTAAATACCATTTTCTAACATCAACATATTCATTTTTACTTTTACTTACTTTCTTAATGACAATTTTGTTTTTGTCATTAATTTCTACTTCCTTAACCAATTTCTCTTTATCCCAAAACTCTGCCATGAATTTATCCCTTCTTTCTTTTATTTATCTATTATTATTATAATACAATTATAATCCATATAAAAACATATTTGAAACTTAAAAAAAAGAGGGTGTTAAACCCTCAATGTATCGTTCATATAAAATTTGCGATTATAAATCTTGAAGTAATAGTCTTCTTTTTTTGGGTCATAGTACACTTTATATTGTCTAGGTTTTTTATTACCAACATACTCTTTTGAATCTTTTAAAGCGGAACCTGCTCTAGCTTTAATGTTTTCATCACTTGCATCAAAAACTTCTACAATAAGAGGATAACTAACAGAATTAATTGCTTTAACTTCCATTATTCATACACCTCCACTATGATTTTATAATTTTTATCTTGTAACCAAGTATTTTCTGCTCCAAGTATTTCTTCTCCATAAGATTTAAAGTCAAAGTAACCAAGCAATTCATTATTTTTTAGTGATGTATACCATATCCATTCACTCTGCTCTAAATATTCATATGCAACTTGACCCATATCTACTACGCCTCTGTAAACCTTAAAACAATCCCCTTCATAATACGTTACTACATCATCACAATCATAATTACAATGTTCTAACATAAGATTTAATACTGCAAGATTTTCATCTGTATATTGAAAATCGTTTGCTTGAAGTAACATTTGATTAAAATCGTGAAGATTACATTTATAAAAATTGTTATTAGGAAACATTGTAATACCGTTTTCTTTAACCCCAGTTATATAAGTACATTCCCAATCTTTTCCTTCTGTAAAATCTGAAATTGCAGAACTTAAATCTCCATTTGGAATAGGAATCCAAGTAATCTCTCCAGTGGAAATAATTTCAATTCCGGCTTTAAGCATTTTGTTCAGCCTCCTCTTCTTTAATTTCAGGCTTTGGTAATTCTAAACCTTTAGGAAGTAAATCTGGATTAGGATTAGTTCCATCATTATATTGTTCAATTGCCATATCAACCAAAATTTCTAATAATTCTGCTGCACTATAACCACCAAGAACTTCTCTAACTCTTGCAAATTTAATAGTTTTTTCTCCAGTTAATCTTACTTGGTGATTGAATAACTCCTCACCTTTTTTATTAGCGCCTTTTTTAGGAATATTTAAATTCATTTTAGCATACCTCCAATAATTTTTCTAACTTTTTAATTTCAATACGATAATCAATAACTGCATTTCTTAATTCTGATGGATTGGAATGACCTCTCCTTAATAAAGATTGATACTTAGAAATTTTTTCTTGATACTCAAAGATTTTTACTTGAATCTCTGATTTTTTCATTTCTATAAATCATCTCTCTTTCTTTTTGATATTCTTATTATATAACCAAATGAATCAAATTAAAATCATTTATTTAATTTCTTTTTTCTTCTATTATATAAGAAGAAATTGATTCTAAAATTTAAGGTTTCAACATTGTTATTTAAATGAAATTAGATTTATAATGATTCATCTTTCAATATTTAATTTCCACTGGTGTTCCAATATAAGACCTAGATATTTAAATATGGAGACATTATATAAATATGTTTGATTATTGTTCCACTATTGTAACACTAAGTGTAACAAATTGGGTAGAAATTATTGATCTTAAATCATCTATATAATAAGAAGAAAATGAAACTCTAGAAATTCCTAGCTACATACTATGATATAATTATTATGAGGTGATAATTGTGAAAGATAATACAAAATATATTGCTAAAGTTGGAAATATGTATGTTAGTGCAATATATCCAAGTGCATATAAACTAAGCTTATCCAAAGATATAAATGATGCATGCAGTATTGGATTAGGAGATGTTTGTAAGTGGTTGGAAGAAGAAGTAAATGCAAAAATTATCCAAGTTACAACTACTTACAAAGAGGTGTAAGTATGGATATTACTAAACTTATCCATAAAGAAATTGCAGAATTAAGGAAACAAAACATTCCACCTAAATATCTTTCCGTCAATACAAAAGGTATAACAGAACTTTACCTAGAAATGAGTTACCAAATTCCAGAAGCATGTTTTGGGTTAACAGTACTGTATAATCCACAACAAACAACTATGGTACGCATTTTAGGAGACAAGCCTTCCACAGATTTCCTTTGCAGGAAAGAACGATACATTTAACAATTGCACTTGCATGCACGGGTGGGTAGATATACACTAACGCGTTGCAAAAAGTACCTCAGCAGTTTTACCCGGAAGTCGTCGTGGGCGGCAAACACGTTGCAAATTTTGACTCGACAGTTTTACCCAAAAAGGAGTGATGGAAATGAGTACTTATAAAAAATTGATTGACCCAAAAGAAGAGCAAGTAAATGAAATTTTACAGCAAGGGTATGAGCTTCATAGTGTATCAGTAGTAAAAAGAGGTGAAACACATTTGTGGTATCATTTTATTAAACCTAAACAATATTATGTAAATGTAGACTATGCAAATGATTCCGCTGTAGATTGTAGTCCTAAACCTTATGGTTATTCGGATTCAATTTAAATATCCTTCTGTTTATTTTAAATTAATCTAATATAAGATATCGAGAAGATAATTTAAAATCCAATAGGGTTACTCTAGGGACTCCAGAATCATGACTGGAGTCTCTTTTCATATTTAATTTTCTGAATTAAAATCCAAATCCAAAATGAAAACTAAATCTGAAATAGCAACTGTAATTTAAAAAGACAAAATAAAACCCGGATTCAAAACTGAACCCGGGATTGAAAATCTAAATTTAAAATGCTTATTCCCATTCGCCTGTTATAGCATTTTGTAATTCAAAATATACATCTAAATCGCCATCATCATCTGTTACAGTGGCACGATAATTATTTCTAATTGGTGCACCAAATGCATTAGTACTTTCTACATAACCATGTACAATATAAACTCCATCTTCTTTTTCATTTATAGTAGTATCACTACTTCCACTAAATTCTGCTCCACTTGGATTATATAAGTTAGGTTGAATAGCATCTTCTACAGCAATTCTTATTTCTGAATCAGATGGCCCACTAGTCATCATATTACATGAACCTATAATAATAAGCACTATTACTATTAAAAATATTAATCCACCGGTTTTAGGTTTATTAACTTCTGTATTCATACTACACTCTCCCTTTTTATTTCTTTATTTAAATCGGCATTTTCTGAACCTCTTGAAAATAACTCAAGATACTCTTCAGCTAATTTTTCTTCTTCTTTCATGTCCACTAGAGGGGCCACCCTATCCAAATATCTTTGAAGAATTTCTTTAATCATTCTAACCCATCTCCCTTAATTTAATATTTATTTCTTAATCTTATTATATTACCATTAGAAACATTTTCAAAACAAATATTAAAATTATTTTTAAACAAAAAAAATGGGACTCACCTAGTGTGAATCCCCAAAGTCCGAACATATTGAGAGATGATTTATGCTTAACAAAGATTAAAATTAATCTTTATTAATCATATTATTATTATAATACTATGATAGAAAATTATCAAATATTTTATAAAAGAATATTTTACAAAAAATATTAAATGATAATAAAAAAGGAGGTGTTACAATTGGAAGATAATTACAGAGATATAGGACTAAATTCCTACGGTAATAAATGTGAAATTTGTGGATTCTCTTTAGTAGAAGTGCATCATGTAGATTATAACAAACACACTTATTATGAAAATACTTTACGTAAAATGGTAAAACAGAAACAAGATATTACACAATTTCTGGAAGAAGCAAAACGAAATGGATTTTTATTTTGGGATGGACATGACTTATCCAAAGATAGCAGGTCTACTAATTTATCTGTTCTTTGCCCTAATCATCATACTATGACTCATACAGCAGACCTTGGATTAGCACTTTTAAAATTAATTCCTGAACGCAAATAAAGAGGGCATTAGCCCTCTTTTTATCCATATACTACTTCTCCAAATAGAGCATATTGAATTATGCAATCCATTGTTGTAGCATCGCCGTTATCTATATCACAATCCCAATCACGATTTTTAGTATTTAAATTAATTCCTTTAATTAATTTTTCTAATGTTAAAACCCATTCACTGCAATCTTCTTCTTCATCTTCTGCATCTTCAAATTTTACTTCTCTACCTTCAAGAAGCATTTTTGTTACCCATTCAGAAGTAAAATTATTATCTGGCTTATCTTCCCAACCTGGAGTAGATGTATCTAATCTTGCCCAATAACCAATGCCACCTTCTAAGGCAGTACTAATGATAGCATCTACATCACTTTCTGTAAGTGGCTTTTCATATGCACCGACAATTTTCTTATCGCTAAATTCAATAAATTCCATTTCGCTCATATCCCCAAAAACCCTCCCATATAAAAGAATAGTACACCTAAAATAATAACCAAAATACCAAAAACTACAATAGCTATATTTGCCAACCAATCTAACATATTACCCTCCGACGTTTTCTTCAATAGTTACTGTATCTAAATGTTCCATTAAAGCTTCTTGAAGTAGACAATCCTTTTCAATATCTTCTCCAAGAAATATTAGATTATAATGTTCTTCATCTGCTATACCATTAACATACATATAATCCGGATATAATGCCATAATTTTTAAAAACTTTTCTTTTTCATCTTTATTTATTGTTATGTTGAAAGCCATGTTGTATTCCCTCCTTATAGAAAAGAGGCTAGACTTTCGCCTAACCCCTCTTTCATATTAAGCTGTTTGTTCTGCTTCTTTCTTTTCTTTTGCTTCTTTTTCAGCCTTTTCTTTAACAGCCTTTTCTTCTTTCTTCTTTTGCTCTTCAGCTTTTTTAGCGGACTTAGCATCTTGAATTTTCAAATAGTTTTTAGCTTCTGTTACTGTGAATAATTCAACAACATCTTTATCTCGGCCAGGTTTATGAAGTTCAACTCTTACATAATCATGTTCAACCTCTTCACCATTTTCATGAACGGCCTTGAATTTATCAGTATTTAAACCGGTTGCTGCTGCCATTGTTAATACGTATTTACCGTCGTTCATTTTGGCAATTTTATCAACATCTAGGAAATTACCTTTGGCATCTTGTGGGAAGATTACTCCTGGAGCTAATTTCATAATATAATCGCCAGCTTCAGTTTTTTCAATTCTTCCTTGTGGAGCAGCCAAGCGACCTTTTTTGATTTCCCGTTGAACAATATTTTTATCAGCAAGGTTTAAAGCCTTTTCTTTCTTTTCAGGTTTAGTTTCACCTTCAGGAGATGCATCTTCTTTCTTATTACCAGGTTTAGGACCTCTTTTAGATTTTTGCTCTTTATTTTCCTTTTCTTCTTTTTTAACTTTCTCAGCGACTAATTCTTCCATATCATTTTGGATTTCTTCACCATCAAGTTCCATTTCCATTTCGCTGCCATCAAGTTCCATTTCCATTTCTTTTTCTTCTTCAACCGGAGCAACTACCTCAGTATTTTTAATTTCTTCCATTTTAACTTCCTCCTCAATTTTATTTTCAACCGGTGCAGCAAATAAATCCTTTTCGATTTCTTTATTAGCATTTTTCTTTGCCATTATAAATTCCTCCTTAGAATTAAAACTTATTATTTTTTCTTATCTGATAATATTATATCACCAAATCGGCCATCTTAATACACTTATTTCATATTTCTTGAAAATTTTGTTTTAACTTATTTAATCTTTCAACATAATTTTTATTACCTTCAAACTTAACACTTTCTAAATAGGGTTCATCAAATGTAAGTATAGTACATAAAGCGTTATAACCTTCTTCTGTAGCATCACATTGTTTTACTTCACCAGTTTTATGATTAATCATGCGGATAAAATCATATTCTGGTGTGTAATTTAATTCTTCCCTAACTAATTTCATAAACTCTAAAAATTCATTACCACTATTAGGCGCCCATCTAAAATCATAAAGCAACCGAGTATCTTCTTTATCCAAGAATTTTTTTAATTCTTTCTTCAAGATTATCACCTCTCTTTCTCTTATTTCTATAATCTTATTATATTACAAAGAGAAACTGAAGTAAAAACAATTTGTTTAAAATTTTTATCTATCCATATTTGTTCCATAAATATCTTTTAAATCATCTGCATCTAAATGAGTATAAATTTGCTCTGTCATTCTAGTACTGCTATGGCCTAGCATTTGTGAAACACCTTTCATGTTTCCAGTTTTCTTTATCATGTGAGTAGCAAATGAATGTCTTAAATCATGCGGTGAACAAGGAAAATGTTTTGTAACAATATTATAAATACTTCTCTCTCCTAATCTTTCAGCACGATTATTTAAAAATAATGGACCAGATTTTCTAGCACCAATATGGGCTTTAATCCATTTTAATGCAGTCTTACTAATTGGAATTACTCTTGTCTTACCACCACGTTTACCTTTACCTTTTAATATTGTAATTAATCCATTTTCAAAATTAATATGTTCAATATTTAAATTGGATAATTCTCCTTCGCGGATTCCTGTAGAATAAAGAGTTTCTAATAATGCTCTATCCCTTACATCATCTACCTTATCCAAGAAAGCAAATACTTGTTTTTGAGATAAAACATTTTTTTGTTCTTTTTCCTCTTCCTCAATTAAATTAATCTTTTCTGCAATATTTCTATCAATTATTTCTTCGTCAAATAGGAAATGGAAATAAGAACGTAATGCAGATAGTTTAGCATTAATTGTAGTTCTAGCAAACTTTTTAGTTTCAATTAAATAAGAAACATACTTATTATTAATTGTTGGAGCAGTAACATTAAATCTTCCTTCGCTAAACTCAAAAAAATCTCTCAAGTGAATTGGATAATTTGTTAATGTGTATTTACTAGCTAATTTAATATTTTTCATATGTTTTAGATATTCATCTAAGTATGGTACTTCAATCATAATTTCCACTCCCACCCTTTTCTTTTTGTTTTATGTTCTAATATTTTTTTCCACGCAATTTGATGTGCTCTAATTACAAATATATTTTTTTCCCTAAAACCTTTTCTTAATCCATCTTGTAACCATTGCGGCATTTTATTTCCTCCTTAAATTTATTTCTTCATATAATGATTTCATAATCTTATTATATAACATTATAATACAAAAAAAAGAAGATTTCTTAAAAAATAGAAATCTTCTGTCCATTAATATTTTTCCATACTTCTCCAGATATTCCATTTTCTTTTAAAGTTCTATAATCACTAAAGAAATACTGTATATGTTCTATTTTCTGCCTCTTTTTAAATTCCTTAATTAATTCTCTTGCTTTAAAATCAGAATATGCAACTATTAATATATATGGAAATACTTTAACAGCTTTAGGCTGCCATGATTCTTTCTTCCATTCTCCAGATAGGAAATAATTCTCATAATTATCTAGTGTCTTCTTGGCAACATAGACAGCCTTTCTTTCTGAGTTTTCAATCTCCACCCAACATATCCTAGCTCTATTTCCTTGAAAACGATAATAAATTAAAAATGCATCAGGTTCTACAATTTTTATATTGTCTTTTTTATCTACAAACTTTAATTGCTTTTGAACTCTATATACAATTTTTCTTTTTTCTTCTATTATATTATATTCATTTTGAATCAAACCCTTTATCTTCATATCGTTTATTATATGGACGTAGAAATTGAGGATATTAATTGAGTGATTCAATTTATCTCCAGAATTATACATCTTTGGTTCGTATCCAAAATGCCTTCTAAAGTATTTGGCACCATCATTTGTAAGTTTATATCCATCTGTTTTTCTTTTACCGCGGTCAACTCTTTTTAATAACCTTAATTCTTTTTCCAATTTAGATAATGTTCTATTTGCAGATATAAAAGAATATTTATTGCGATATATTAATTCTTCTACTTGTTCTCTAATAACAATACCAAAATGGCCTGCTAACCAAACAATGCCATCAAAATTCGGGTTCATATGGCAAACCGCCTTCAGGTAATATTATTTCACCAGTTGGGATTGTATCATCTTTATCTATTGTTTTTACTTCTTTTATTTTATTTATTTCTGCAATTAGTTTATATCTATAAGGTGCAAAGTGTAATGATGCAAACTTTAATTTGTGTACATATTCCCAATCATAATCTCCTCTAAATTTTGGAGTAGGTGCAATATAAGGCTTTCTTTCCTTTCCAGTTTTATGCTCATCTTGAATGCAATGGAAGAAAGGCATTTTTACTATTTCATCCTCCTCCAAAAATGTTCTATATTCTCTAACTACATATTTTATATCTGCTTGAGCTGGAGCATGGATAAATTTAAATTGACACATTGATATTGCGGATTGAATTTCTTTTTGTGGAGTTTGGTCTCTATATTGATTTGCTAACAATACACATACATGCTTTTTTCTCATTTGAGATATTATAGTTGCTATATGTTTATTGGCATATTCATGAAATTCATCCATAGCTAATGCAAAGTATGGGCTCTCTTTTTCATTATCTTCTTTTCTTTTTGCTGCGCATTTTGCTATTGTAGAGATTAACATTGCTGCCAATAAATTACCGTTATTGGATAAGTGATTATTATCTAAATTTGCAATAATAATTTTCTTTTGATTCATTGCCTCTAAAATATTTATACCATCTTTCTGGCATAGAAACAACATTACATTTTCAGAAGATAATGGATTAGAAAGTTTATCTACTGCAGTAGTTGCTTTTAAAGCCTCAAAAAAATCACTAATTATCTCATTATCTACTTTATCCTTAATATATTCCCTAAATATTGGGTCTTTTAACATTTTATAAACATCCATTAAAGTTGGATTATTATACTCTGGAACGCTTTCTTCTGCTATTAAAACTGCCTTTGTTGCAAATCTTATACAATTAGCAATTTTATCTCCCCATGCTCTAGGATACATTTTGCTGAATACATCTACAACATCTTCTGCTATTTTATCTATTTCTCCTGGCTCATCAGAGTGCCTTTGTAATACATTAATACCATATACTTTTCCCATCCAAGGTGCAATATAAATTACATCTTTCCAACGATTCGGCGGTATAGATTGTAGGATAATATCAGCAGTGCCGTGAGTATCAATGTAAATTCCTCCCCAACCTTTTTTGACAAATGAATTTACAAATATACGTCTAAGCTTATTAGATTTACCAGAGCCCATAGCTCCACTAATCCAAACATGCTTTGTTAAATCTTTTGCTGGATAAATATCTGGCATTATATAATCTAAATACTCCCAGTAAAATTTTTGCCTTAAAATATTTTTAGAAAGGGAAACAGCGGTTAGTGAAGATGCCGCTGCTCCAATATACTTCCATGACTTTCCAAAAACTTCTTTACCTTCATCCCAACCCTCTAATGCTGCATCAACTAAGATGTCAAACAAATCCATTTGTATACCCCTCTCACATAAAATCTTTTACAGCTTCTTTTACTACTTCATTTATCTGTTTTATAGCATAAATTCCTAAACCGCATTTAGTTGCTAATCCAACATATGTTGCTGTACTTTCCTTTCCCATTTCCTCTAGAATTTTTTCAACGATAGAAGAAAATAGAACCACTCCGGATACTAAGATGATTTCACCAAACATGTTGTTTACCTCCATGATTCAATTTTTTTGTCATCGTCTTCCTTTTGCTGATATCCTTTAACAAATCCCCATTGATAACCTTGATAAATTCCGGCTGCAAAGCCTAAAACAGAAATTATAAAGCTAATCATAATAAGCCTCCTAAAGCAAATCTGTGACGTCTATTTCCCTAAAGGCTTTTTTTAGTGTTTTTAATATTATGCCATAACTATTAATTTTTCCTACATCAAAGTATTTAATATGTTCTACAATCTTCATTGCATTTTCTTTGTTTTTATTTTTAATAGCGGATTTTACAAGGGGCCATAATTCATCTGAGCCCCTCAATTGTGGAAAATTGGAGTTTTGGAATAATTTTGCATTAGGGTTAAATTTGGGGATTAGTGCCTCATATTGGTAGTCTCCAGGTGATAACTTCCGGTTCTTCGCCATCTCTTTCGATGCCGTCTTTACTATTGTCCTTAGAATCCTGAACATTATGCTTCCACTCCTCTAATGGAGTATAATTTGTATCTTTTAATAATTGTTCCATTTCAGATTCAATTGGCTGTTTTTCTTTTTTCTTCATTAATATATATAGAAAGAATTTAATTTGCATTCTCTTTTACCTCTGGAAAGAATTTAGTCCATTTAATAGTTCTCTCTTTATGTGTTCTTTTCCAATAAATCTTATGGCAAATGTAGCATCCGATAATAATTGTTTTAATCATTATGGCCTCAACACTCCTTCTTTAAAAATATCCCATAGAATTTCTAAACCATCATTATCAAATAATGCAACAGCTTTATCTTTCATAACCCAGATTGTTGTATCGCCATTAGTAACGCTTTTGAAATTGAGATTTAGGTACTTTAACAATTTTTTCATATACCAAACTCTCATGGCTTAATTACCTCCATTACTATTTCTTTAAGTGTGCTTAAATAATCATCTAAATCTTCCATAATATCTGCCATTTCTTCATGGCTGCTAACACCTTCCATTTTTTCTAATTTACCGCCAATACGTTTAAATAAAAATTCTGCCATTTTACCATAAGGCATAATCATCTCTCCTCTTGATGTTAAAATATAAACTCTGCAATTTCGGATAATACTTTAAGAGGGTCAGCTGCTACAACTTTATGAATTTGTTTTGGGATTTCTAATAGAGCTTGATGGACTGTGCCATCTCTCAATAATGCAGTGTTTTCTGGATTAGATAAATAGGTGCGAAGGGATACGAGTTCTTTGAGGGATGTTGTTCCTTTGACTATTGCAATTAAATCATCTGCTCTGGATAGGCTGCCCCACATTAGAATAACACTTCCTTTAAAATATGAAATGCGCCTTTTCCAATAGTTACTGCAAATTCTGTAGTATCAACTGTAATTGGATTGCCAAAATCTGGAGATTCTTTCACAACTTTAATACCCATTTGGAGAAGCTTTCTAGCTGCAAAACCCATTTGTTATTCATCTCCCTTAATTATAGTTATCTTTTTATTCTTATTAACTGATGGCTGAATCTTTTTCTCTTTTCTTATGTCCATCTCATTATCCATAATTTCACGAATAATCTCTTTTAATTCGACTTTCTTCATTAGATTTTCATCATTCAATAGAAAGAACTGTTTTAATATAATTTTAATATTTCCTGCCCTATTTTTTGGATTTAATTTATTAAATAATGTTTTTTCTTCATCCTTATCCAAATTAAATCTAACATTTACAAATTGATAATTACTCATCTTATTTCTCCTTTCTTCATATAATTTATTTAATTTTCTTAATATTATTATATTACCATGATAAACAAAATAGAAACATTTGTTTAACACTTATATAAATTTTTCTAAAAATAGAAAATTTTGAGGGGTAATAACATTTTAACTATCGAGATATAATATAAAAGAATCAAATAGAGATTTATTTTAAATCCCTAAATGATTCCCATTAAATTAGAAGGAGTGATTTATATATGGCAAATCGTCGTTCTAACAAATTAGTGGTTCCTGGTGTATCTGATGCTTTAAATCAAATGAAACTTGAGATTGCAGCAGAATTAGGAATTCAAGACTACGATAACATAGATAAAGGCGCACTTCCATCTAGAATTAATGGTATGGTTGGTGGAGCAATGACTAAGCGACTTATTGAAATGGCCCAACAACAACTCGCTGGTCAAGCTACTAACCAAACAAATTTGAACTTCCAAGAGTATTCTCAGGAAGCTCAGAATGATTTAAACGATGCTTTACAGAACAACCTTCAGCATTAAACATTGTAATCACCACAAAAAGAAAGAGAGCCGTAATGGCTCTCTTTTATATTCTTATTTGCTTGTTTGAAGGTCAATATCTGGAATAATTTCTTCTGGGCGGAATAACACTTTGTAATGGTAGGCATCTTCATACTTAGCATCTGTCTGTTCTGCAAAGTAGGTTACATTATCAGCTAATCCAAGATAATGCTTCTTGTATTGACTTTCTCCAACTTTACAAGTAACAGTTAATTTCTTTACACTATCAGTATTAAGTGAACATAGACCTTCGACAGTAAACATGTATTTATCTGTAATTGCATTGTAGAATATAATTCTTCTTTGTACTTGAAAAGAATCTGCCGATTTTGATAAGTTTTCAGAAACCGTATCAGCTTCAGAAGTACAGCCCACCATAGAAATAATGGACATAACACCTAAAATAAATAATGCAATTTTCTTTTTCATTAATTTACCAACTCCCCAAACCAATCTTTATCTCCAGTCATTAATGCTAAATCAATTAAATGTCTTTTATCTTCAATGTGATGCATAATTAAGTTTTCTTTTTCTTTTAAAACTTGATAGCTATAGGTATTAGTAGAAACTCTACCATATTCTTTATATTCCGTTAAATATTTCTTTTTCTTGTCCCAATAGCCTATGCAAAACATGCTCAATTCTGTCTGGCCAAGTATTCTAGTTACATAACCTTTATAAAAAAAACCTGTATTTTCTTTTAAATAAATCCAATCACCAATTTTTATGCCATTAGTTGTTTTGATTACTTGACCTTTTTCCATTATCCTTTCACCTCTTATTTTTGGCAACTAGAGCACCAATATGTCATTCTATCCTTAATTTTTTCTTTTGTCATAGGTGTATTACAACGTTTGCATTCTAGTTGTTTATATGCTTTTAAGAAATGCTGATTATTACCTTTTTGGTTTTTAGCATTTCTATAATCTCGGAATGTAGTTCCATTATTTTTAATTGCTCTTTCTAATACTTTTTTAGTAGCATAAAATATATGCTCAATTTGCTTATCTGTTAATTCATGGATAAGTTTATGTGGGCTTATAAATGCCTCATAGCATATTTCTGAAGCATAAATATTTCCTACTCCAGCAATGTATTTTTGATTCATTAGCTGGTCTTTTAAAATCTTATTGCGATATTTAGGCTGCTTTGTTAGCATAATAAATGTTTCTGCATTTATATCAAATATTTCTGGTCCAACATGGGAGTGAATATATTTCATGCAATCTTCATAACTCATATGCCATGTATTACCAAAGTAGCGGAAATCAACATATCTTAATTGCTTTCCATTAGTTAAATGAATAAACCAAGAACAATGCTTAGGCATTTCATACTTTCCATCGTCTATAATTAATTTTCCTGCCATGCCTAAATGAACTATCATAGCATATTTACTAAATTTAATTACAATATATTTTCCATAAGCATTAATGCTTTCAATAACAATGTCTTTACCAGCCATATTATAGAATGGAGTTTTAAAAACTCTATCATCTAATAGCTTATTAAATGACACTGATTGTCCAACTACTTCTTTTAAATCTTTTACTGTCGTCAGAACTTCCGGTCCTTCAGGCATTACATTTCCTCATTTCTTTAATAATTCTATTAGTACATCTATTTTACCATTTGCTGCCTTTATATGGGTATCTTTATTATTAGAAGCATAGCAAGTATATGCAGATTTTAAATCATTTTTTATTCCTAGCATTATATTTAGCAGTTTTTGATTGTCCATCCTCATTCTCCTTTGGGTCTTTAATAAATACCCAATAGTGGCATAATGGTAATAAAACGAAAAATAAAATTGTTAATTGAATACTAATCCATAAATTCATATTTAAAACTCCCTTTTATTTTTCATTATATCACACATTAGCCACTATTGATACATAATTTCAAATATTTTACTTTTCGTAAATATATTTACACTTTAAGCAATCTTTATCCATTTTAGTTTTGGAGAAGGGGCATTTCCCAGCAGAACAGCCGTATTTAATTTTAGCATATTCAAAATCTTCTTCCGGAAGAATTAATCTAATACCGCATTTACAAATATAAACATGTTTGATAGGATTATTTTTCATTACCCTATTTCGATAATAACTTAGGATAATTCCACCTAATTTTTGATAGAATTTAAATTGCTGATTTTCACATTCAGGACATTTAATTGGTTCTTTTGTATTCTTATTGACTAATTTTACTGTTTTAATTTGGGGTGAAGAGTAATAGAAATTCTTCGCCCTTTTTCTTGCAGCTTCTTCAATCATATCAGGTTTGTTAACCATTTTCATCGCTCCCCAATAAATTGACACTTAAGGCAATTTTTATCCATTTTAGATTTGCTTTCAGGACAAGATTTAGTTGTACAAAAGAATTTAATTTTATGTGTTGCTTCAATTTCAAAATCGCCAATGGCTAGATAACCGCATTCGCACATATATAAATCTTCCTTGTACTTTTTAAATTTATCTCGTTTATTACATGTAATATTACCACATGTGATATTTTTTAATGTGAGATTTGGGCGGCCTATTAATACTTTTCTATCATACGAATTGCTTTTTATTAATTGTATCATTTACTCACCCTTTCTGATTTTCGTATTGGCAGTCTTCAGGAAGTTTATCATCTCTAAATCGCTTAAATACTGGTTGACGAATTGCTTTATCTTTAGTGCGTTCCATTCCGTCGACTTCGATTACTTTTCCAATATATAATTCCTTATTATTAGAAAGTTCTGCTCTTAATTCTTTCGTCATACCTGAGCATGTTCCTCTTGACCTTAAAATTCCATCTTCATATTCTCCAAAGATAATGCCGCCAATCCAACCTTTATACCAGTATTCAGTTACTGGAGTGGAATTATCAAGCATTCTGCCAATTGTAGGGTTTACTCTATGGCCATCTTTATCTACCCAATATTCATGCGTGTCTAAATGCTCTCCAGTATAATAATAAGAAGGTTCATCAAACCCCATTACAACAAAATCACCATTAAATTCTCTCTTAACCTTAATCCAAGCATTCTTGAGAGGGGATTGGCATTTTTCAGTTGACAGACGATATTTGGAATTAATATCTTTTGCAACAAAACCTTCTCCACCATTAGCAACTAATTCTTCAAATTGTTGGATAAGTTCTTCTTTAGAACCTGTTACAGTTTTTACTAGATGGATAAATGGAATATCTTTAAAATATGTTTGAAATGCATTTATTAGGAAAATCATTCTTTCTCTTAATGGCTTATCTACAAGAAATTGGCCTTTATATGCAATTATATCAAATATATAAACTTCAATTAATCCCCAATCTTCTTGTCTTTGAATAGCTTTTTCAGGAAGACAACCCATAATCTTTCTAACACCATCTTGAAAGCCTCTATTATGAATGAATTCACAATCAATAATTGTACCTTCAAGTTCTGGAATATTTAAATCTTTAATATGAGGAACATTATCCGTTTTATCTACAGGAAATCCAGTATCAGCGCCTTTACTTCTTGATGTATTAATAACTTTATCTTTAGTAAAATATAATAGTCTTCTGTCACCATCTTCTTTTACCTGAAATTGATAATTTTTATTATCCCAAGGAATTTTATCTGCCTCAACACCCTTGGCTCTCTGTGGATATATTTTTCCTACTAATTCATGAAATATCATCTACAACATCTCTCCATTTCTTATTTATCTATAATCTTTTTCATATTCTTATTATATAACATAATATCACATAAAAAATAAAAAGTTTCTTATATATAAAGAAAAAAGGTGAAGATATCTCCACCTCTTTTATTATAATTAAATTGATTGTAATGCAGCATCCATTTGTTCATCATAGGATTTATGCATTTCAAAATATACATTTGTTGCATTTTCTGGAATAGACTTAAAGAATTCATCTACTTTAGTTTTCGCTTCTTCTAATGTAAGATTTCGATAACTCTTTCTAGTAGATTTTTCTGATGTTGTATTATCATCAGTTTTTGTTGTTTCACTAAGATTAGTATAAATATCAAACTTCATTATTTCACCGCCAAAACTAGTTTAGTATATTTTTTATTTTTAGCGGTAATTAAAGAGAATTTCATTTGTGTAAATTCTCCATTATATCTAGGTTGAAATGGTACCTTAAGAGATTTTGCCATAGCTTTACGTTCTTGACGGCTTCTCATTTTCCCTAGTGGAGAAGACCCAATACCTTGTTTCATTATATTATATTTTTCTGCTAGCCTTTTTAAAGCTCTTGCAGATTTACCAGTTGTTAATACTACTTCAAATACTTTTTTCTTTTCAGACATTATTCATCAGCCTTTCCAATAAGTTTTTTAAGTGTTTTAATCTGTTCAATATTAGCATCAATAGCAGTATAACCATGTTCAAGGTGGTTATTTACTTCTGCTTCTAATTCTAACAGCTCTTTTCGTTTCTCTTCCAATAAGGAAGAAGATTTATGCAGCATTTTTTCAATCTTTGCATTATATTTCTCAAGTTTTGCAATCATCTTTTGAAATACTGCAAAGACTTTATTTGTTTTCTTTTGAATCTTAGCAATTTTCTTTTCCAAATTCCTCACTTCCCATAATGTAATTTTTTAGTAGTCCGGAAATTTACCGGATTAAAATCATTAGCTTCGTATGCCTCTTTAATGAGTCGAACACCGGCATAGTATAATACCATTGTATCATTCATAGCTCGGTGATGATTTTCATTTACAATACCAAATTTCTTAGCAAGAGTTTCTAACTTATGATTTCGCCAGAATGGATATAATTCTCTAGCAAGAGAAACAGTATCAATAAAATTATGGATAATATTTTTACCTAAAGTAAGAGTAGAACCATAATTAATAAATTTAATGTCAAATGGAGCATTATGAGCGCAAAAGATAATTTCATCTCCTACTCCAATATCTTTATTCCACCATTCTTGGATAAGAGCATATGCTTCATCATATTTAGGTTCATCCGCAATCATTTCTTCTGTAATACCAGTAAGTTCTGTAATTTTAGCAGAGATTACTCGCTCTGGATTAATTAACATTTGGAATTTATCAATGATGTTAAATTCATGGTCTGTTTTTACCAATGCAATTTCTGTCATACGTTCTGTTTGCTCACTCAATCCAGTTGTTTCAACATCACCAAAAATATAATACTTAGCCATTAATATTCCCACTTTCCATTGTAGTTTCATCTGGAGTATCAAATAGAATTCGTTTATTTCTTTCAAGCTTACGAAGTAATTCTAAATTATATGTTCCAATTTTACCTTCTCTTGTGCCTAGATAATAAGTAAGCGCTTCAATTAATCGGTCTGTATCAGTATAATTTAGTTCTTCCACTTTATAATTTTTCACTTTGATTCTCCTTTCTTCTATTTATATTATATAATTTATTTTTCAACATTCTTTTTGAGTTTCACGACTTCTAATAGGCCTTGTAACTCATGAAGAGGGGAATGAATCCCCTCTAAATTTCTTATTGCTTCATTTAAATGGTAATCTAATTTGGGCTCTGCATGATACATATTAATATCACTTACAGTCTCGCCCCATTCTTCCGTTATTTTACTAATTAATTCAAGAATTCTAATATATTCCGGATTATTTCTGCTGACTACTTGGGTCATTCTCTTCACTCTTTTCTATACTTAAATCATGATTAATATCAATTTCCTCAGTTTGAACTGAGTTTTCAGTTGCTTCAAATTTCTCTTCCAAATATTCAGGACAAGTAATATCCTGATGTGTAAATAATTTATGTTTATCGCAGAACCTCATTTCTGGGTCCTTATGATGATTTACTAAATTTTCTTCCTCAGCAGCCCACCATACACAAGTGGAGCAAGGATTAATTACTTCCGGTTTCTTCTTCTTGAATATCGCCGCTAACCATTTGAACATTTGAATCACCCTCTATTAAATCTAAAATACGTTCAGCTTCTTCTGATGCAGGAACTATATCTATCTCCTCTATACCATTCTCATCGTATCCCATAACAGCAAATAGATAAACTTGGTCTGTCCTTAATGATTCTGTTTCCTTATCCACTAAAGAGAATAATAAATACGTTTTAGTTTCAATATCTTTTCTAACTAAACAGAATAAATACTGAATGCTATTATTTTCATCTGCAAAAGAAATTGTATCGCCAGGCTTAACTGGACGAATTAGCTTATCAATAATAAATCTTGGAAAAGAAATGTTAATCTCTTCCTTTTGTACTGCATCATAAAATTCATTTGCAAATTCATCTAATTGCTCTTCTGTTAAATCTTTAATTAACTGATTGTAAAGATTTAACTCTGCCTCTGTAGGCTGAATAATAGATGTAGCATCTTTACTTTTTCGTGCCATAATATCACCTCATAAAATAAAGAAGGGAAATAATCCCTTCCCTTATATTAAGCTTCTTTATTTTCAGCTTTTGCCTTAGCAATAGGAATGCCAGTCTTTTTCTCTAATTCCTTAAGAATGAGTTTAGCTGCTGCATCTTTATCACCAGGAGATGGATGTTTGTAATTTTTTAATTCAGCAAAAATACCATCATAAGTTACATCAATCAAATACGGTTTAGTTTCTTCAGGTTTATGCCAGCAGTCTTTTAAAACTTCTGCCACTACAACCTCCGGGTAATAAAGTTCACCATCAACTTCAATACCTTTTCGGAGTAGTAAATGAACATCAACACGATAAGGAATTTTCTTATATCCAGCAGGTGCAAATTCACCAGTTGGTTTTTCATTACGATAAATTTCCTTAACTTGTTGTGTCACAATCATATTTAAACCAAGTTCACGGACTTTATCAAATACTTGGTCCATTTTTTCATAAACTTTAGCCCATAAAACTAGTGGATATACTTTCTCTTTTTTAGCTTCTGTTAGATATTCTAACTCTGCCATTTGCTGCCAGTCAGATGCAGAATCAAGAGCATATGTCCAATTGCTACGTTGAGAAGAATCTTGACAAAGATTTTTAGCAATTACTGAAATAGTTTGTCGGATAGTTTTCATATCTTTTGTAACTTTACGGTGTCTAGCACCTTTAAATTTCTTCATAACAATTTGTGCACGGCCTTCAGTATCACCAATTACTGGATTAGGAAAAGTATTAATGAAATGGGTTTTACCAAAGCCAGCAGGTCCGCCTATTCCAACAACGATAGGTTCTTTCTCCGGAATTTCATCAAAGAATGCATCAATAATTTCTGCATCACTCATTGGTTTTTCTTCAGTAGTTTTTAAATCTTTCTCTGCCAATTATATCATTCCTTTATAATAGATTTTAAAAAGGGTAGAATAATCTACCCTCTATTGAATTAATCCCACATTCCGCTATCTTCAGCAGGTGTGTTTTCTTCTTCCATTTCTGATGCTGAATGAAGAATTTTAAATTCTACGCCATTACGTTCAGTAACAAATTCACCATCACCATAGAAGTCCATTTTCATACCAGAGAAAACTTCACCTTTAACTTTAACTCGGGCTCCAACCTCTAAAACTCCACCATCAATTTTAGCCTTGTCAATATTGATAGGGAATAAAGTTTCTTCATCTTTGTAATTTAGGAAAGATAAAGTAGCAACAGAATCAGTTAATTCTTTTACATCAGCAATGTAAACAAATACCCAACGTGCTTTTTCATCTTCTTCTGCAGCTCGGAAATCCCATACATTAACATTTTCATAATAACGGTCTTTTTCAGAACTATAAGTTCGATTATCTTGACCAGTTACGAAAACAAAATCTCCTGGATAATCTTCGCTTTGTGGTCTAAACATTCTATCGAAATCAGCTGCTTTTGTATGTTGATTCTGAGCATTAGCACTAGAATTAAAGATTGTAAACTGAGCAGTTTTTCCACCGCCTAAATCTAAAACTCCTTTACCAACAGCGAAAGGCTCTGTTTTATATTCATAAGATTTTAATTTACCAATTAATACGATACGAGTCATCATTTTACTTAAAGACATCTAAATTCCACCTTTTTAATAAATTCGAGAATATTAATCTCAAGTATTATTATATCAAATACTGTTTAACATTTAGGATGAGTTTCACCATTTTAATTGGAGTAATGTTCTGCATAATCTGCAGCCCTTAATCTTCTTCTTTTTTCTACTTCTGGATTAGTAGGAAGAAATAATCCAGTGCTTTGAATCTTTCTACGCTCCCTTACAAGAGTATGAACATTAACACCAGATTTTTTAATTCTTACAATAGTATCTGTATCAATACTAACACCAGATAGAGATAAGGCATCAAAAATTAAAACCCAATCATTATTGCGTGACTCTTCATTTAATTCCATTACCTCTAAAGCTAATTCTTTGTGTTTATTTACCTTCTTTTTAAATTCCATTTTTAATCTCTTCCTTTCTAAACATAGATTTTAATGATTCATAAACATCGTATCTTTCTTTTATAATACACTGTCGGAATTTTTTATTTTTAATATATTTATAAGCACTCCTTAAAGTTGAATGCCTGTCATACTGATTTACTTCAATATAACCGAACATATTTGCCTTCTCCATAAGTTCCTCAGTATATCTAACACATCTAGCATTATCTGATGTTAAATTATCTCCATCAGAAGCATGAAATAAATAAATATTATATTGAGAAGGAGGATATTTCTCATTAATTAATTGTAATGCCTTTCTATGAGCAGATGAACAAATTGTTCCGCCGGCATCACCTTTATGGAAAAAATTATGTTCATTAGTAACATATGCATCTGTATGGTGAGCAATAAATTCTACTTCCACTTTTTCATATTTTGTATCTAAAAATCTTTTAGTCCAAAAGAAGAAGCTGCGCGCCATGTATTTCTCCCAAATCCCCATAGAACCAGAAGTATCCATCATCATAATAATTAATGCCCTAGTATCTGGTTTTGGAATATCATTCCAAGTTCTGTACCTTAAATCTTCAGGTTTTATTGGATAGAAAGAAGATTTACCTCTAACAGCATTTCTTTTAAAAGCTGCCATTAAAGTTTTTTTCTTATGAATATTTCCTGTAATACCAATTCTGCCAATATCATTAAATTCATAGGATTGGCTTTCCATTATTCCTGCTTGTTTTTTTTCAAGATTAGGTAATTCTAATTCTTGGAAAAGTTCTTTTTGGAGCTCTTCTACAGAAAATTCTGCTTCGTACCAGTCTTCTCCAGGTTTATCTCCAGCACCTTGTCCTTTACCAGAACCTTTCTTACCTTCACCTGGTTCTCTAGCAACTACATCACCAATTTCACTATCGCCATTACCCATTCCAGTATGATTCATTTTATTGCTATTATAAATTATTTTGTACTCATTTAATTTTTTAATGGGTATTCTAACTTTATCATCGCCTTTACCCATTATAATTTCTTCTTGTGAAATTAAATCTGCTAAATTTTCTTTCATTACTTCTTTAATTTTTTCCTGATGCCTCTGTTGGTCTTCATATCCTTTTCTATGCAATGACCAATCTTCCTGAGAAATCATAAAATCAGCCAAATAAAAAGACTCCCTTCTTCTTAATATAATCTAATTATATAGAAGAAAGGAGCTCTTAAATTTATAGGTTTCACATTTATCTTATCCAATTAACGTTAATATCTTTTTTCTTACTGCTTAAAGTTAGTATTGCTTGAGAAGGAAAAGATTCTTCATATCCTCCCCTAGCTGCATATTTTGCTGTATCTACAATCGTATTCCCGCATATTAACCATTTTTTTTCTTCCACTATTTTTTTATGCCTCTTATTTATAGAGAAGCGTTTAATTGGCTTTGACATTTCTTTATGCCAATGTCCACAGTACATAATATCTGCATCAGATTTCCATAACTTTTTCATATTATTTTCAACTGCAGCTAATGTAGAACCACCACCTACACCATGATGCATATCAATTGAATAATATAATTTATTGAATGAAAATCCTACAATACCTCTTACGTCCATATATTTATCTTTAATTCCTAAATCTTTAGCAATAATTTCAGCAGGGTCAAAGGAAGTAGCTTTTTCAACTCTAGCATCATGGTTTCCCTCTGTTATTGCTTCAATTAAATGTCTTACTGGATAAAGTAATTCTACTACCTTATCTGCTTGGATTTTAGGCGAATAAAGTTGTTCATGTATTTCGCCTTTACTAGTTTTTAATGTACCTTCAATATAATCTCCATTCATCAATATTCTTGTATTATGTTCATTCTTTTTAGCAAAGTTAATACAATCATTTAATAAATCAAGATTAGCCCAAGGTGAACCTAAATGCAAATCATTTAGCAATAATATATTTAAATCTTCATCACCTTTATAACTAGATTCAAGATAGTGCATCTCCATTCCTCCGAAAATTAGCCTCTTTTAAATGCCCACCAAATTATAATCATTCCAATTAAATTCCAAATAATGTATATGCCTAATGGAATAGTAATTGCTCCAGCTAACATCCACAATAACCAACTAGGTATTACAATTGTCATTTTATCCCTCACTCATACATATTTTTTATCTTCTCCAATAAATCCCACTGCTGCCGTTTTACAAGGTAAGCCAAAACCAGTGCGGCTGCATCTCCCTGGTTGTCATCTATATTTACTAAACCTAATTTTTTTTGAACCATCCAAATTGTAGATTGCTTAGAAGCATTTCCAATCCCAGTTAGCGCTTCTTTATGTTCGCTGGGCGACATGTAGTGTATATCCATGTAATCTTCAGTGTTAGCTAGAAGGACACCATGGAATTTTTCTAAAATCTTTAGAGTGTTTACATTCCCTCTTTTTTTAGTATTTTTATGTTTTCTCCATTCATCCAGATACGTGGATTCAACAATTAATAAATCCGGATTATAGGTACTTAATAGTTTTGCCGTTCTTTCTTTAAAAGCTCTTAATCTTACATATAAATCATTACTTCTAATGTCAATTAGAATAGATTTATATTTAAGAGTTTCTAAGTCTAGGAAAAATACTCCTGTTTTATAGCTAGCAACATCCCATCCACTTAGTATCATAGTATCAATACCAATGTTATTAAGCACCAAATAATACAAGATTGGATTGCTAGGTTTAATGCAATTGCTAATGGATTTAAATCTTTTTGTATATCTTTTACTAAATTTGCTGCTACACTAAAAGTATAAAGTAATAAAGAAAACCAAGCTAAAAATATCATCTTATTCCTCCACTAAAATAAAATATTCTAACTCTGCACAATTACAATCTATTAATTTCTCAGTAGTATATTGATTCAAGAAATTAAATAATTCTTCAAGTGAAGCAAAAATAAATTTATCTTCTCCAATAACTAGTTTAATTTTCATGCCTTCCTCCCCATTACTAAAAATTCAATGTTTTTATCCTTACCAAACTTTCTAGAAAGTATTTCAAAATCTTCATTAATTTGGCTTAAAGGAATAGGAAATTTAGTATCACCTTCATAAATATCATTTACATAAGTGATGTAAAGATTATCACAGTAAGGATAAAATTGTCCATAAATTTGCGAGCCACCAATTATGAAAATATCCATACCTTCATTTGACCATTCAATAATAGACTCTACTGTTTGATATGTTAATAAGTCTTTATTAAAATCATATTTTTGTTTATCTCTTGTAAATACAACATTATGTCTATTTGGAAGAGGCTTTCCAATAGATTCAAAAGTTTTTCTTCCCATTACAACTACTTTACCGCTTGTAGTCTTTTTAAAATATCGTAAATCCTCTGGCAAATGCCATGGCAATTCATTACCTTTTCCAATAAGACCTTGTTTATCCATTGCTACAATAATACTAAGAGCCAACTGAAACATCTCCCTTGATTGGACCGTCTGGCTCATAACCTTCCAGTTCAAAGTCTTCATATTTATAAGAGAAAATATCTCTAGGATTATTTTTAATAATTAACTTGGGTAATTTATGAGGCTCTCTTGTTAATTGAAGATTGATTTGGTCTAGATGATTTTTATAAATATGAACATCCCCACCAGTAAAAATCAATTCCCCTACTTCTAAATTACATTCTTTAGCCACCATATGAGTTAATAGGGCATATGATGCAATATTAAATGGTAAACCTAAAAATGTATCTACTGAACGTTGCTGCCACATACAAGATAATTTACCATCTGCTACATAAAATTGAAAAGCATAATGACAAGGAGGCAATCCCATTTTATCTATTTCTCCTACATTCCATGCAGATACAAGCAATCTTCTACTGTCTGGATTAGATTTAATTTCTGCAATAACATTTGAAATTTGGTCAATAGAATGAGGCCATTCATCTCCAATATCCCAACTACGCCATTGTTTACCATAGATAGGGCCTAAGTCTCCATTATCAGGATGTCCATTATTTACCCATCTTTTATAATCTGCATCCCAAATGCCTACTTTCTTTTCTTGTAATTCAAATACATTTGTACTTCCACGAAGGAACCATAATAGTTCTTCTGCTACTAAACGGAAAGGTACTGTTTTTGTAGTTAGAATTGGAAAACCTTCTTGTAAATCAAATCTCATTTGGTAGCCAAAAATTGAGATAGTCCCTGTTCCAGTTCTATCGTCTTTTATAATTCCCTTATCCAAGATGTGTTGGCATAAATCTAAATATTGTTTCATTCCATTTCCTCCGAACATAGTTTATATATGTGTTCACATAGTTTCTTTGGTATTTTTGCTTTCTCAATAGCATTTTCTAATCCTTGTGTACCTGTTTGACTTCCTCTTGGGGCTGCTTCATGGCAAGGCATTCCTTTCTTACACATAGGCTTAAAATTTGGATTAGGATGATTAGTCCAAATATCTGTAGGCTTCATTCTTTTATCACCGTATTGACAATAAGTAACTGTATGCCTTACAAATTGATCCATAATAGGTATTTTCCTCATTTTTCCCATAGGATTTTCAATGAAGAAATACTTAGGTTTTAATTCATGAATTAATTCTATTGTTTTTTCAAGTATTTTTAAACCTATCTTTGCTTCTTCTGTTTTAGGTGTATTATTTTTATTCCAGTGTTTTCCAATACTAGCAACAGAGAATGTAGTACATGGAGGAGATGCCCATATAAAATCTGGTCTACCAAACTTATCCAAAATATCCTGGGCTGTTACTTGTAAAATATCTACTTGCCAATCTGTATTTACGAAAATAGGATTAAAATCTAATGTAAAGGTTTCCCATCCATTTTTTTTAAAAACTGAAGCAATACTTTGTGTACCACTAAATAAATCAAGAATTTTCATACCATTCACCTTTTATTATGTCTTGGTGAAGGTATTAAATTCCATTCCTCTTGATATAAAAATAGCTCCCACATAGGGGAGCCATTTTTCTCATAATTATTGTTGCATAAAGCCTTTAATAGTAGCTGGTGCTGTGAAAGCATTAGATGCTAACTTAAGACCAACTAAAACTTGAGCTTTACCAGATAATGAACGAACTAAACGGTCATATTCTGCTAAACCTTTAGTTGTTAATTGATAAAGTCCTGCATTAGCACCAGTACCTACAACCAACCAACCTTTTTGAACCAGGTCATTAAATTCATTATCTTTAATTTCGTTATTAGGTCCATTAAGAGCCATTTTATTATACCTCCGGTATATTTGTTTTTTATGAAGGTATTAAATCCATTCCTCTATATAAGTAAGAAGTTCATCAAAGATAACCTCTTTACTTCTATTAGCATTTATTAAAATATGGTTTGGCAAAACCATCCCATATTCAATATAATAATTATTTAATTTCTCGTGATTTTTATTCACAGTATGTTTTTCATACTCATCACGAGCTTCGTCTGTAAGCATTGTACCATGAAATACAAATACTTTATCCGGAACTAAATAATCAGTTGAGAATGCATTTAAATCATATACAGCATTTTCAGATGTTCCATTTAGTTTATGTTGATAAACTAAAGTGGATAGATAGAATCTATCGCAAAGGATAATATATCCCTTCTCCAAATAAGGTTTAAGGATATTTTCTGAGTGAATATTTCTATCTGCCTGGAAAAGGAGTAATTGTGCCTTTGGAGGTATTTTCTCTGTACTATTAAGAAGAATTTCCCTTATTTTAGACCCTAAATTAGTTGCACCGGGTTCTCTAGTTTTCATAACATTTATATTCTTCTTTCTTAGGTAAGAGAAGAGAGCATCAATCTGGGTTGTTTTTCCCAGATTATCTGCCCCCTCAAAGACAATTAATTTGCCTTTCGGCATTTTATTCTAGGCCACGAAGAGCATTACGAACTTTACCAGAGAACTGGAATTTTGGCTTTTGGTGAGCTTCAACTTCAACTTGTTCACCAGTTTTAGGATTACGCTTTACAGAAGCTTCAACATCACGGATTTCAGTTTTACCAAGGCCGCTAAATGCAGAACCAATACCATTTGAAGTATTTTCAGCAAATTGAGCAAGGAATTCTTTAATAACTTCGCGTGCTGCTTTTTTAGTAACTCCTAATGCTTTTGATACACTCACTACGTAATCTTCTGTTTTCATAACTTTTGACATTTTATATTCCTCCTAAGGGTCTATGCCCTATGAAATTTTATTTGGTGCTCTATATGGAGCATATTATTAATGGTAGCCTAAAACCAATCCTCATCTACCTTGTTCATTCCCCCATGACCAATGAATGAATTTTACCCCCGAGATGTATTTTAATATTCTGTTCTGAATATTCAGAATATTCTCTCATCTCTTAATCTGTTTTTATTATATCATCTCTAAAAGAACATTTTAGATAAGTTTCACTAATTTTTTTTAATGTTATTTTTACCAGTCAGATAAATCAATATCCACTTGCTTTTCCTTTTCAATTTCAAAGGAATTTCTTAATTCTGTTAATTCAGACTCAGCAAGGATTTCGCATTTATCTTTAAAATCACAGAAGAAGCAATTTGGTGCATCTCCCATAGGAAAATCTTTCTTCTCCAAGGCAGATTCAATTTCATTTCCCATGCCATTTAGAAAATTCTCTACTCTTTCCAATTCTTCTAATGTTCTTTGTGGAGCAGTACGATATTCCCCTTTTTCTACTTTCTTACCTTTAGCAGGTTCAAGATAAAAGAAAGAAGTTTTAACAGGAATCTTTCCTGTCTCTTTATATCGTACTAGAGAATACATAGATAATTGTAGAGATTTAATATCTAGTGGGTCTTGTAATGATTTATATGGAGTTCTTGATTGACCAGATTTATAATCAACAATATGTTCTCCGCCAATTTCTTCATCAACCCTATCAATAACTCCACGAATTTCATGACCATCTTTTGTTTTAAAATTAAACCATTGTTCTCGCAGTTTAATTACGGGGATTGGATTATCTCTGTTTGGACCTTGGAAAGCATATCGTCCAGATTCTACATGCTGAAATTTATTTTCAGTATAATCATAATAGAATTGGTGTAATGCTTTAATTGCCTTTTGTTCAAACACTGGATTAATAATTAATTCACCATCAATAGATTCATGAACTAAATTTTCCTTATCATTTTCAGGCAATACTTTATAATAATACTGAATTAAACTTTCTAAAGTCTGGTCGTCTTTTGACCAATCTGGAAAATCTTCACAGCACTTATGGATAGCAGAACCATTACTCATATGTGGAGAAGAGCCTGTTCCCATATTACAAATATAAGATAGGAAAAACTTTCTTGGACAGTCTACATAAGCAGAAATTTTACTAAAAGATAATTTAACTGGCATATTATTTCACGTCCTTAGGAAACTTCCGGACGTAAACAATTTTACCATTACGTAAATCTCTTTCATAATAAGTCATTGTCTTGTAATCCATCCAGCAAGCTAATCTATTCTTAGGTACATATCGTTGTTGTTTCATATTACATTCCTCCAAGTATAAAAAAAATATCCTTCTAATACCTATTATATCAAATAATAAGTATCAAAAGGATACGGTTTCACAGTATTTAATTTAGGAGGATTTAATCACATGTACATCCATTATAATCTATATTGCCTTCGCATTCACCACAAAATTCACATTGACAATCATCAATTACTTCATTACAATCATCGCATCTATCACATTCGCAAATTTCAGTTGGTTCATCACAATATTCACAATAATCCATTATTCTTCCTCCTCCTCATTTAACATTGACATTGCTTCACTATATCCAATCCAATTATCTACTCCAGCAGCATATAAGCATTCTAATTTATTCTCTGCCTCTGTTAATCTTTCATATTCTCTTTTAGTAATTGTGACCAGTTCCTTACCCATTATATATTTGCCTCCATTGTCCTGTTGATAAGAAATGTAATACTTCTTTAACAGAGTACTTACATTTACCACTACTCCAAGAAATATCATAGTTTTCCATTTCTAAATCTAATATTGCATGAAATATTATACCAGTGCCATTTTTTACAAGAAAATCAAATTCATATGGAATCATTTTCTTTTACTCCCTCCTCCAAATAGGAAATGATACTCCCAGTATCCCATTTTATGGCCTATAACTTCTTCTGTCTTATGCCATTTCCAAATGTCAAATGTAATTCCTGCTCCAATAAAGAGTAGAATTATAAGTGTAATTAATAGTCTTCCTACCCAATCACTCATTTTGCTATCCCCACCCCAAAATATTCTCTAAATTCCTGTTCTTTCTCTGCCAAGTCTGCAATACTATTTAGAGTAACTCCACCTCTAATCTTTTTAGCCTTAGCAATTAAAATTCTTCCTTCTGTTAATCTAGGGTGATATTTTTCATAAGCTCCTGCAAAGACTGGTACATCTAGTATTCCATCATACATTTGTAATTTCAAGAATGCCATATAATTACCATTTTTATCTTTTCTCTTTGGAGGAGTTTCTAAAACCATACCCACTACATAAAATTCTTCATTCATTTTATGCTCTTTGATATTATTACATAAAGTTGTTTGGCTTACAATAATATCTCTAAATTTATCTAATGGGCTTTCAGATAAATATAATCCAAGAACATCTTTTTCCATAGTAAGTAATTCAAGATGTGAATATTCTTCCCTATGAATTAAAGCTTTGCATTCTGCTACAGTCTTTGGATTTCTCTTTTTTAATGATTTCTCATATATGATATTTTCAAATCGTTTTCCTATGTCCATCTGGTTATCCTGATTTATACCATTTTCTAAGAGATAATCAACTAATGACTCCTCAGCTTTAGTTTTACAATTTTTAATTTCAACCATTACTTCCCAATATTTTAAAAGGAATTTTTTATCCTCTTCAAAATATCCTGCTTTAATTAATGGTGGTAATACTGTTTTATTTCCAGCTTTCAAAATAAAATCCATAATACCATTATAAGGATAATTAGAAATTATTTTTTCTATTGCTGCAGCTCCTACACCTTTGATGGCATGGAGTCCAAATAAAATGTCTTCTCCAACTACTGTAAATCCTTTTAAAGATTTATTTATTTTAGGTGGAAGCACTTGAATACCTCTGGCTCTTATTTCATCTATATATCCAGTAAGTTTATTTTCATCTTTCTGTGCTGACATAAGAGCTGCCATAAAGTGCGATTTATAATTAGCTTTTAAATAAGCACCACGTAATGTTAAAAATCCATAACCAACTGAGTGCGCTTTATTAAATCCGTATCCTGCCCATTTTGCCATTAAGTCAAAAATATGATGTGCTAATTCAATTAATGATGCCATTTCTTCTGGAGTAGTGTTAGGATTTTCTTCTAACTGAACCCTTTCTACACCTTCTATAAATGCACCACGTTGTTCTTCAATTTTTTCTAGTTTACCAGATGCAATACCTCGTCGAACCATATCTGCTTGACCTAATGAAAATCCACCCATAAATCGTAGTATAAACATCAATTGTTCCTGATATAACATATTTCCATATGTTTCTGAAAGAATTTTATCAACTACTGGGTGTATTTCTTCTACACTATCTGGGTCTGCAAGACCTGCTGCAAATGTTGGAACCATTCCACCTTCTAATGGACCTGGTCGCCCTAAAGCTTCAAGAGCTACAATAATATTAAATAAATCTTTAGCAACAACTTCATCTCCACGACTTTCTATTCCAGAAAGTACTTCTTCTATAATAGATTTATAAAGGTGTGATGAAAATTGAAATACTCCATCAAGGTCTCCATCTTTCATAAGCTGCAAAATCTTTTTATTTGATTCAATGTCAAATGGATTTATTCTGTCTAAATCAACCTTTACTCCAGTTGATTCTTCTATAAATCCTAAACAAGCTTTTACAATTGTTAATTCTCTTAATCTCAATAAGTCAAATTTCATTGTGTTTACTTCTTCTAATGCGTATTTCTCATAAGAAGTTGTAACTAATGGATAACCATCATCATATTTTGCTGTGTTTACTCGGGAAGTATAATTGTAAATAGGTTTTTCTGTTATAATAACAGCTCCTGGATGAGAACCAGTAGAAGTTATTAAACCTTCCATTTTAGCAGCTATTTCAAACATTTCTTTATAAGCTGATAGCTGTGATTTTTCGTGTAATTCATCAATAGTACAATTGCTATTTGGGTCAATTAAATCTTTTAGGCTATAATTGGAATCAATTAAGTTTTGGATTTCTCTTGCTTCTTTAGCATCCATTGGTACTAATTTCTTTAATTGATTTTCAGAAACCCATTTTTCTCTTTTAACTTTTTCTTTATATTTTCCATAGCTACCAGTCATTACTTTTGAAACAGCCTCAAAAGTCTTTTTACTAGCTGCAGTTTGGAATGTTAGGATATGGGCAACATGGTCGTATCCATAAGTTTCTATGAGATAACGTTCTACACCCCAAGCAAAATCGGGGTCAAAATCTAAATCCACGTCCGGCCAACTAATTCTTTCCGGATTTATGAATCGCTCAAAGGTAAGTCCCCAAGGTAGCGGATCGACTGTTGACATTCTAGTTAAGTGCCCAATAAGCGAACCGGATACACTTCCTCGCGCAGGCCCGACTTCAATTATAGGAAAATCTTTCATTATCCTTCTGTCTATTCCTTTAGCCCACTTAGTATAATCCGATACTATTAAGAAGTAATCAACAAAACCATTTTTCATAGGATGGTTAGGGTCTTTAATTGTAAAGATATTTTTTATCATATCAAATTCGTATTCTTTACGTTCAATATAGGTAGGAATATCTTCGGATTTAATTTCGTCCCATTCTCCTGAATCTATACGTGGAACTATTAATTCATTCCAACCTTTTTCTATTAAATATTGAAAATATTCAACAGGTTTACCTTTATATTCTTCTGGTAAAATAACATCTGTATTAGGTAAGCTCATAGGTGCTATTTCTAAATCAAATGAACATTTAGCAGCAATTCTTTCAGTATTTAGAATGAATTCTTCTATTAGAATTTCATTGACTCCATTCTCATGTAAACCTCGTTCCACTGATTCTCTATCTCTTAGATAATTATCATCAGTACCGAGTGAATATAAATCATTTTCAGCAAAAGTTTTCTTTTGACCAAATGCTAATACTACATCATGTACTTTCTTATCTTCTTTACTAGGATAATGTACATTAGCTGATGCTATACATTTAATATTATTCTCCATTGCTAATTCTATCATTTTAGCATTAAGAATTTTATTAACAGGAGATACATTGGCAGAAATTTCAAAGTATAAATCTTCCCCAAATACTCCTTTGAAAAGGCCTAATAAATCTTTGGCATAAGCATCTTCATTCGCTAATAGTAATTTTGGAATAGTCCCAAAATCTATCGGTACAATACAAACTAAATTTTCTGAATTAATTTCTGTAAGATAATCAAAGTCTATTCTTGGAACGGTAAAATAATGTTCTGATAAATTGGCATCAGATAAAATTTTAAGTAATTCTACATAACCTTCATTATTTTTTGCCATAAAAATAACAGTATCATTACCATAGTTTATATCATCAAAATTAGGACGCCCTTTTGCTGTCATATCCTGAGTAATATAAAACTCTACTCCATAAAGGAATTGAATGTCAATATTATGGCCATGAGAATTAAGGTAATTTAATTCAGAACGATAATAAGGATATGCATGGTCATTACCATAATTAGTAATTGATAAATACTTTAATCCAAGTTCTTCTGCTTTTAATAAATAATCTCTTGGAGTACCGAATGCACGTTTTATTGAATAATGGTCATGCATACGAAGATGTATCATTTATTCATCTCCTCTATTATATAATCTTCCATTTCTTCTAATTCAACAATTATACCATTTTTGAGCATTTTCATTAAATTAAGTTTACTTTCATTTGATAAATCTTTATTTTCAAAAATTTCGTGAAAAATAATAAAATTATCAGCAATTTTATCTCTGCATTTATAACTTAGCTTTTTTAAATCCATTCTATCCCTTCTTTCTAATTTCTTCATATAATATATTATATAACAAAGAAAAACTTCAGAAAACTGAAGTTTCACTTAAATAGCTATAGGTGGCCTTTTAATATGCTCTATTATATTTCCTAACTCAATAAAATCTGTACTAGATTCTTTAATAATTTGACCTAATGATGGATTGCCATATATTCTTTTAAACATTCCAACATCAATTATTTTTAATTTATCATCTAATGTTACAACAACATTTTCATCATGGATATCTTGAATTTTAAAGCCCTTTTGCCAACAATATTTGAATATTTCTTCTGCATCATGTTCTATTCCAATATTTCTTTCAAAATATTGATATGCTGGAATTATACTTAGAAATTCTGTAACCATAAAATATTCATTGTAGAAATATAATTTTGGAAATAAATCATTATCCTGAAAGTTTTCTAATATTTCACCGTCACTAAAGCCTTCATCTTCATAGGCTTTTATAGCATAATTTTTATATTTTAAAACTTGGGCACTGTAACCTTGACCAATTACTTTTAATCCATTAAAACCTTTATTATAACTAGATAAAATTTCATCTATATCATTTTGTGGAATAGGATTAACTACCGTGATGTCCATATAATAACCTCTATTCATAATATAATCTTTTATTTTTATTATATAACAAAAGTTCTATATGGGATTGAAAGGTTTCTTACTTTGTAATATAATTTTTTAGCTTAACTAAAGCCTTACTAATTATTCTATGTGTGTGCACCTGTGATATTCCCATTAATTTACCAATTTGTGTCTGGTCAAGGTCAAAATAGAAGCGATAAGTAATAATTACTTTTTCTCTCCAATCTAACTGAGTTTTAATACCATCAATTAAAACTATTTTATTTATAATTTTTTCATCCATTTCTTCAGTTTTCTTATCTGGAATAACATGCATTAAAGTATACGGCTCCTTATCTTGATTTCCACTTCCTTTGTATTCCAAATCTAAAGAGTATACATTTTTAGCTTGTTCTGCTTTAGCCATAGTTTCCTGTTTTAAATGCTTCTGATGCGGAATAGGAATTAATCTATCTTGATAACGAACATACCTTTTTAAATGGCCATCTAAAGTTGGAAATAAATAGGTTGTAATTTTTCCTTTTTCTGGGTCATACTTAGGTAAAGCTTTAGCCATAGCAAAAATTCCTTCTTGAATTATATCCCTATTTTTATCAAAGTCTGTCTTGCTAAAATATCTTTTTGCAACATACGTTACAAAGGGTAAATTATCTTCTAATAGTTTAACTTGCTTTTTAGTGAGTTTTTTCATATCAACTCCCTCCTGGTTAAATGTTATTAGTATATAAATGAGAATCATTCTCAATATAGTTTAAATTAAAAGGGAGTCGAAACTCCCTCTTTTATTAATGTAATTGAAGCAATAATTTTTTAAATGGATTACCGTTATTTATGCTATTTCGCACATAATCTAAATAAGTAGCACCATTATTACCATCTAGCAGATTAATAGCTTTAGCAATTAGTACTTCTCCAATATTATTCCAGAAAGTTGGTAAACCTAATTTATCCAATTCTCTTTCTAGATATTTAATATCTGTTAGTAAACCTTGTTGTGCCAATTCAATTGTTACTTTTCTTGCTAAAGCTTCAAAAGTTAAAAGAAGTTTTACTTCTGCCATTCCTCCAACCATATGCTGCATAGATGGTGTATAATCTTCACTTTCAATAATTGCATCTACCATATCTTGTTCATTAGTAAAATAATGATATGAGTTACAAATATGTTTGTAAATTCCTAATTCTACTCCTAATTCATTAGCCATTAATTCTTGAATCATAGTCATTAAGAATACATCATATGGCTGAACAAATGCAGCAGATTGACTTCTCATATGATTTACCATGTGAAGTTTATTATCTCTTAATAAGAATTGAAAATCCGCTGTACATGGTGTATCTAATGAACCTGTCCAATCATGCTGTGGTAAATGAATAGAAACAATAGCTCTACGTGAATCAGGGTCTACTTTTAATTCATTATAACATTGTTTCCATTGATTAATACCATCAAAATCAAAAATACGTTTACCATAAGCGCCACGAAGAATTTCACCATCATCACTGAACATTGAGCCTCGTGGGTTATAATAATTAATAACTTCCAATTTATTTGATTGACGTAAAACCCATAATAGATTTCCTACCAAATAAAATGGATTTAAATTTCTTGCTGCTAATCCGATAATTCTAGCTCTTGGATTAGTTAAAACATAACCATGACCAATTAATTCTTTGGATTGCCTTCCTCTAGGAGAAGTAACAATTCCTTTTTCACATACATCAACTAGTGTACCTTGTAAAGCTTTTTCTAATGAAATATAAGCATCCATATTTATACCCTCTTTTTTAATTATTTTCTTCTATTATAGAATATCATTTTTTATACCCATTTTTTTATCAGTTTCACAAAAAAAAGAAGAATAGAGAGTTTCTATTCTTCATATTGAATCATTTCTATACCTGCTTCTTCTGCCATTTCCCAAGCAAGAGGTTGATTATATTTTTCAATATAAACTATTCTCTCAATACCAATTTGAATACATTGCCTCATGCAATGTATACAAGGTGATGCTGTCGTGAATAGTTCCAATTTACCTGCTCTTTTACTTCTAACACCGGACTGCTGCATAGCATTTTGTTCTGCATGAACATCTCTACTAAAATCTAATCCTTCTCCAGATTTAAATCCTTTTGCTTTTCTAATATCTACTTGGTCATGCTTTAATCCTGATGGTGGACCATTATATCCTACTCCAACTACAAAGCCATCTTCTGTCATTACACAACCAACTTGTCTAGTTAAGCATGGACTTCTCTTTGCCATAATTTTAGCAACATTCATCATAGCTTGGTCATGTGTAATTCTTCTTTGTCTGAAATACTTTTGAGATACTCCATGTAACTCTAATTTAGATACTAATTCTGCAAATGCTTTTTCTACAGAACCATCTGTATCTATTTCAATTACTGGTAGTTTTGTCTTTGTATAGAAGTAATTATATAATCTAGATTCTTCCGTTACTTTTTGAGTTGGAATAAGTTTTTCATCATACCATCTATCTTTTAATACTGGAAGAGATGTTCTACAACGTACCAAAAGAATATCATTGTATTTTGACAATCGTTTCTCAATATCATCAATGTATGAAATATCATAGGTTCTTCCAAGTAGATTTTTATACACAAATTCCGAAACGTGGAATCTATCCAAGACAACATCTTTCATCACCCCTTTCTCATGTAGCTGAGTAATAGTTTCTAATTGCGAATGTGTAGAAATAGATATACCATCTTTAATTGCTGTATCTTCTACTACATTAATATTGTTTAATTTTACATATTGAATATTCAAATAATCTGCAATCATTCTTGCCAAAGTTGTTTTTCCAGATTTATTTGGCGATTCAAATATTAAGAACATATTATCACCCTAACAATTTTTTTTGAATAGTTTCAATCATATCTAATGCTCTAACACATTCTTTTATTCTTTTAATGTCTGAAATCCCTGCTGCCTTTTGAATTTCTTGTTCAAAAAAGATTTTTCTATAACTAATTTGACTATAAACAAAGCCTTCTTCCTCTTTTGTTAAAACATATTTTGTTTTTTCATTGTAATTAATTTCATTCCTATTTACTCCAGAACTACTACTCATTTAATTCACCTTCTTAAAATATTCTTGAGTATCCCAATAACCTGCTCCACCTATAGGTCCAAAAGAAATAAAATCTGCATCTTCTTTTAATGCAGTTATTTCAAACCTTTCGCCTTTTTTAAAATTTCCCCAACAATCTTCTAAGCACTCTATTGTATCTCCAACTTTCCATTTATCATAACCAAAAATCATATCCTGTAGTAAATACCAGTCTACAGTTTTGCCGCCAAAATGAATACTTCTATCATCAATGTATACATCAGCAAATACTTTACGAGAATTGTCTCCTCCATAAAGATTTACATGTTCATCAAAAGGCTTATTAAATTTATCATATGGAATGCCATTCTTATCCAAGAAATCTTTAGCATCCTGAGCCCATTGGTCTGTTCTGCAAGTCCAAATTGCTATCTTACCACCAAGTTCTTTGATTTTAATCATTGTTTCCTTTGCTCCAGGAATGAGTTCTCCCACTCCTGGATATGCATCATAAGCAATTGTTCCATCAAAGTCAATGGCAAATAGCTTGTGCTTTAATATCATTGTAAGCTCTCCCTTACTTTAGCTTTGACTTGTTCTTCGATTTTTCTGTAAATACTAGATGTAGAATAACCTGCAATAGTTGCAATAGAAATAACATCTATATCATGTCCCCTACAGAAATCTAAATCTTCACAGTTGCCAAATCTGCTTGAGTATTCCGAAGTTGTTATTACTAAGTCTGGCATTAAACTCATAATAACATTCTTTGGAGTAGCATCGTCAAATATAATTACATGGTCTACACCAAGAGCTAATAGCATTTCTGCCCTACTAGTTTCATTATTTACTAATGGATGACTTTTCTTTTGTGACTTTGCAGATTCATCAGAATTAATACCACAAATAACTACAGCATTATTAGTTAAGTTTTTATTTGATAATGCTTTATTAATTAATGCCAAATGACCTGGGTGAATAATATCAAAGCAGCCATTAAAAAAAATAATACGTTTTTTTCTAATTTCCTTTAATGCTTTAAAATATTCATGACTAAATGCTTTGAGCTTCAAAATCAAGCACCTCACTTAATAATACTGGAGTAGTACCTTTTCTTTCAATTACCTTAGAACAACAATAATTAGCAAATCCTAATGCAGCTTTCTTATCCATATACTTTGTATAGTATAAAGCAAATGCTGCTACAAAAGTATCTCCACAGCCAGTAACATCTACTACATTAGCTTTAAATGGCTCACAATGATAAATCTTGCCATCATCTTTATAAAGGTAAGCCCCCTCTTCGCTTGCAGTTTCTACAAGGAAATCTAAATCCATTTCTTTACGTAATTCATTACGAGTATTACAATTATTATAATCCATGATTTCTTGCATCTCTTTTTTATTAGGGAATATATACATTCCTTCATAATAATTAAGAACGTCTTTCTTTTTAGTATCAACGAAGAATCTTTTAGATAATTGCCATAATAGAGGTTCTAGAATCTCCCAAGATTCCTTAGTAATAATTCCCTTATTATAATCTGAAATGATAATTAAATCATAATAAGCGCCTCTATTTACTCTTCTTTCAATAGATTTAATAAATCCATCTAATTTATCAACAGTTAAGCTATCTTCAAAATCAATTCGTGCAACTTGTTGATTATTAGCAACTATTCTTTGCTTTACAGTTGTAAAATAATCTTTTTTACCAGTTCTAGTATGATGAACTCCAGAAAAATTGGAATCTAATAATTTTCCAAATAATTCTCCTTTTTCGTCTTCTCCAATATTAAATGAGAAAGCTAAATTGGCACCAAGTCTATGAAGATTTAATGCCACATTAGCTGCCATTCCTAAAGAATAAGTAGTGGTTGGATTAGATATAACAGGAACTGGTGCCTCTGGTGATTGTCTATAGCTTGGCCCTTCTGTTACTATATCAAGTGCTACATCACCTAGAACAAGAACTTTTAAATCTGAAAAATCTAACATTAACATCTCTCCATTCATCTTTTAATCTTTTCATATTCTAATTATATATTTTTAAATAACACTAAAATGAAAGGTTTCACACAGAAAAAAAAGAAGGGTTAATCCCTTCTAGTATCATAAAACATTTTAATTTCGTTTTCTGCTTCTACTTTTCTGCCAAACTGATAGCCTTCAATTAGAACATGTTTTTCGTGGTCATTTAATTTTCTACCCCACTTTTCTTCTAAATGATAAATTACTTCATTATAAAGAATATTTTCGTATCTCATAAATAACCCTCCAATTCTAATATCATAATTGCAACTTGATATAAACTATCACCCATAACATTAGCTTTACCTGATGCTTTAACTGATTCTTGGATTCTATTTATTACTAAAGCAGTTTTACAACCAGCATTTATTCCTGCTTCAATATCTGAAAACATATCACCAATCATCCAGGATTTCCCAGTATGAATTTCATGTGCTGATGCTAAATCATAAATCATACCTGGATTAGGCTTTCTGCCAAATGATTCATAGCTAGGACAAAATCTATAATCCTCTATTTCCGGTAATTCTTTCATCATATAATCATGCATTTCATATAAATCTTCTTCTGTTAAAAATCCTTTTTCAATGCCACCTTGATTAGTAACAACAAAGATTCTATATCCTGCTTGTTTAAATAACATTAAAGCATCTCTAACTTTTGGTAGTATATGAAAATCTTCTATACAATTTACATAGTCTGTGTTTTTATTAATGACTCCGTCTCTATCTAAGAAAATAGCTTTATTCATTTTCCACCTTCCTAAAGTTCTTCTCCAATAAACTAATCATATACACTTCAGGGTAAATGATTTTACTAGGGTTGTCAAGACTAAGACTCCAAGTAACTGGAGTCTCTTGTTTTAAAGTAAATTTTAATTTACTATTAATCTGTTCATAAATATCGCCGTCTCTTAATTCCATCTACGTTTATTTCCTCCCATTACTGTAGAAATTATTCTAAAGCCTAAATATAAGACTATAGCATAAAAAGAAGGTGTACCAATTTTAATTAAAGTATAAAGATAAGGATGCGCGAAAGCCCATTGCCACATTTCAGAACTTTCTGTTGCTTGTTTAATTACTCCTAGCATACTAACACTCCATTCTTAATTTAATTTTAATTCGCAATACCTCTCCTCAATAACTTCAGCAAAATAATGAAGAATAAATTTATGCATCTCTTGGATGCGGTCAGAATCTTGAGCTGGGATAATAATGTTTATTTCATTTTCTTGTGGTTGCCCTGCTATCTTTCCGCCATCTCTTCCAAGAAGATTTACTGATTTACCGCTAACTTTTGCTACATAATCTAATGCTTTAATAATATTGAGAGAATTTCCTGATGTAGTCATAGAAAACACTACATCTTTTAATGGGTCAAATAATCCTTCTAGCTGACGAACAAAAATATACTCGAACCCATAATCATTAGCAATAGCAGTAATAGTAGCATTATCAGCAGAAAGAGAAACGCAGCCGAGACCTTTACGCTCTCGCTTAAATCTCCCCAAAATTTCACCAGAGAAATGATTAGCGTCAGCGGCAGAACCACCATTACCCATAACGTAGATAGTACCACCATATGCAACACATTCGGCAAGGACTTCAGCAGCTTTTTCAATTTCATCTTTTAAACCAGCAACCTTTCCTATTAAATCATGTAATTGGAATAGATTCATAGTAAAATCAGCCATTTAAAACTTCCTCCACTTTAGGTAGTAACTTTTTAAACTGCTCTTCAACAGTAAATTGCTTGCCATAAGCTCTATAATCATAAGGTTTTTCTCTATTTTTTACTTTATATATTGCCCACTCTAAAGCATCTACTAATTGATTTACTTCTGCATCATATATATATCCTAAATAATGTTCTGGTGCCATCTTCTTATATTCATGAGCCATAGGAATAATAGGCATACAATCCATTAATAATCCTTCACGAATACTAATACCACCAAAACCTTCAATATCCATTAATGAAACAATAATATCTGTTTTATTAAGGAGATTTAAAAAAGTATTTCTATCTTTTGGAATAGTTTTAGTCCACTGAGATACTTCTGTACCAATATCTAAAGCATTATTTGGGTCAGTAAAATAAACTTCAAAATCTTGTCTTTTCTGCCTTAATTTCCAAATAGCGCTTGTAAATTTATCCCAGTTAGTTCTTCTTTCTTCTCCAATAGATAATCTGCCTGGGAAAGTAATAATTACTTTATTTAAATCTTTTTGTTTAGCGTTCATTGAATATTTGAATAATTCTGCTTCAGAAATAGATGGCTCAAATACTTTTACCTTATCCAAAATATTCTTACAAGCACCAATCATTTCTCTAAGTTGTAATTCTAATTTACTATGCATTGTACTTGAAAGTATTGTTACTAAATCAGATTGAATAATACCATCTAATACTCTAAACATATATGAAGTATTTAGTACATCATCTATATGGCGAATATTAGAAATAATCTTTGGTGAGTCATTAAATTCAATTCTAAACATTTGTTTAAAATTACCAGTTAACTCAATGACATCATTGATAAGTAAATCAATTTTGATATTCTTTAATATAGAAGAAATTTCATTCATTGGAAAGTTAAAGCGATTAATTCTAGCAGATACTACATAAGAATCATAAAATAATGGAGCAGCATTATTAGTTCCTGGTGGTAAAATCTTTGCTAGTTTATCACTGAAGTTTAATTCAGATGGTAATAAAATATAAAATACATCATCAGGACGATATTTTTTCCATTCCAATATAGTATTACGCATCATGTTAATATTACCGTCTGCAGCTGGGAGTAATTCTTTAGTTTGTTTGTCATACATACTCATTTGTGGGTAATAAAGGATGTTTGCCATTATATTTTTCTCCCATCTTTAATTAAAATAATATTAGCTCCACCTAAGTTATTCATGGAAATAATAGCACTATCAAAATTTAAACCTCTTTTTTTTAAATCTTCTTTTATTGCATTAAATACTTCATCTTTAGATATTTTAATTTCCATATAATCACTTCTTTCTATTTAATATGATTTCATTATAAAAGAAAAAACCACCTCTATAAGAGATGGTTTCACATAATATATTATTAAGCTTTCAAATCAATCGTAGAAATTGAAAACTAATGGCGTAATTGTAGTTGCGTAGTTTGTGCTAGTTTTGATGTAGAATTCAGCACGACCATTAACACCATCTTTATAAGCATCGGCGTTACTAATATCTAAATGTGTCACTGTAGAAGATGCCGGAATTTTCCAATATCCAACATAATCATCGCCACCAGTAGGGTCATATTCATAAAGCTGAATTAACATAGACGCTGTTGAAGATGAGTATAGGAAGTGATGGAACGCATGATTTGTTACATCAATACGGAAACTGCCACCTGTACTTTCAATATACTTGAGTTTCGGTGCGCTTTGAGTTAACTGATTTCCTGTTCCTAATGAAGTATTCCAATCAAATGCTCCTACATAATCCCATCCCGAAGTACGCTTATAACCATCTGCATCAGCCGTTGCTGTATGGTTATTTGGGCTATCTCCTAATAGTGAACCCGTTGTGTAATCAAATTCTTGTGGAGCAGGTGAAGTAGGCTCAGTTGCTTCGTTTGTTTCTGTCAACACAGCATCAGTCGTATAAGTATCTTCATCATATACATGAGTACCATATCCGCCTGCTTTAGTCATATCTACATCCACCGTATAAGTGGTGCTAGGTGATAAATCACTTATTGTGAATGTATCTGTTCCTGGACTTGTTAAATCTTGATTTAATACTCCGTTAACAGAGATTTTTATAGACCCAATATTTCCACCTAACTTTGATGTGTCTACCTTAAAAGTGACAGAATCATAGTTTGAAGCCGTTTGTCTCATGTAACCCAAATCTGATGCTTGTGTAGTAAATGGCAGAGCCAACATTAATACTAAAAGTAATGATAATAATTTTTTCATTTTTTTACCTCCAATATTTTTTTTATCCAGCATTATCTTATGTTAATTCTAAGATGCTAGTAAAATTAATATTTCTATTGGAAGATAATTAATTTCATTAAATACACTCCCTTTTTTTAACTTTTGAAATTTTCAATTTCTATCTTATTATAAAATAAAAAAATCTCCCATTAAGAGAGATTTCACAATAATTTTTATCGGTTCATTTCTTTTTTAATAATCATATGCATTGAATGACAGGAAGCAATATGAACTGCTCTTGTATGTCTACTTGGATATGAAAAATATCTTCCTGGATAGGTAACTTTATTTAATTCATAATCTTTTAACTTACGTTCATAGCTTTCATTGTCCCTATCAAAATCTACTTCAACCCAGGAATTTCCCATAGCAGATTTAACAGTCCCTAATCCAAAACGAGGATGAAGAACTCTGCTGCCCTCTGCAATAATTGAAAGAAATTCCTCAAAATGTTCTTTCATTGCCTCTGTCATTTCAAAATTATTTTCTTTTAATTGCTTTGCTAAATCATGCAATCTTTTCATTAGTATTTCCTCCTATAATTTTTAATATCTAAAAATAAAAATACAAAACCTATAGTTAAAAAGATTAAATCAATAATTCCTGTATAGTTTGTTAGAGTTAAAGTTATAAATAAAATCCAAACAATAATAGATAATGCTGGACTATTATTTATTTCTCTGTATAAATTATCAAAGAAGCTAATTTTAGTAATAAATTTCATGTTATCACCTCTGGAAAATTTTTCTTTCTATTATATTATAAAAAATAAAAAAACTCTCAAAATGAGAGTTTCTACTTTTTATATTCTTTCCGCCAAAGACCGCCATCATTACCGCGTTCAGTCTCTGTTGAAAATTCATCAACTTCATGGTGCTGAACTTTATGCGGTTCCAAATAGATAATCTGTGCTACTCTTTCTCCTGCTTTAATTCTTCTAGGAAAGATATTAACGTTAGATATAATAAGGCCAAATATTCCTTGGTACCCTTCATCAATAACTCCATCAATAAGTAATCCTCTTTTCCTAATACCACTTCTTGATTGGATTAGTCCAAATAATCCATCGGTAATATGAATCCGATGATTAGACTTTACTGTTCTTGTAGTCCAAGGCCAAATCCATTTAGTTTCTGCTGCGTAAACATCATGACCTGCATCAGTATCTCTTTTTTGATAAGGGAGCGGAATAGATTTGTCCACTCTTATTGTATTAAAAATATGCTTAGACTTCATATGATATAATCATCTCCTGTACTTTTTCAATGGGGCGGTTTAGGATGTGGGCAATTTGAAAGGCATTTCTACCTTTTTTATACAATCTAATGAAAGTATTAATTTCATCAATAGAAGGTACTCTATCTTTATAACCTTCTTCAAAATATTCACAACATTCCAATGAATCAATCTCGTCCAATTCGTTCATCAAAAAAAGAGTAGAAGAATTAATAAGAGATGCAATTTGTTCTGTAGTCTTATCAAACCTATTGGATAAGAACATTTTGTATTCATCAAAAGTCAATTCTCTTTCTTCCTCTTGAATGGACTGGCGTCTTCTGCTTAATTTTATCTTTACAGCATTTAAAGACTTTCCAAGCTCTTCTGCTAATTCCCATTGCGAATTAAAAGCAGAATAACCAAGAATATATTCGTCTAAAAGATTTAATTGCCAGCTCTCCCAATATTCGGACATTAAATTTCCTCCCCAATATTCTTTATAATATAATTTTATATGAAAATATTAATCTAAAATTAAAGGTTTCACATAAAATTATCTATGTCGTTTATTATTCTATTTAGTCGATGTTCTCATGGGGACTTAATATATGTATTCGACTTTTTTCTCTCTATTTTCTGAAAATTTTTCTTTTTTCGATTCATATTCTTATTATAAGACCATTTTAATAAAAATGAAATATTTTTTTAAACAAAGTTTATAAAAATGTAATATTTTGTAATAAGGATTTAAATTGTAAAAAAAAGTTTGAAACCTTTATTTTCTGTATTTTTTATGTTGATATAATGGTTTTAGAAAGAGTTTTTGGCCTCGCAGAGAAAATTAAAAAGATTAATATTTATATTATAGAACTAATATTTTAAAAAGGAGAGATTTAATTAATGAAAAGTTATTTTGATATTAAAGAAAGTATTTATTTAATAGAAAATATTATTAATAATAAAAAATATGTAGGTCAAACTTTATTATTACCTAATAGAATATATGGCCATTATAAAGAATTAATAAGAAATAAACATAATAAAAGATTACAAAAAGATTATGAAGAATATGGATTAAATAATTTTGAATTTAAAGTATTAGAAATTATTAATACTGATAGAATAGAAAATAAAAAATTAGTAAGTAATTATATGCATCATAGAGAAAATTACTATATAGATAAGTTTAATACTATAATAGAAGGATATAATACTAATAGGGCAGATAAAATAGATTATTCTAAAGTAGATGCAAATAAGAATGATTATTATATGCCATGTAGTTTAAAGCCAGCTAATGTAAAAGAATTTATTGATTTACAATTAGATATACAAGACTTATCCAAAATGTATTTTTTATATAATCCTCAGTATAATAGAGGTATGTCTTTTAAAATTAAAGCTACAGATACTATAGCTAATTATATGGCTAATCATGGTATGACATACGATGATGTAAAAAAATGCATAGAAATATCACCTATGTGTAAATTCCCAGTTTGGACTCAATTTTATAATTACTGGTATAAGGAAGATATGAGAAATAAAAATAAGAAGAAAGAAGTAAAAAAAGAAAATTCGCATTATAAAAATTCAATACAAAATTCCACTAACATTGATGATTGGATGTGAAACCTTTTATAAATCGTAATTACATGTAAAATATAATTGATAGAGATTCAGCTTCTCTATCTTTTTTATTGGGGTGAAAATATGGAAGAATACAAGCCAGAACTTAAACACATATTAAAAGAAGGTGAATTAAAACCAACAGAAGATAATCAATATAATGGTTGTCAAAAATGTGATGCAGGTTATTTAGAAGATGGAAGATTATGTGAATGCATGTTAAAAGAAATTAAAACACGTAAACATAGGAATGCAAATGTTGATACTGATTTTGCATCTCTTCCATTATATGAAGAAGAAATTACTGCTTATCTAAAAGACGATGATTATGTAAGCGAATCTGACCCAAAGAAACATGGTAAAATGCCTATTCTCCTTAATCCATTTATTGAAGATTATATTGATAATGCTCAGCATTATTTTGAAGATGGCCGCGGTATTATCTTCAATGGTCCAGTTGGAAGAGGTAAATCTTTATCTGCTATGAAGATATTAATGCATCTTGTAGATAAAGGCTATTCCGGATATTTCACTACTATTAAAGATTTATTTGATATGATTAAAAAGTCTTGGAATGATGAAGACTTTGTTAAATTAAAAAATCATATCTATAATTGCCAATTTCTTGTACTAGATGATTTAGGTACAGAATATCGAAAAGATGGTTCTGATTGGGCTGTAACAGAATTAGATGGATTAATGAGACATCGCTATTATAAAAAACTACCTTTGATTATTACTACTAATTCTAATTTAGAAATGCTTAATGAAAAGTATGCACAACGTATTGTTTCTTTATTCCAAGAACGTTCTTTAATTACTACAATAGTTTCTTTAGAAGATTATCGCCCTAAGCTTGGTAAACTTCCAAATTATACAAATAAAAATAAATTCATGAAGGGTGGTAACTAATGGGTAAAATATCTAATGTCCAACGAGAAAGAGAACTCATTGGTCTTTTCATGTTGTCTAGAGATGCTCTTAATGTAGCAATTGAAGAAAACTTTACTGCTGTTGAGTGTGTTAACCAAAATAATCTCGATATTCTCAATATAATATTAGAAGAAAGTCGATACAACATGGATTTTATTCCTTCATCTCATTACATTATTGATAAACTTGAATTAACAGATGAAAAAGATATTACGCAAACTCAATTAAAACTCAATCGTTATAAAAAAATGATTGAACGTGAAGTGGTAAATGACGCTCAATTTATAGATATGACAAGAAGAAATATTTTTAAATTGAGAGATTTGTATACTAAGAGAAAAGTAATTCAGGTTTTAAAAAATGGTTTAGATAATATTGATGTACCGGCAAGGGATTTTATCTCTGGATTCCAAAAAGGATTAAATGAAGTAGAAATAAATGATGGCTTAATTGTCGAAGTTTCTATTCATACTGGATTTAAAGAATTAAAAGAATCAATGCAATATCAATTAGAAAATGGCATTGAATTTGGTATTCAATTTGGACTACGTGATTTTGATAAAATGACTCAAGATCAAATTGCCTTAGGTACATTAACTTATATTGTTGGTAGACCATCTAATTATAAAACAGGTACTGCATTGAATCTAGCTCAAAATGCTGCAGAAAAATATGGAATACCTACTGCATTCTTTTCTCACGAAATGTCTACTCCAGATGTTTATAGGCGTTTATTATCTCGTGTTACTGGCATACCAATGAAGAAATTAAAACGACCTGGAGAATTAGAAGAATCAGAATGGCAACAATTAGATGAAGCCATAAAGCTAGTAGAATCATGGCCATTATTTGTTATTGATTCTGCTAAATTAAATATTGGTCAAATTGATTCTGTACTAAGTTATTTAAAATCTAAATATGGTATTCAATTAGTACTTGAAGATTATTTCCAATTAATTCGTACTAGAAAAGGAAATATTCCTACAGAAGAATTTGAATTTGGTCAAATATCCGAAGAACTTCGTATGATGGCAAAGAATCATGAAGTTGCTATGATTGCTTTATCACAGGCTAATCGCGGTTGTGAACAAAGAGATGATAAGCGACCAACTATGAAAGATATTCGCTCTACTGGTAAAGCAGAACAAGATGCTCATAATATTTTTTATGTATATCGTGATGAATTTTATTATGGCTCGCAATCTGAATTACCAAACCATATGGAAATTGGTGCTTTAAAGATTCGTGAAGGTGAATTAAGAAAAGCATTATTTCATTTCAATGGTGCTAAAGCTACTATTGGAAATGTAGACCCTATGGTAGTTATGGATAAGCCACGCGATTATATTGGTGGTGGTGGAACTGCATGAGTTACTCACCAGTAGCACTTAAAAAATTAATGACAGAAGATAAAATACAAATGCTCCTAGAATCTCTAGGAGCTCAAGGTATTTCAAAAGATTCAAATGGTTTTAGAAGTTCATGTCCTATTCATCATTCTAAAGGCATTACAGCTTTTGTATTAAGCCCAACTAAAATGGCTTACACATGCTATGGGGAATGCGATGATAGAAAAAAAGACGGCGATATTATTAATCTTGTAGAACATGCTCAAAATCTATCTTACACAAATGCTGTAGAATTTATATGTGATGCATGTGAAATAGATATAAACCTACTAGAAGATAATGGAGAGTTTTTACTTGAAGAACTCAAGATAAAAATTGACCATATTTTGACTGAAATTTCAGTAGATGAATCTATCGAGAATAATACTGAGTTCTACTATGGGGTCAATCCACTCACTCAGGAAGTACTACAAAATTTCCTGAATAAGAAAGATGAACTTGGTTTCATTGACTCTCAAGGTTTCAAAGACTCTACATTAGAATTATTTGAGTCCGGATATGATAGTAAAGAAAAAAGATGGCTCCTCCCTCAACGTTCTCCTGAAGGTGAATTATTAGGCTTTGATGGTAGAGATGTTACTAATAAAGCAAAAGAGAAATGGAAGAAAAGAGCAGGATTACTCAAAAATAAACTTCTTGGCAGATTAGATATTGTTGGAGAAGAAATACAAAAAGAAAATAAGCTTATTCTTTGTGAAGGTAAAAAAGACCAAATGGCTATTTACGAAGCAGGTTTAAAACATGTAACATGTGTTTATGGGTCTACCTTATCCAATGAACAGAAAGAGCTTATTGATTCCCTCATAGACGATGAATTAATTCTTTTTGTAGATGGTGATAAAGCTGGTTATAAGCTGGCAAAATCAATTGTAAATCTTTGCTATCCAGAATATAAAATTACTGCCATAGAAATAGAAGATGGTTACGATCCCGCAGATTTATCGAAAAGAAATATGCTTTCACTTTATGAAGAAAGATTGCCGATTGAAGAATGGCTTAAACGCTATGAATACAGAACTAAGATTAAATAAGGTGAAACTCATATGAATATGTTCTAAAAAATATGATATCATTATATTAATCTCCTTTCTGATTAGGTGGTTATGATATTTAAATACATAGCCATCTAATTTTCTATCTTGCTCTTAATCCGGTGATGCCTATTGCAAGTAAGGTGATGAAAAGTAACTTCGTATAAATCTAGCAACGCCAATAAGACTAGTATCGAATGTTGACCGAATAATGTAAACCCTTTTTGCATAGTGTAAGGTAGGTTCAATTCCTGCTGAGAGCTCATAAATACCCTGGGTGAGCTTAGAATTCCATTGAGACCGAAACAGCTAACGTATAGGGTTAGCATTTTAAGTGGTTTGGTTCGATTCCAAATATTTATGATATACTTAGTTTAGTATTTCCAGTTGCCTACTGCGGAAACAGTAGGTGACACATTACGGCCGACGGGCCGCCTATTATGTATTGCATACCTGGTTATCATTGTGCTTTCCCTTTTACCAGTTGCTGGTCACAACTGGTAATCCTTGGGCTGTAAGTCAATTTGGCAGACGGCAACATTTGGGATGTTGAGGTTGCAGGTTCGAGTCCTGTCAGTCCAATATTTTATTAATAGCCTTCATAGGAAAAACCTATGAGGGCTAGTTTTATCTTAGGAGGCAAACTATGACTTTTTCATCTAATTATATTGAATCATTAAACCGAGATATTAAACTCTTCCCCAATGTATTTCCTATCACAGAAGATATGAAAATTGAACGTGAAGGAGTTTCACGTCTTGTAATGCTAGACCGCTATACATTTAAAGATATTGCAAAAGTTACTTTAAAAGTTGGAGACTTTGTAGTTCTTCAAGTAAAGTCTGACCCAAAATTCCCTGCTCAAGGCTTAGGTTGGGTAAAAGATATTAATGGTAGAAAAATTACTATTGAAGTTGAAGAAGAATTTCGTGCACCTTTAGAAGGTAAAGAAGCAGAAACTGGTATTGTAGTTCGCGACTTAGATGCTATTGAAAAGCCATTAGAATTATTCTATGAGCAAATTGCTATGAGAAATGCTAAAGGTTTATCTGATGTAGAAGAAACGCCATCTAAAAAAGCAGAATGGTTTTCTAAATTCTATCATGAATTAGTAAGTGAAAATTTTGTTCCAGCAGGTCGTGTATTATATGGAGCAGGAGCAGGTACTGATGTAACATACTTTAACTGTTATGTTATGCCTTATCCAAAAGATAGTCGTGAAGGTATTGCTGACCATCGTAAGATTGTACAAGAGATTATGTCTCGTGGTGGTGGTGTAGGAACAAATGGTTCTACTTTACGTCCTCGTAACACTTTAGCTAGAGGTGTTAATGGTAAATCATCAGGTTCTGTATCTTGGTTAAATGATATTGCTAATTTAACTAATCTTGTAGAGCAAGGTGGAAGTCGCCGTGGTGCTCAAATGATTATGTTAGCCGATTGGCATCCAGATGTATTAGAATTTATTATTTCTAAAATGCAAAATCCTCGAGTATTACGTTTTATTATTGAAAATACAAACGATGAACAAATTAAGCAACTAGCAAAATCTAAATTAAAATTTACACCTTTAACAAAACCAGAAGAGCTTATTTATCAAGAAGCTATTATTGCATATAATAGAAATGAAAAACCAACTATTGACCAAACTAAAGGCTATGAATTATCTAAACAAAAATTAAATGATGGTGGAACTTATTCTGTTCATAACCCAGAATTTTTAACTGGTGCCAATATCTCAGTTGCATTAACTCATGAATTTATGCATGCTGTAGAAAATGATTTAGAATACGAATTAAGATTCCCTCATACGGATTCCTATAATGAAGCGGAGATGGCAGAATATAATGAAAAGTGGCATACCATTGGAGATGTACGTGAATGGGAAAGATTGGGTTATAAGATTAGAACTTATAGAAAAATTAAAGCAAAAGAACTCTGGAATCTTATTAACATTGCCGCTACTTACTCAGCAGAACCAGGAATCTTCTTTATAGATAATGCTAATGATATGACTAATGCAAAAGCATATGGTCAACAAGTAGTTTGTACTAATCCATGTGGAGAACAACCTTTAGCCCCATTCTCAGTTTGTAATCTTGCTGCAGTAAACCTTGCTGAAATGACAGCACCAACTGTTTATGGAAATGTTGTGGATTATGATAAATTAATTGAAACAGTTAAGGTTGGAATTAGAATGCAAGATAATGTTATATCTGCTACTCCTTACTTCTTGGAAGAGAATAAAATCCAAGCTCTTGGAGAAAGACGTATTGGATTAGGTGTTATGGGATTACATGATTTACTTATCCAATGCGAATTAGTTTATGGCACAGAAGAAGGAAATAAAGTTGTAGATAAAGTATTTGAAACTATTGCTATTGCTGCTTATGAAGCATCTATTGAATTAGCAAAAGAGAAAGGCTCATTTCCATTCTTAACAAATGGCTATAAATTAGATATTGATATGAATGGATATATAGAACAGTCAATGGAAAAAAGAAGAGCATTTATTAATTCTGGTTATATGAAAAAGATGCCAGAACATATTCGTCAAGGAGTTTTAAAACATGGTATTAGAAATTCTCATTTGCTTACTGTTGCCCCTACTGGGTCTACTGGTACTATGGTTAACGTATCAACTGGCCTAGAACCATATTTCTCATTCTCATATTTTAGGAGCGGAAGACTTGGAAAGTTTATTGAAGTTAAAGCACCAATTGCACAACAATGGTTTGATAACTACTATAAAGAAAATCCAGATGCATCAGAAGGAGTCCCATTACCGCCTTGGTTTATTTCTTCTATGGAATTATCCCCTGAGGCTCATGCTGATGTACAGTGTATTATTCAGCGCTGGATTGATTCTTCTATAAGCAAAACAGTTAATGCTCCTAAAGGTTATACTGTTGAACAAGTACAAAAAGTTTATGAAAGACTTCATAAAGGCGGAGCTAAAGGTGGTACAGTTTATGTAGATGGCTCTCGCGATTCTCAAGTTCTTTCATTAACAAACGAAGAAAATAAAGTAGAGGAAACAAATGTTCTATTGGAATCAAAAAAAGAAGAAGTAGAAACAAAAGATGAAATTAATTATGGTAGTGAAGTTGGAGATACTTGCCCAGCTTGCCGAGCTGGTAAAGTAATTGATTCTGGAGGATGTAATACTTGTAGTAACTGTGGAATGCAGCTTAAATGTGGTCTATAAAATACTCTAGATAAATTTTAAATCAATTTCTATGTTAATATCGTAACACTCAGGTCTATGAGGGAGTCTTTGGCTCTCTCTTTTTTTCATTCCCTTTCTCATCAAAATCTTTAAGTCCAAAATTATATTTTCTAGGTTTGTAATTTTCATCTATGCTATGATTTTTTATTGCATTTAATAAATCGCTATAATTACTTTGCTTTTTATTTATCATACGCTAATCATCTCTTTTCATATCATATATAATTATTATATTTCCAATATTCCCCATAAATTACACCTCTAATCACTTAGTTATATATTTATTATATTATATATGATATCACAATGTTATAGAAAATATTTCCATAAAAAAAAAGAAGGAATTAATCCTTCTTAGTTAATGTTGGCTTATATGAACCACCTGCTGCCATTCCAGCTAAAAACCCAGCCCATACCATTTGAGCCATTGATAATCCTGGTGCAAAAGTTCCTCCAAATGGTGCAAGAACTAATCCAACAATAATTGGAATAAGTTTATGGAATTTTTCAGGAATATAAGTTTTCAATATTTCATCTAAGCCCATAATAATTGGAACAAGCACTGTCATTAAAACTAATAATGCTTCCATTATTGAATCACTCCGTCCTCATTTGTAATAATTAGTGCTCCAGATTCTTCAAAATGGTATGGTTTATTTCCAATTATTTGATGGCCAACAACCATTCTTCCAGCAGATGGCTCTAAATAATACCATTTACCTTTATCTTGTAACCAGCCGCCTTTGAATTTCTCGCCATCTTTATAAAAATACCATATAGAATCTTCTTTCACCCAGCCCTCTTTATTAGTTGGAGTAGCAGGTTTTGATATTACAGGTGCAGCAGGTGCTTTATAAGCAATACCAAAATATTCTAAAATAGCTTTTGCATGTGCAACTGCTACTTTATCATAGTACCCATCTTTGTTTTCAAAGATATACTTAAAATCTTCAGCATTAGTCATAAAACCATTTTCTGTTAATACAGCAGGCATATGTGATTCCCTTAGTTCATGGAAATCAGACCATGTTCCTTTTTCTGATGGATAAATACCATCACCAGAATAAAGTGGAAGACCAAGTGCTGCAACATTCTTTGCATATAACTTTGCTGCTTTCTCTCCACTTGCAGAACCTTTCCAATAAAAGCCACACCAACCTTTTGCAGATGCAGCACCAGCATTTGAATGGATAGACCAATATAAGTCTGCCTTCCATGCATTTGCTTTATCTGTTCTTGTTTGAAGAGGTACATCATTACCATTAGGTGGTTGTAATTCTAAAATTTCTACTCCATGAGCTTTTAGGATATCTCTAACACGTACACCTACTTGCCAGTTATGTGTATGCTCTTCATAAACTTTTCCATTAACTACAACAAACTTTGAATGCTTAGTTTCATATGTGTTAGCGCCATGACCATAACTTAACGCAACTTTTACCATTATTTTTTATCCTCCTTACTAAGTTGGGATAGTTTCTTATGGGCTTCCTTAATCATTTTAGGAATCCATAGTTTAGCTTTATTAGCATTTTTAATTGTACTGCCCAACTCTCTTGTTAATAATGCAGCCATAATAAAATTATGAAAAATTCCTCTAGTATTTATACCAAAGTAAGTTAAAGCAAAATCTATTAGAGCTGACATGAAGATAATTATGCCGATGAAAACCTTATTAGCAATCCCATCTAAGCACTTATCCCAATTTAATTTTTTACTTCTCCAAGCAGCATATACTCCTAAAATGAAATCAATTGCCGAAAAAAATACAAGAATCCAAAAAAGAGGTGTACTAACTAATCCATATACATATACTAGCAGTGTAATTAAACTGCTTAGAAATGCTTGCTGCTTAGTTAATGCTAAAATTTGATACAACATTTACTTCACCACCTTGATTATAAATCATTCTAATTATTTACATTTTTTGCCATTTAAAAACAAAAAAAATAACTCTTATTAGAGTTATTTTTAAAATAAAAACTATTTTATTTCTATTGCATGCCAATTAAGAATATAATATTGAAGGGTTGTGCCTTTATTTTTGATGCGGATGGTAGCAGTTGTTTCATCTGGGGCAGCAATAATACTGGAAGCCGTTGTATAGGCTCCTTCTACATCTGCATTGAAAATGCTATAAGTCAAAGAAGGTATTGCTGAGAATTTTCCTGCTGGGTAATTAATAACTTTATCAACCTGTGCACCTGCACTAAGTGAGAAGGTACCAAAAGTACCTGCTACCATTTTTGGAAGTGCAGCAATAGCTGTATCTACTTTTGCCTGTGAGCCTGTAGTAGTTTCAACAGAAGATGATAAAGCAATTGTTACCTTATCATTTGTAGCATCAGGAGTAAGAACAACATTAGTACCTGCAACTAATTCAAGAGTATCTGTTTCAGTATCAGCAGCAATTGTAGTTGCTCCTACTTTAACATTACTAAAAGTATTTTGATTAACTTCAGCACCTGCTGCAATACCATTTAATTTTGTCTTATCAGCATCCGATACAAAACGGTTATTAGAATCTGTTACAACTTCTGATGCATTAACAGAAGACCAAGATAATGAACCTGCTGCAGAACCTGCTTTAAGAACTTTAGCATTATTTGAAGTGCCAGTTGCTGGAACATGTAAATTACCATCGCCAGTTGGATGAGTATAATTATTAGCACCAGTAGCAATTCCATCTAATTTTGTTTTATCTGCCCCTGTCATAAAACCTGCTGCTCCACCAGCTACTACGTTAGCATGAGCACTACCACCTGTTCCAACGTGAGATGAAGGCGTTGATGCTGCTTTAGCATTTGCTTCTGCAGTATCTGCTTTACTTTGTGCTCCAGTAGTTGTTTCTATTTCAGACCATGCATTAAATATTCCGCCTGATGCCCTTCTAAAAAACATTCTATTTACTGTTCCACTCAATATTGCTGTCTGAGTTACTGCACCTGGAGAAGTACTATATGCATTAATAATTACATAAAATCCGTTACCAGCAACTGGAGTATTTGTTGATGTAGTATCAAACCAATAGAATCCACTTTCTGTAGTAAAGTTATTCATATCTCCGCCAGTTATTCTCTTAGCCATTGTGCCTAATCCATAGCTTTTAGCAAAGTTAGTAGCATTTGCTTCTGCAGTATCTGCTTTACTTTGTGCACCTGCTACATTTTCTAATTCATACCATGAACCCCAAGTTCCAGAGCTTGCATATCTTACAAAAACTCTATTAGTTGCTGAATTAGTCATGTGAGTCCATCTTTGTAATGTAGTGGTTCCACTATATTGAAAAACTTCAAGTACACCATTTTGTGAAGCTATTGGCGAATTAGTTGTAGTAGAGTTTGCATAATAATTTCCTGAAGAATAAACTGTGTTAAGGTCTGTACCATTAGTTAATTTAGAAATTAAATCACCGTATCCAAGAGATTTAGCCCAATTAATTGCATTATTATAGGCAGTATCAGCTTTTGTTTGAGCGCCTGTAGTAGTTTCAACATTATTAGATAAGGAAATTAGAACAGTATCAGTAGTAGAATCTCCTGTTACAGTTACATTAGTTCCACCATTAATTGTTAAAGTATCTGATTTTGAATCTGCAACTAATGTTGAACCACCTGCAGAAACATTAGTAAAAGCGTTTTGATTTACTTCTGCTCCAGAAGCAATGCCATCTAATTTTGATTTATCCGTAGAACTCATAGCGCCATTTGCTGTTCCGCTTGCTACAGGTAAGTTTGCTACAGGGACTAATCCAGAAGAATTTAATTGTAATACATTATTAGCACTAGTACCTTTGCTTGCTCCACCTAATGTTGCAGCATCAGAGGCATTTAAAGCTACCCAAGATGTTCCATTATATCTTTTAATAAGATTATTTGTAGTATCCCACCAAACAGCTTTTGAATCTGCAGTAGGGGCTGTTCCTCCAACTGTTAATACATAATCACCTTTTGTATAAACTCCATCATGATTATGTCCAGCTAAAGCAAAATAAGTATCTGCTCTTGTGGCTGCTGTTCCTAATCCAAGATTTGTTCTTGCTGTAGTAATATTTGCTAAATCGCTTAAATTATTTGCTTTAGTTGGATATTTGCCATCAGATTCTGCTTTAGTATATGCATCACCAATTTTAGCATATGTTGTATCATGGTTATGTGTAGCTGTTGCATAATAAGAACCATGTTGACCATCTAATGTATCTGCATCTTTTGAATCTAAAATAGTCCATACGCTATTTTTATAAGTTTTTGGTACATTATTTGTAGTATCTATCCATAATACATTAGTATCTGCTGGAGCAGTTGCACTAAATACAACCTCTGGTCTATTAATATTACTATTAATAGCAATAAAAACTCTTAAATCTGTAATATTACCAGTAACAATAGATGATGCTGCAGCAGGAACTAAAACTTGTGCTAATGCAAGACTTCCAGCAGGTGTAGCAGGAACTACTGGAGATGCAGCAGGTGTACCTTGAACAACTTGAATTTGGAAAGAATCCAATTTATTTTGTGAATAAATATATGAAGTACCCATGCCATAAATATTAGTTGTATCAACATTATCTGTTGTACTAGATGAATAAGAAATAACAATCTTATCGTATCTTGGATTAGTAGCATTTGCTGCTGCTAATGTAACTGTTTGATTTGCTGTTACATTAATAAAGTCATAGTTAGAATTAAATGCAGTACCCAAATTTACTGTTAATTGTAAACCAGTTTTAGTTACAACATTTAAACCGCTTACTATTCCAGAAGAATAAATAGATGCCATAGTATTTTTTAAAGCACTTTCCGACCAATTTTGCATATCATTAGCATCATTAACATCAAATGGTTTATTTTTAATAAATATTTTCTTATTCATTTATTCACACCCTTACTTCTAAGCTGTATAATAGGCTTAGGGAATTTTCTGGTTTTTGAAAAACTGTAGTTCCAAAAACTAATCTTGTAATTAAAGTTTCTGTAGTAGCTGTTTTATTAACTAATCCAGCCTCATTAAAACTAGTAATTTGTGTAAATGTATTAGCAGGAATATTAACTAAGAAATTAACTCTACCTGGAACAGTATAATCTCTTTGTACATCTAATAATATAATTTTATTAGCTAAAGTTTTATTTGTTTTATTAGGGGCTGTAATACCGCTTCCTAAAGCTATTTTATTAATTCCACCAGTAACATCATTTCCTATTAATTTTAATAAGTAATTTAAACCATCATCTGTAATTAAGTTTTCAAAATAATGTTTTTCTATTAGTTCTTCTTTTTCATATTTAAAGATGGTTAATGAGCCTTTGATACCAACTTTATCATTCATTATTGTCCCCCTAAGATATTATTTCCACCTATCCCTGAGAATCCCATTAGAAAATAGGAATGAGCTAAATCTGTAACTTGAATGTAATCATTATAGGTTTCCATAACATTTATTAATAAAGCTATCCCTGCAGCTTTTGTATTTCTTAAAATATCTTTTACACTTTCTAATGGAATATTACTTAATGTAAAATTAAATGGTATTTGAACTGTTATTGACGCTGTATTAGTAATAGCATGTTGTTCTGGATTTAAAATAAATCTTGTATCAGTTGGATTTAAGCTGGCATCAATACTAGCTAATGAAATTTGATTTTCTTTTACAGCATTATCTGCTTCTATTGTTGCATAAGCATTTTGCTTTAAATAAATTTTTACTTCTATAAAATCAGTATAAATAGAAGAAGTAATTGTACCATCCGATGCATCAGTGTATGCAACCCAATTAGCAAAGCCATCTGAAAAAATAAGATTAGAAATGCTAGTTGTAGTCCAAGATATTAATGAAGGGGTTGTTGAAGTATTGCTTTTAACAGTCCATGTTGTACCATTATTTAAATATCCTGCAAAATAAGCTTTGTTTCCTGAAGGACCATTTCCATAGCCATACCAATTTACTGTAACTTGACTTATATTGCTTTTTAACCATGCAACTTTTCCAGCGACATCTGATGCTGGAATTTTACCAATATTTCTTTCTATTTGCTCAATAAAATTAAATGAATATAATATTTGTCTTATTGAACCAGATGTGTTTGTTGAACCGGAAAAAACAGAATTATCTAAAATTTTAGTACCATCATAATGTGTTTGTGTTCCTTCAGTTGTAAATCCCGATGGAGCTAAAATTGTTGAACCAAGACCATATTTTAAAATATGAGGGTTTTCAACTAAGCTAGCGGAAATTTTATTAACAAAGTTAGCAGTAGTTAATGTGCCATCTGCAATTAAATTATACTTAACATATTGTGTACCGCTAGGAGTTACTGGTATATTTAAATCATTTAAGCTAAATCTTGCTCCTTTAGTATATGCATATCCACCTTTTATAGCTATATTACTTGCATCTAATTTAGAAACATTTAAACCATTTAAAACACCATTATTAAAAACTGGATGCCCTTCTCCAGATTTATAATGCTCTATAATAGTAGGTTCTACTCCAAGATAATTGTTTACTACTTGCTTTAAAGCAGAAATTGTTCCACCCCCTATAAAAGATGGAACTCTGGATTTAATTCTACTTCTAAAAGAATCATCACTCTCATTGTTAAATCTTTTTAGATTTAAGATAGATGCTATTTTATCTAAATCTGATGATGTTGCAAAATCAACAAATTTAGCTTTCTTTACTTCTTCTGTATTTGATACAAAAGTATCTAACTCTTTACTTATTGCATTTAAAATTTTATATAAATTGCTATCTTGTTCTTTATTATATAAATCTGGCATATTATCCAGTATAAAATTAATTTTATCCATTTTACACCGCCTAACTTAAAGTAGTTGTTCCAAGTGTAATAATTTGATTAGATGTTGCAGTAACGTTTGCAGCAGGTACAGTAATTGAAATATCTACAATTTTATCAGAGGTATTTAAGACTTCTCTTGCCAATTGATTTTTAATAAAAGATTCTCCAATTTGTAATGAGTTAAAATAATTAGCAATTGCAGTATTTACTACAGTACTAACATCAGCAATAACGCTTCCAGGCATTAATGTTAGTGACATTGTTATATTTGTAGGCAATGCTGTAGGCTCTATTATTTTAAAGTCTACTCCACCAGCTTTAATATTTTGTACAATATCATTTAATTCTGTTATTTTAGAAGAAGGCATTGGTAATGAATCACCTAATACTAAAATATCCATTGTCCCTATTCCTCTTGCCATATCTGAAATACTAACGGATTTTACTCCAGCTGTATTTGCAATTTTATTTGTTATGGCATTAATAGTTCCTAATCCAGATGATTCTAATGCAGTTTTTGCCCTTTCTCTTAATACTTCATCTGTTTCTGCATCTTCTCCTCCAATAATTGCTTCATCATTAATAACGGATTCTATTCCAATAGGTGGATTGTTAATAATCATAATTTTATTAAAAGTAACATTAGATTTAGCACCAGGTTCCACTGCTTTTACATCCGCATATACTTGTGTTTGACCTGTTAATAATACTACGTTTTGTTTTGTTTCAAAACGAATTATATCGCCATTGCTATCAGGAAGTGTTTCTACTAAAGTTCCTGCTGGAATAGTATAATCTAAAGTTGCTGGAGTTTCTCTAAAAAATTTAACTTTTCCTTCTGAGCTTACAGCTTCTAATCTTGAAATGCCTAATATTTTAACTAAATTAGATAAATCTTCATCTATTGCTGTGTCAATAAAAGAATTTTCATATACTTGTTCTAGCTGCCAATATTGTAAATCTAACTCATTCATAATTGCTTCAACTATTGTTTTTAATGGCTCTCCATCAGAAAAATCTATATCTGGCAACTTATCCAATATAGATGCTGTAACATCATTTACTAATTGTTCTTTATCTTTAAATTCAAATGCCATTTTTTAATCCTCCTTTTTAAATAAGGAAATTTACATCTAAAGTTTCGTCTGTTTTTAAATTAATTGATACTGCAATATCTAATTGGCTACCTTTTATATCAAATTCAATTATTTGAACATTTAATACTCTTTCATCGTCTAATAAACAATCTTGTAATAATGATAAAACAGCTTCTTTACTATATTTACCTTTAAAGTGCTGTCTTCCATATTCATTATTATAAAAGAGTTCACCTTTTACTGTTTTTAATCTTAAGTCTAATGATTGAATTAGTAAATCTCTATCGCTAACAAAATCTAATCTTCCGAGAGAATCAAGAACTAAATCACCATTAACAATTTTTAAAGTTTTCATATTATCCTCCAATTAATTTACGGAAAAATGATTCAGCAGAATATGACAATATTAAGTTACCAGCATTACCTAAATGATAAGGCGGATCCACTACATATACGGATTTCCATGATGATATATTATATGGTGTACGCCCATTTTTACTTAAATTTATAAATGGTATTCCATAATAAGCTGCTACTCTTTCTAATGCATCCTGATATGCACTTGTTTCTGCTGTTTGATTTCCGCGATATTGAGAACTCATCCATCCAATTGGTTGCGTTGGGTATTTTGCATATAACCTTTGTGCAAACATATGCAAAGCCCCATAAACTGTAGCTGCTGTAGTATCTGTCCATGTTCCTAAACTAGCACTTGTGTTATCGTCATTTGCTAATAATTGACATACAATCATATCAATTCCTGTAGATGGTAAAGATGATAATTGATTAAATTGTGAATTAGTATCATTTTCTGGAGCAGTTGGATTGCTTGTAGATGTTAGTAATGTTCCACCTTTTGCTTTACAATTATCCATAAATCCTGTTCTATCTTGGATATACTGCCAAAACTTTTTAGGAGCTCCTGGTTCTGTGCCATCTCCTTTTTGCATAGAACTTGAACCAATCATTCCAATAACTTTTCCATTAAGTTTATCGACATAGGTTCCGCCACCACTAGAAGTAGTATCTACTTGTGAACCATTATATGTTAATTTTCCACCTGAATCTCCTAATGCATCTAATATTATTTTATTGCTATGAGTATGGGAATTAGGGTCAACTTGCGACCCCTGTTTTTTTGGTATCCACATATTTTATGCCTCCTAAGTATGATAAATAACTAAATCATACGTATAGCCTGTATCTGTCGTATGGCCTGCAATAGGAGTACCATCAGCAGCTGCAATAATGCGATTATTCCATGTAAATGATGAATCCGCATTAGCTGATGAACCTGTTTGGAAACGATATGTTCCACTAGCATCAATACCTGTTGCATATTGGAAACATAACAAGAAGTTATCATTAGCATTAATAGAAATATTTAAACCATTTGCAATTCTATATCCGCTTCCATCTGGAGCTGCAAGAGTTGTACCTTCTGCTAATTTAGTTGTAATATTATAAGTTGTGTTATCCAGTTGCCATAAGCTCCATGTTCCAGTTGCTCCACCTTTTGCTCCAATACCAGTAATTGTCATATTTTTTAAGGCTTTTACACCACCGCCACGAGTCCCTGTATTTTGACTCCAATTAATTGTTCCAGATTGATTTGCAAGATAGAATGGAGTTGATGGAATATTAATTGTATAAACAGCAGTCTGTACAGCACTGGAATTTCCTGCTGTATCTCTTCCAAAATACTTTAGGGTTGTAGTTGCACTAATCGAAATAGGCGAACTGTAAACTGAGCTAGAAGTTGTTGGTGTACTGCCATCTAATGTATAGTAAATGGTTGCCGTTTCATTTGCACTAAGTGTTACTGATTGAGCACTACTAAATGTTCCTGCAGCAGGACTTACTGTAACTACTGGTGGAGTTGTATCTGCTGGTATATTAATTGTATAAGCAGCAGTTTGAACAGTGCTTTGATTTCCAGCAGTGTCTTTTGCAAAATATTTAATTGTAGTATTAGAGTTTAATGAAATTGGTCCACTATACACATTACTTGATGTAGTTGGGTTAGAACCATCTAACGTATAATAAATTGTCGCAGCCTCATTAGCTGTAAGCTCTACAGATTGAGCAGATGTATATGTTCCAGCTGCAGGTGAAATGCTTACTGTTGGTGCAGTTGTATCTGGAGGTGGAGGAGTAACAACTATATTATATGGCAGTGTTACAAGAACTTTATAAGTACTAGTTGTTGTTATTGATAAAGATGTAAAAGGTTTAAATAAATTATTAAAAGATTCTCCAGCATCTACAATAATTGTCTTATCCAAAATAGAAACTGTCAGAGATGAAGAGCCTGTATTTATAATTGAAATTCCCATTACTGGATTAGCAAAGGTACGTGTTGTATTACCGCTGCCTTCCCATTCACTTTCTACTACCATTAACGGCATATCACTACCTCCGCCATTTTTCTTCAAATCACTAATTTCATTTTTTAATGTATTAATTTGCTCTTGTAATAAATTTGATGCTGTAGTATTAACATCTAAAATGTTTCCATTAATTTCTAATCCTCCTACTAATTTAATCTTACCATCTTTTAGTAAAATATACGAGCCAGAAGCTCCATAAAAAATAGCTTCACCAGGGTTTAATTGTTCTGGAATAGATGTATGCTCTATTCCAATAAGTGAAGCTTTTTTAGATGAATTACCATTAAATAATAATTGACCGTCTACTCCATTAATTGGTAAAGAATGAAACCCATAAGGTGAAATAAGTTTTACATCCCTTAACTCTTCTTCCTCTGAAATTTGTACATATGCTGTTTTATTAGATGTCAATACAGAGGAAACTTTACCAATTGCAGCATTTCTAATATTTTTTATTGCTTTATCCACTGCATCTTTTATGCTTTTAATACCATTATACATATAATCCCACCTTAAAGCTTAGGCAATATAGGAATATCATTTGCTTTATAGCTAACACCTACTCCAGGCATTAATTTTAAAACTATAGTTGTTAAAGTTCCACCTTCGCTCTTATTATAAGTGACAGAGTCAACTAATAATCTTGCTTCAAATCCCATTTTTTCTATGGATACCATAGCACATTTATTAGTATAAATAGGCATCTTTGTTGTAGTTGTAATTGTTACGGCCAATGCATTTTTATTTATACTATAAAATTCTTCCATAGCTCTTTTATTAGCCCCAGAAACAGTCTCTATTTCTGATTCATTCAATATTCTTCTTTTTTTAATTGAAAGATATTTGTCAACATAGGTACCTTTAATATTCTTATTTTTTTCAAAATCACCACCATATACTATAACTTCATTCTTAATGTCAGCACTAATGCTTATCTGACAGTCTAAAATCCTAATAGCTCCAGGTATTGTATTACTAAATAAATATGATGGAGTAGTAGTAGAAATTGGCTTTATACAATATAATTTTTTCTGTTCTACATCATACATTGGAATTAAATTTTTCTCTTTGCTTAATCTTTCAATAATACTATATTCATTTTCACCAGGTGATACTGTTATTTTATCAATTTTAACGTTGTCACTGGAATAATATCCCATATTATATTTTGGTAATATTTTTCCAAGATAATCATTTAAACCTAATTTATTATAAGTAGCTGGGCTAGCATCATTATCTAATAATACAGCCATGTTATCTCTTCCAGTTATTCTTAAATCGTTGCTATCATTAGTATATTCAAAGTCCAGGTCGTCAATATAACCCTCCAATGCTAGCTTATCATTTATCCAAAATTCTAATTTATCTCCTGCTGAAATTAAAGTAGATGCTCTATATCCTGGATTACCAATAATAAATTCAAAAGAATCTGCAGGTACTTCCATAGACTGTTCAATTCTATAGCTTTTTAATGTATTTATTCTATAGCTAGTACCTGCTGTTGTTGATTTAAGAACTATATATTCACCGCTCATATAATCACCTTTTTAATATGGAATAACTAATTTCCATCCAACACTAATAATGTTAGGATTTTTAATTATATTTTTATTTGCATCTGCTATCTTTCTCCATTTACTAGCATCACCATAATATTTTTTAGCTATAGAACCTAAAGTATCACCTTTAACAGTAGTATAATATCTAACACTACTATTAGAACCCGTAGATGGATTAGCAGTAGTAGTAGTAGAATTAGATGATGTTACTTTACTTTTATCTGCCTTTTCGTCCCAAACTCCATCAGGGCCAAGATAATATTTAACACCCTTCCATGTAATCCATTCATTAGCAGCCATCATTCCATTTGTTTTTAAGAAATACCATTTATTTTTCCATAATACCCATTGATTAGCTGCCATAACGCCATCAGCTTTTAAAAAATACCATTTACCTTTCCAAGCAACCCATTGATTTGTAACCATAGCTCCATCTGCACCAAGGTAATACCATAAACCTTTCTTATCCTGAGCCCAGTTATTTGTTACTGGTTTAAAGCCTTTATAGTAATACCAATTACCATTTACATTTAACCAGCCGCTTTCTACTATTCTTGACATTAAATTTATTTCTCTACTTTCTATAAATTCATAATCATATTCTACATAATCTGGTAAAGGCTCTTGTTTAGCATTAAGTTTTGTAAACCTCATTCTTGTAAAAGAGCCCCAGTTAGGATGCCATAACAATCCTAAGCCCTTATCCATAAACATTTTATTTAATTGAACCCAATCAGAATAAGCATTTGGACCAAATAAAACTCCAGAACCAGATACGGTAGTTGGCTCCATACCTAGTTCTTCGAGTTCTGCTCCATCAATATCTGGAAATTGATGTTTAATTACCCTTTTCTCATTGGATAAGATACATGTTGTAGGATTATTTGGCCATGTAAAGCTTTTACCAGATACAGTAGTGTATCTCATAGAACCATTTGCCATTTATCTTACCTCCAGCCATTTCTTCTTTGATTTAAAGCTTGCATTCTATCCCATGCTGTTCCACCTTGTTCTGCTCTTGAAGAGAAACTAGAAGAGCCTTGGGATTTTACTTTCAAAATAGAATCTATATTACCGGATACATTTACTTGAGGTGGTTGTACTACTACACTAACAGCATTTTGTAATTTAATATTTTGTAATTTACTATTTGCTTGGGAAAAACCATCTAAAATTGAACTATTAATTACTAACGAACCAGATTTTGCAGCCTCTACTATTTTTCCAGCTTCTGCTTGTTGTTCTTTTTCTGATTTTCCTTTTGGAAATAAATTAGTAAATTTATTAACAGCTCCTTTTAAATCATCAATAACTGGTTTCCAGCTTCCAGAACCTAAAGTACCGGATGAAGTAATATTGCCACCTTTATCTGTATTTGCTTTAGGCTTAAAGAAATTAGACTCTGGAACTATTTCTGCTTGTTTCTTTCCAGTATTAGCTTTAGAAGGGTCTTTTAATATTTTATGCATTTCATTTATTTTTTCTTCTGTATGAGGATTTAAAGGATTATACTTAGATTGTGCTGCACTTTTTATAAAACTAGGCCCGCCTAATGCCCCAGAAACAAGGTCAGCTCCTATTGCAATTGGGCCACCGTATCTAAGACCAAAACTTGCAACTCTTCCTATTTTAGATGCAGCACTTCCTGCTGTAGCTGCAGTTCCAGCAGCACCTGCTGTTCTTGCCCCGGCACCAGCTGCACCAGCTCCTCCATTAACAGCGGTTCCATAAACATTAACTATATTAGCTTTAATAGCCATATTATTACCTAGTAATTTTGATAGGCCTCCACCTTTGCCATCTTTCTTACCAGTAAATAAACCTAAAATACTTTCTGTTAATGATGTTGCTATTTTTGTACCTTTCATTGCCAAAGAAACGCCTCTAACGCCTAGCTCAATGGTTTTAATTACAGCACCAGTAACCATTAAAACTATGCCGCCTTTTATAATACCTTCCATTAATTTTGCTGGGTCTTGTAAATTTTCAGGCAATTCTTTAACAGCATCGTCGAAATCTTTATTAGCTTTAACAATGTCAGAAACAAATTTAATACCATTCTTTACAATATGCCATGGAAATTCAATTAAGCTATCTCCCCAATCCGCTTTTACTATATCTTTACTAAAGGCACCGCCAATTTGCTTTGCTACTGAAGGCATTGTTGTTGAAATTTGAGCTCCATTAATTGCAGCATTACCAACAGTATCTAAAGTACCAGCTATAAATGGATGCCCAGTATTTTTATATCCTTTAACAGTTTCTTTTAAAGCCTCTCTAACTGTAGTAAAAGGACTTTTATATGGTTCATAATCTTCCATATTAAGTGGCTGTCCAGGTTCTCTGCTTGCTTCTTTCTTTCCTGGGTTAAATACTTTTGTCAATGCTTCAGCACCAGTTTTAATTAATGGAACCATTCCATCCATTAATTTAATTTGAGCTGCATCCCATGCCCCACTTAAAACTTTTAATTGGTAAGCACCAGATTCTGCAATAATTTTATGAGTATCATTTACTGCCCCATCTGAATTTTTTACATCTTTATACATTTGTCTTAGAGCATCTGCTCCATAATAAACCTTACCAGTCTTTTCTCCTGTCTCCTTATTTACTTCTTCATATTTAGATTGTAGACCCATAAGGATAGGGGCTGTACCTGCTGCTCCAAATACTTTAGAGATTAACGGCATGGCTTTTTGAGAGTCCCAGAAATCTTTAGGAGCTACACCGCCATTTTTTGCTAAGAAGTCATGGAAAGTCTTTTCATCAGTAATTCCCTTTTTATATTTAGGATTAATATACCCTTGATTAATCATTGCTTTTTCCATATCAGCAATTAATTCTGGATATTCTTTTAATTGTCTTGTGTCTTTATTAAAAATACCATCTGTTACACCTAAGCTTGTAAAATAACTCTTGGTTCTTTTATATAGAACAGTATCATTACCAATCTTAGATGCAGATTGTAGAGCATGTAGGAAGTCCTGTGAGCCTTGAGCTGCTGACATACCTTGGTCTCTCATTGTCATTAATGCTGTTAAAGATGAGTCAAATGACTGACCATATTGGTTTGCTCTACCTGCTAATTCACCGATTGCATGAGGTAATTCTTCAACATGTAGTAATGATTTATTTAATGCTATAGTTAATTTATCTGTAATCTGTCCAGAATTTTGCATACTAATACCAAAACCTTTAGCAGCAGAAATAACCATCTCAGCAGCTTGTTCTGGAATAGCGTCTACTGCTTCAGAGAAGAATGAAACAGTTTTCATCATTGACTTCATATCTTTTGCATTATTAATACCACCTTGACCTAAGATAATACCCATATCAGCAATTTCAGTAGGTCTATAGGCAGTTTTTAAGCTTAAATCATTTAAAACGTAATCAGAAATTTGCTTTCTTACAGAATTAGATGTTTCCATACGGGATTGCATTACTCTAGTTTTATAATCATAGTCTAGAGCTTTTTGTGTCCCTTGAACAGCTAAACCTCCTGCAACTGCTCCACCAATCATAGTTACATTCCTTAAATTTCTTTGCAGTGAGGAGGTATACATATTAAATTTATACATAGAATTGGCTAATCTATCCATTCTACTAATAGCGCCATCTAAATTTCTATTAAAGGCACTCATAAATGAACCAGAGTGATTACCCATATGATTCATTGCATTTTGGATATTTCTTAAAGACTTAGATGCTAAATCTTTTACACCCACAACTATCGAAACTTTATGATTAGAGCTGGCCATAATTTCACCTCTTTCTTAAACAAAAGCCCTAGAAAACTCTAGGGCTATTTTTATGTTGCTTGTTTTTTCAGTTTTTCAAATAATGATTCATCAAAGTTAGGATTTACTTCTATGTCTAATAAAGTATTACAGCTAGTACATCTGTCTTCTTTAGCTTTTTCTTGACATGGCTTACAAATTTTTTCAAGCTGCTCTTCATTATCTAATGACATATGAATCATCATCCATATCCACTGCCCTTCTGTCATTGCTTCTACACAAGGGTCAGTAGGAAGTTTCGCAAACTTATTAAGGATGGACCACTTAAATCGCTCAACTTGATTTTCTCTAGCGTTTTTTTTAGTTCCTCAAATGTCTCTTCCGAAACAGCATTTAGGAATGGGCTAGATTCATTTGTAAGCAAACTATATTCTACCATGAAATACTGAATTTCAAGATTATCTAAAGTAGAATAAAATTCCTCAAATGAATCAGCTAGAGGCTTCTTTAAATCATCTTTATCTCGTAAAGCTTTATATACAAGAAAAGCTTGATTTACGATTGAAATATCGTCCTCATCCACAATATTATGTTGTTTAATATAATCTTCTGCCTTAATAGTAGCATCAGATATTTCATTAGACGGTAAAATAACTAAAGCGACTTTTTCTTCCGTTCCAGGAAAGTTGACTAATTTAGAATTTTTCTTTCCTTGTTTTAATCTTTGTAAGGTATTCATTCTCTATATCCTCCTTTTAATTAACGCTTATCTTCACGGCGTTTTGCAGCACGGATTGAAACATTTTCAGCGATTACATCATTCAATGAACCTTCTTCTTCAATAGAAGTAATGGAGCAGCCAGTATAAACAATACGCTTATCTGGTTTTACGATAACAAATTCAAAGTTATCTAAAGTGTAGAAGCTAATTCCATCAGCAATAGCTTTATCTGTAATATAAGCTTTAGAAATACGAATAGTATAAGCTTTTTTACCAGGAGTAAAACCTACTGGGTCTGCTTGACCAAAAGCATCAACTTCTCTATCTTCTTTTGAATAAGAAGTGTTGTAGCTTTGAACTACAGCAACTTTCTTACCATTTATCTCAAAGTAAACATCTTTACTTGAAGGAAAAATTGTAGACATCTATTATCACCCCTTAAATTACTAGGTAACCAGTTAAATTAATAACATTTAACGGACCAGTAACATCATATTTAAAACTAACATCATTTCGTAAAGGATTTGTAGGGTTAATTGTAATCGTAACATCAGTATCCTTTACATTTTCAATGTATTCTAATTCTTGATATTTAATTAGGCGTGACATAACTTCAGAACGAATAGCATCACGAGTATCTTTATTTTGCTTTGCTCTTCCAAATTTAATGCCTAATCCGTCTCTCATATCTTTGAAAACGTAATCAGAAATTCTTGTAGTTGTAACTTCTTGCCATGTAATATCGGCAATGCTTTGAGCATTCTTTGTATAAGTTGTAATACAACGAACAATACGAATAGCTCCATTTTTTGCTTCTAATGGAACAACACCAGCATCAATTAAAGATTCCATTTCTGTTACTTTTAATTTCTTAGCTACGCCATAGAAACCAACAAGCTCTACACCAGTTAATGGCATTGATGGGTCTTGTTCTGCAGCTAATTGACCAGCCACTGCAGCAGCTGTATACATACCAGATAATTCCGCGCCATTCTTATCCAATAAGTTTGGATATGCTGTAACTACTCTGTTAGAGTTAATTGAAATTGTAGAAGTTTGTACAGTAGTAATATCTGTATTAACGTCAAATCCAACAACTGCAATACGTTCTTTTCTATCTGCAGATGCGCTATTAACGCTAGTTTTAATATCTGCAAAAGTTGTAGGGGTTACTGCATCAGTAACAATAATATCAATTGCTTCTTCTAATTCTGAAACAGCCAAAGCAGCTGGATAGTTAACAGAAGGAGTTTCATTAACACGCACTACAATAAATTTAGTACCACCATTATCAATTGCAGTACTCATAATTTTTACAATGTTAGAAGTAGCGCCATATTTTAATTTAGCATCTTCAAAAGAAGTTGGTGCATATGCTTTATTAATTAAGCCAAGAGAAGTATCATCTGTAGTACCTTTAGCAATGATACCAATAACATAATCATTAGCGCTGATAGATTTTAAAGCAGCACTAGCATCAATATTGGAATAGACTCCAGGTATTTTATCACTTGCCATTTAATTTCACCTCATTTTAAATTTCCAATAATATCTCCAAGTTCAGCAATATCATAAGTATCTGAATACTGTTGAACTGCTGTTATTTTTACATCAAAAATAGTATGAAAATCTGACGTAATAACATTTGGAATTAGATTATTGTTTTTAACTTCATCGTACTCATAATCTAATACACCGGCGGCAGCTAATTTAATACTGCCATTATTATTATAGGTATTTAATGGTATTCCTGACTCACCATTTTTCAAAATGGTGTCTATAATAGAACACCATTTATGAATTTCCCCTCTTGTATTAGAGTATACATTTAATTGAACCATATACTCTAGTATTACACCCTCAAATTCTAGAAAACCATTTTCTCCATCTGATTCATATAAAAAATTACTAAAGCCAATTGACCTATTTTTTCTGTGTAGCAATTCTAAAGATATTGCAGGTGACACGTAAGGCATATGTTTATCGGAGTAAGATTGATAAACATTAATTGATTTATCATGTATTTTAATATCTTTGACTGCATCTGAGAAATAGTTAAGTAAAGACATTAAAACATTATAATCCATTAATTCTATAACAGGGGATTTAGCCATGTAATCACCTCCTATTAAATAGTTCTCCCTATTTCATTATCCATAATATCTACAACTTCTTGTGTTTCTTGTGATAATGTTAATCTCATATAGCTTCTTGCTGGTACATGTTTATAACCATATTCATGTACTGCTGAATAAATATTGTCAGAATAAACTTCTACTTCCATTGAGCTTGTGTGTAATTCTTTTTCAATACTATCCTTTAAATTTCCAAATAATACTAGTGGGTCGTCAGGACCAGAAGCAAAAGATGCTCCACCTCTTGATGCTCCACCGCCAAGACCTCTTCTTTTATATTTAGCAATAACTGAAGCTCTTTTTAATTTAGGCCACCCTGCTTGATAATTTCCAAATTTAGCTTTAACTTCTTTCTGTAAATGGTCACCAATTTTATTAAGTCCTTTTAAAGCATTAGGCTTAATATTTTTAGCAATCTTACCTAAATATAAAGCTAATTCTCTATCACCAGTAATTCTAAATGTTATTCCCATTGCCCATCACCGGCCTTAAACCTAAATGTACTTCTCCAATAAATTCTCGGTAGAAGATAATTTCGTAATGCTTATTATTGTCTAATCTTTCGACAATATAATTAGTTATATCATCCATTACTAATCCAAGATTATCATTTATTTTACATTTATAATCATGAATGCTAACTGTACCAATTTCTTTCCAGTCTTCACTTTCTTTAAAAGCATCAATTTCTCCTTTAGTTTCAATAACAACCTCCCATTGTTTTGGTCCATACCATTCTCTTAAAACAGCATTATAATTTGTTTGTTGATTTAAAGGAAGCAATCTTTTAATTCTTATTGATGTTCCCATAATACCTAAGTTAATATCATGTATCTTTTTTATTAACCTATCATAAGTTTTCTTTTTCATGGCTGCTCACCTATTGGTGGATAGGGTAAATTGTAGTCTAAATTTTCCAATACATTATTATATCTCTTGCCATAAGCTTTAACAACTTTACTTTTAAATAATTTTTCTGTTTCTTTATATAATTTTAAATACTTTTCAGAAATTAAGCTTTCATCAACAATTTTTTCACCAGTACTAAATTTAATTAAATCTGCTGTTTTAGAAGCCATTAATTTATAACATAGAGCTTCAGCACATATAAAGTAAATATCTAGCTCTCTTTCGTCAACCTCTTCAGGAGAAAAATATCTACTATATGTTATCTTGAGTGTCCCAGAATCAGCATCAGGGAGAGTTTCTAAAATTATCTGAGTTAGATTATCAGTGAAATTAAGGAAAATTCCTAGCTCTTTAAGTACTACTTTTTTTGTTTTATAAGCATCAGTTGGAAGTTCATAAACGTCTTCTGTTTTATCATAAGAAATTTCTACATTTTTAATAACATTTTTAAGCCTACTATAAGCTGCTGCAGCGTTCCTTAAAATTGTTTTAAGTTCGTCATCAGTAATATTAGGCTCATCTAAGTTGTTATCACCAATAACATTTCGAAGCTCTAATATTAATTCTTGGATTAGCATTTAATCACCTCATAAAAAAGTTCTGTATAAATATAATATACAGAACATGATTTCTTATCCAACATTTTATTTCTTTGATTTCTTATCTAATTTCTTATTATCTTTTTTAATTTCTTCTTTCTTTGGTGATTCTTTTAACTCAGGTTCTACTACTTTTTCTTCTTTCTTTTCTTCAACTACTTCAAAGAAATTTTGTTGGACTTGTACATTACTACGGATAATCAATTCATCTCCCTCCTTCTCTACTTCTTGCTCATTTCCTAATTTATATGGCATATTACCAAGATATTTTACTTTATCCCCTTTTTTAAGATGCATACAATTTTCCTCCTAATAAAAAAGGAGATAGACATAATCTATCCCCTTTATGAAATTTATATTTAATTAAGCAACAACAGAAACTGTAGCTAGAGATTCACCAACAGTAATTTTCATTGCAGAACGTTGACGAACTACATAAGTTTCTTTATCAACTTGTGGGTCATAAACTGGACCACGGAACATCATTGGAACATATACTTTGTAAACTCCGAAAGTCTTACGCTTACCAACAAGAGCTTTGTTAGCAGTCATGTTATTAGATTCAAATACTTCTAATCCACGAATCTTACCCATGAAACCAGTTTGTTGTAGTTCAGTAGAGCCATACTTATCCGCATGAACGAATTCATCAGATTTAGCAAGGTAACCAAAGATGATTGGGTCTACAAGAACGAAATCTGGACGGTAGTTCTTTTTCTTAACGTTTTGAACTGAATCAACGATTGCTTCAACAATTTTACCAGCAATTGTTTTAGCATCCAAAGCTCCTTTAGAAACGTCAACGTTACCAGCAGCTGCTCCAGCAACCATTAATGACATCAATTTGCCATCAATTTCTTCTGTAATATCTTTAGCAAGGTTAGCAATAGCACGAGCTACGATATTAAGATTTCCAGCATTTTGAGCATCTTCAATTGCTTCTGCAGTTAAGATTGAACGTAACTTGTAACCTACAGCTTCAATTGTTACAGAGCTGTAAGAAGTTCTACCTTGACGAATAGTACCGCCTTCAGCAAGTTCAGTAGTAGTAACGCCAGTCTCACGATTGTAAACTTCAACGAAAGCTTTTTCAACCGGGCCAGACATAGTACCAACTTCAAAAAGTTGAGCAGCAATAAGTTCGTTAGTAGCTTTTTCGATTAAAGCTTTGTTAAACTTAGGCTGATTTAATGCTAATGTAGCATCAGTATATTGGTCAGTTGTAGCGTCACCTTCAGTAATTTGACCAGTTGATTTTAAATTATCATAATGCTCAAGTAGTTGTTTAGCAAATTCTTTACTCATTTATGTTATTCCTCCTATTATCCGCTAAATTAAGATTCCATTACCATACGGCGGAATTCTTCATCTTCGTTAATTTTATCTGGGTTATTTTCACCAGTGTGACCTTTTCCGGATAAATCAATACCAGTAGATTCTTTAATAACCATATTTAGGAATTCTACTTCTTCTGCAATTTTAGTATCTACTTCTTCAGCAGATTCTAAAACTTCAACTTTAGCTTTAATTTTTTCTTTAATAGAATCAGCAAACTTAAGTTTAGAAATAGATTCTGCAATATGTGCATCAAGTTTAGCTTTTTCAGCTGCTTTTTGAGCTGCTTCTTCAGCTTCTTTAATATTTTTTAATTCATTTTGCGCTTCTTCTAATGAAGTTTTAGCAGTAGAAAGTTCGCCCTCAAGAGTTTCTTTTTCACCTTTAATTGTTTCTAAAGACTCTTCAAGGTCTTTTTTCTCAGTAGTAAGATTATTAACAGACTCTTGTAAATCATTCACTCCAAGCTCTGATTCAATAACAGGCTTGAATTCGTCTTTCAATACATTAATTAAGTCAGCACGTTGCTGCTTAAGCTCTTCTAAAGTAATTTTAGAGTAATCCATTTTGTCCTCCTCACTTACAATTTCTTCTTCATCAATAGAGACATATACTCCGGAATGCTCATTAGATTCAAGTATGTCTAATACTCTAGCGCCTTTAACACCAGGATTAGTAACTAAATCAACACCCATCAATTCCATCTCTAGTACATCATTAACAATTTGGCCATCAATATTCACTTTTTTCATTTTTGCTTTAGATGCTCTAATTGAAAGCCCCTCTACAAATTTACCACGGATAAGTTCTTGTACATCTTTTCCAATAGATGTATTAGCAATTTCTGCTTCAATGATAGCATTATTACCTTCCATATAAATGTCAGTAATCTTACCTACAGTAGTTAAAGTTTTATTGGATACCATACCAGGATGGTCTGCCATAACACTCAATGGATAAGAGCCAGTCGATTCCAAAATAGTTTTAATTGCTTTAACAGTATTTTCAACTAATTCTCCACCATAGCGGCGACCATTACCAGAAATACTATCTTTAATCATTGCAATACCTTTAAATTTAAAGGCTTTATTTTCATTTTCAAGTGCTTCTTGAATAATCTTAAACATTTACTCACCCCACCTTGATAAAAATGGTATTAAAATACATCTACATCTGGAATGTAATGGTGGTGGTGCAATATCATCTATATCATAAACTCCATTGCCATGTTCTCCACCATTAGCAGCATCTCTACAATATTTACATAATCTTTCATCTCGTACTTCAAGCCATTTAACTTGTAGTCCGGAAAAATTATCTCTTTTAGCAATTATATATCGCATTAAAATACCATGATTTAATGCTCTATTAGTTTCATTTTGAGCAGTCATGTCTGTCCTATTGTTAATATTTTTAAAAGTTGGATTTATATACTTACTTATTAATGCACCAGTTAAAATTGTGTTTAAGGTAGAATTTTTCTCTGCATTAACATCATTTTGTACTTCTTTTTTAGAAGCCTGCTTATTAGAAATATAAATGCTAGTTATATCTCTATTAAGATTATTAATCAAGTTTTCATGTTGATTCTCTATTACTCTTTCAGCATATAAGAGAAGAGCTACTAATACCTTTTCATATTCATTATCCTTCATATTAGCATCATATGGTGTAATTTCTTCATTAGCTAAAGATAATAGTTTTTGACCAGTTTGAATACCTACTGTAAAATCATCTCTAATAAATGTGTCCACAAAAGCCATCTGTTCATTTTTATATTTATCAATTATCGGCTTTAATTCATTCTGAATGAAGGTTGGTAAGAAAGCTATATTAATTTGACCGGCTAATAATAAGGCAGCTACTAATTCTTTGAACATTTGTTCATTTTTTTTAAGCATTTCCTTTCTACGTTGTTCTTCAACCTTTTTTCTCTTATCCATAAAAGTCAATGCTTGACCTGCCATATCATTTAAAATAGCCATTACTTACCACTATCCTTCATTTTAGTTTTTTGATTTTCTTTGCCGGAATCTGTTCTTCCTTGATGTTTTACTTTTTCTCTTGTGCTTTGAATTTGAGAAGCAGGACTAGGATTTGGATTGCCATTAACAAGTTTAGTAGCATCAAATTGTAGGAAATCATATTCTTTTCTTTCTTGTTCAATCCTATGCATTTCATCTTCAAAGTTGTAGCCCATTTCATTTGTACCAGTCTGCTTAGAAATAAATCCACCGTTAGCTTGAAGAATTAAACGTTCAACTTTTGTATTCATATCTTCAATTGTCTTTTCTTGCCATAACAATTCATAATCTACAGCATCTGGACTAATTCCTTTTAACTGTAATCCGATATCAAATACATGGCGAATTTGGTCTCCAATTACTTCGTCTATTTCATTCAATAGTCGAATATAAGCAACCTCTTGTCGTTCAAGAGTAGCTTTATTTGTATCTTCTCCAATACCTAATAATCCTTTAGGTGTTCTTAGTCCTACAAATAGAGCATTTTCTAAGTGCTTAACATCTGCAATTTCAGATACGCCATCATCAGAACGAAGTACATCAATCTTCCATTTACCATTAGAATAGAAATCTGTACGAACATTCATAGCAGTAGAATTATTCATAGCAATATATTCATCTACTTCATCTTGTTCTAATGGTTCTTCTGGAGTAGCACCATAATGATGAAGCTTTAACCCAGCTCTTGTTCTACGGCGAATAACTAAATCTTCTTCTGTCATTTTTAATTTCTTGTATAATAATCTAATACCTCTAAGCATAGATGTACCATACATTTGACCAGTGAAATTATTCCATCTCATATGAAGAATTTGCCATGGTTCAAATTCAGCAATTACTAGACCTAAATCGTCTTTTTGAACAAATCCAGTTAGTGTACCAAATTCGTCTTCAATTCTTTCAATAGTTCTAGCTGGTAATTTCTTTAAATCTACAATTTCATTTTTAGTAAAATCTACAACAATTTCTAAGAATACATCGCCTAAAATAAGTAACTCTTTTGCGATAGGAGATACTTTACCTTTGAGCTTAGTTTTCTTAGTAATGCCTTCCATAATTTCCTCTGCATCATCTAATATAGATTGCTTGTCTGTTTTCACATTATTAAATTTAATTGTAAATGTGCCATTAGTTGCAGAACCTGCAGTAGTATCAATGGCAGCAGAAATTCGAGCATCTTCATTGTACATTACCCAGCATTCTTCATACATTTTTTTTCTATCATTTTCAACGGCCATTTTACCGTATAAAAGTTGTGATTTGTTTGGATATGTTTTACCCCTGCCCTTAATATCAGAGCTGGCAAAACTTTTAAAAAATTCTGTTATCTTACTAAAAGGATTTGCCATTGTATCATACTCCTTATCTAAAAAATGGGTGCCCCAAGAGGACACCCAAAGAGGAATGGAATTGAATACCTTACTAGTTTATAATGATACTTTTCCAATAATTTATACTAAAATTTTTAAAGCTATATTTTATTCATCTAGTTTAAACAATTGACTCCAGTCCTCTGTTTTTATCCTAATTGTACTTTTTACTCTATTCTTTCTTCTATCATATGCAAGCCAGGCATACACAAGCGATTGATATCCATCATCTGGATTGCTGTGAAGATATCGAGTATAACCAGTATTTCCTGAAGTAGGCTCTACCCATTCTGCTTCTAGAGATGTTAAATGTTCAAATAACCATTGTAATCTATCCGTAACTTGAATAGTTAATTTATCATAAGGAATAACTATCCTTTGTTTATGGAATAAATCAATTACCTTTTCAATATGATAACTTCTATCGCAAGTATGGATTCTTGTTTTTCTATCCCATTTATATGGAGTTTTAAGAGCCAATACATATTGACAAGCTGCAACAGTATTTGGTAATTCTACTAATAATTCTTCAAACTGTCTTCGTGCATCCCCGATATCTATTACGATATTTTCTACATTATATAACTTTTGTAGTTTTAAAATATCGCTTATTACTTTACCATATCCGGAAGAGTTATATTTATTTACATATCTGTAAACTAATTTTTCTTCTCCATCAATGATTTCAGGTCCGACAATAGTGATAACAGAAAAAGAATTGTTACCAGAACCCCAGTCGACGCCCATATAATTCGGACCCTTGTGACCTTTATCACTAAGTGTTCTATTTGCGTCAGTACAGTCCATAATATTTTGCATATCCAATGTTTTACCATAGACATTATGAAATTCTCCTAATACCTCATTTTTAAATTTCTGCTCAGAATAAGTAGCACGTTTGTAAAGAATTTGGTCTGCACTTATCCATGACACCATAAGCTGGGTAATATGATAACCAGACATTTTAGAATTTTCTCTGTTTTCTGAAATCCATCTACCTTTACTTCTATCTAGCTCTTTCTTACATTTAGTGCAACCAAAGTAAGCAGGTTTATTTTCATTTGGCTTAAAGATATTATTCATTGACATTTTCTGTTGATGTTTACATTTAGGATTTTGGCATTCAATATACCACTCTTTCTTATCTGACATTTCCCATAGTCTGTGAAATTCAGAACCACTGTTTTTTGGTGTTCCAAAATGAAGCATTTGTCCACCACCAGCGGCGTGACCTAAACACTCAGATACAGTTTCCCTTGAAGCTGCTGTCATATCTTGTACTTCATCGGCGTAAACTCTTTGAGCTGCAATACCACGGATAGCATCTCCATCAGCCCAACAACTATATAGGTACATATTACATTTGGAGTCAAATTGGATGAAAGAGGAGGTATCTTTACCTTTCTTTAATATAGAATCTTTAAGAGCTCCACCTTGTGAATCTCTCATAGCATTCTTTACACGTTCTGCAGAAAAACGAGTAACCTGCTCTTGTCTTGGAGCAGTATATAGAGCAGTTAAACCTTCATTTAAATGCATATCTGCTAATATTTTATTCCTACACATAGTTGACTTTTCTACTTGTCGGCCTGTAACAACAATTACTCTTGGGTCTTTATCTCTATACATATCAAAAAGATAATTTCTATATTCGTTTTTATCTGGTTTATCAAATCTAAATGGTTGTATACCGTCTTCCCCATCCGGTACTGTTAAAAAAGATTCACAAAACCATATAGGGTCAGACATAACATTTGGATTATCTTCTAAAGCTTCATGGGGAGTATAATAATATTTCCCCTCAAATTCAAAAGCCATAATTTCACCTCTTTTAAACACAAAAAAAATAAGAGACATTATATGTCTCTTATATCTTTAAAAAAGGCATCAATTTTATTCCATTATATTTTGTAAAATATTTCTTATATTTTTTAAGTTCCAATATTCTATACGAATTAATTTAATATTATTGTTTTTGCAATAAGCATTTTTTAAATTATCTCTATTTACTGTAATATTAAAAACATCTTCTCCAAATACTGGTTCAAAATGCTGTCTTCCATCAAACTCTATTAAACAGTACAATTTATTATCTTTAAATATTGCAAAATCATACTTAAGTGGATTTCCATTTTCACTTAATAAGTTTTTAAAATAGTATTGTTTTTCAAAAAATATGTTATTACTTTTTAAAAATTCATTAATTTTCCTTTCTCCAAAAGAATCTCTATTTTTAGGACATCTTGGGCAATTAATGTTATGTTTGATTCTATCATCTGGAGTAGCTTCATATTTATGGCCTTTATTGCATACCCACAAATATCTATTTCTAGAATAGCAATAAATTTCATTAGGGCTTTCATTATTTTCATTAGAAAATTCTTTAGCTAATTCTGGGAATTTATCTAATAAAGAATTGTCTTTTAATAAATTTTCGCTAATCTTTTTTCCGCTGCATTTTTTACATGCATCCTTACCTGTATTTTTTCCTTTAATATAAACACAATATCTTTTAGTAAAATTCTTTCCACAATAATCACATTTTATATTTACTTCATGATTGCTATTTTCATAAAGATGCTCTATTGGGATTTTTAATTCTCCCATATATTTAAAAACATAACCTAAAGATTCATAATGTTTTTTTGTCATATTTGACCATTTAATTGTAATTTCTTTATCTAATAACATAATATCACCTCTCTTAATTATATCATTATTATATAACAATTATGAAATAATTTCCACAAAAATAAAGAAGAGTTTTCACTCTTCTTCAAATTCTTCAATATTGGCACCATCTAAAAAAGCTTCCCCTTCTATTTCAAATTTAACATAATGTCCACCTGAGCCAATATCACTAATTATCTTAATATGGTCTACTTCGATTAGAAATAGCTGATAAAATGCCATTCTAATCATCTTTTGTATTTCTTGTGCTGTTAGGGTTGGAAAATCTTTGGACCATTCTTTATTTAGTATTTCACGCCAATGCTGTTCATTATTCTCCATTTTCTTCCATCTCCCTCTTTTTCTTTTTCATGCTGCTAAGTAATTTAGCAACACTGGAATCATCGCCTGCACCTTCTTTATCTTTTAACTTCTCCAAGGTCTCTATTGTAGCACGAATTTCTGCGTATAATCCTTTAGCAGCATGGGCTGCAACAACTGGGTCATAGCTTTGTAATTTGGCCAAATATTCTGTCATATCATGTAAGTTATTATAAAGTAAAGATACATGGTTAATTGCTCTAATATTAGCTAATTGCATATTTCTCTGTGTTTCCATTAGCTTATTTTGAGTCTCTAAATCTTCGTTTTTTAATTCTTCCTGTTTCTGCTTAACAATTTGACCTGCAGCTGCATCTACATTAAAGTACATTTTTTTGTATTCATTTATTGTTGCATAGCTTATATCTTCACCACGTGCTTTAAGCCAATTTGCAATACTTCTAGGAGATTGACCAATAGCCAATCTCTGTTCAATATCTGCTTTATAAGGTGACATAAAGACTTTATTCTTGCTTATATCTTTTCCAGACATTACATCACAACCTTAATTTTTCCATGGTCACCTAAAACCAGCCCAAGTATAGTTTGGTATTGTTTAAGCGAACATTCATCTGATAAATAAATAAAATCAGGTCTCCTTCCTCTTAAATTATCCTCTCGTGAAAATGATAATGCCCTTACAGTATAAGTATCACTTTCGTAAGTGCATGCATCCTTCTTTTTTAAGAAAGGCATTAATGGTAATATTTTATCTTCTATAAACCAATTAGCTCTTTGGCAAGTTTCAAATACAACTAAAATTTCATCTTTTCTTCCCATTATTACACCTCTTATAAAATATCTGCTGCCATATCAGCTAGTGGAGAACGAACTCCTTTAATTAATTCTAAGTGCCCTGCAAGGCCTTTATCCTTAAACTTCTCAATTGTATAAGTTAGGCCATTATTAAACTTATCCAAATAAGGGACATCAATCTGTGCTGGGTCTCCCATAATAACAATTTTAGAGCCTTCTCCCATACGAGTAATAGTTGTTTTAATTTCATGCTTAGTTGTATTTTGTGCTTCATCTAGAATGAAGAATTGTCCTGGTAAAGAGCGTCCACGAATATAGTTTAATGCTTCAATCTGTAATTCATCTTGTAAACCTTCTAATGCATTTTTAAGATTTAAAGAATCTCCATAAATAAACTCTAATGCATCAAAGAAAGATTGAACATAAGGACCTAACTTTTCATTCTTATCTCCTGGAAGAAACCCAATTCCTCTTCCCATATCAACTGTTGGAGTAGTACATGTAATTCTTTTATAAATAGGTGCTCCTTTTTCATCTCTAATATCATGCACTAAAGCTAATGCTGCAGCAAGAGTAATTAAAGTCTTACCAGAACCTGCTTTACCTACTAACGATACTAAAGGTATTTCTGGGTCTAGTAAAAGATGGAATGCCATAAGCTGTTGTATATTCTTAGGGTCAATCCCATATACATTATTTATTTCATGGACCAATTCTATACATAGGTTCCTTTTATCTACTTTGGCTAATAGATATTTAGAAGGGTTTGAATATGGCCGTAATACAAAGAACATATGAGGATAAGTTTTAATATCTCTAAAATGATTCAATGAAAGAAATTTTTCATTAAATAAAGTATTATATAATTCTTCCTCTACATTTAGCTCTAAATAACCCTTATAGAAATCTTCAGTAATATTCTCATTCAATTCTTGGGTTAAACCTGTAGCCTCTATGTTAGCCAAATTCCTAGCTTTTATCCTGACCGCCATATCATTTGAAAGAAGAATAACTTTAGAATTTTCGTTTAAGCATTTAGCAGTATGAATAATAATATTATCATTAGTTCTGCCACCAAGATAAAATAAATCGCTATCTTGATATGTTTCGCCCATAAACATTACATGACAGTTTCTTTCTGTCATATAATTTGTTTCATGCAGCTTATCCAAAATACGATTAAATATCCGGACTTGCATTCCTAATTCCTTATCATACTTATATTTATCTAATTCTTCTAGCACTACTCCAGGTATATAAATATTACAATTATCGAATTTATTTAAAATATAAGGTTCGTTAAAAATAATATTAGTATCTAATAAGTAATTATCTGCCATAGAATCCTCCTACAAAACGGAAATAAACCTTATAATATTATAAGGTTCATTCATATAATTTATTTTATTTGTGTTTATATTCCGCTTTGGAAATTTATGACAGATTAAATTGTATTATAAAATATACTATTCTAAATTTTCTGAAAATTCTTTTCAAAATAGGAATATTAAGGCTTAATTATGGATATAATGATACTAGAATGAGGTTTGAGATATAGATTCTATTGCGACGACTGCATAAGCACGAGCGATAGAATATAGGGCCTATATCTCAAATTTCTACATATTTTTTTAATTAGTTAAGAAATGTATGTCCTATTACAATTTCTGACACTAATATAACTCTGTCTGTTCTAGGCTGCTGAAAAGTTGTTATTTCTTAAAAGAAGTTTACTTCTTTGGTTTTAATCTTTTCTTCTCCAAAAGACAAGAGATTAAAAAACATAAAAAAAAGAATACTATGAAAGTATTCTTTCTCCTTCTTTTAATCCTTTTCCATTCTTAGCTGGATTATCTGCTAGATTTAATTCTCTAGGAATATATACTAATTCTATATTATGTTTATTATTTTTTAACCATTCTATTCTTTTTTGAGCTTTAAATAATAATGGCTTTAATTTTATATCTCTACATTGCCAATTACCATTTACTTGTTGAACCATTAAATTACTATCAGAGTGAATTTTAACATCTTTAATGTTTTCATCTCTAATTATTTGTAAAGCCTCAATTAAACCTTCGTATTCTGCCTCATTATTAGTCCTATCTCCAATCCCTTTGGATAAGATTAATGGTTTCTTACCCTGCCATTCAATAACTACTCCAATGCCTGCTTTTTGATTATTTCCGCCATTTCCAGTACAAGCACCATCACAAAATATATTAATCGGCATTATATTTTTACCACCATTTCTTCAAAAGTATAAGTTTTATCTACAACACTACTAATATCAATAGTTAATTGGCATATTTCCTTATCTTTATCATTCCAATATTGAACCACAATAGTTAAAGGCTTTATTGCTTTAATAATACAAGGAGAATTAATTTCATTATACTGCCTATAATCTTTTTTCTTTAACCAATAAGCTTGTCCTGGCTTAATTTTATCAGTATCAAATTGCGGTTTATTTACTATCATTATTTTTCTTCCTTTCAATATTCTTTTTGTTAGATTCTCCTCCACGAATGTGTTTAGTAGAATTGTTAAAATCTAACTTTTCTTTTACTTTTTCATAAAGGGCTGGGTGAAATTCTTCTAATTTATGCAAATCTAAATGAACAGTTGATTTATTAAAGCCAGTATATTTGGCAAGAGCACGGATTGTTTTAAATTCCCTTTTAATAAATAATAGACCATGTTTAATTGCTCTTTCTTTAATTTCCTCTTGCTTACTTTGCTTTTTAACCATCATTTCTTTTTTCTCCCTTCAAAATAACCTAATTGTTTTAATGCATGTCTAGCAGAATCAACTTTAATTTTTTGTTTAAAGACTTCATCTGCTGAAACATTTGGATTTTGGAGCATTGTATGAAGCTGTTCAAGGTGGATATTTAAATAACCATAATGCATTTCAATATCCATTTGTTTTTTGTTTACAGGACCTCTAGCCATAAAATCACCTCAAAGTTTTAGATAATAAGCTAAAATATTATGCTCAAAACTTACTCCAAAATAACCAATTACTTTATTATCTAAATCGGAAAGTATTTCATTTTCCAATTCTAATAATCCAAATACTGTACCTTCTGCATAATGTTCTTTGGCATACTCAAAAGTGTAGTGCCCTATAGGTACTTCTTCAACCCTAATAAATTTGCTTTTCTTAATTTGTTTAAGCAAATTGTGGCTCATTTTCATTGGCACTTACCTCATAATGTGTTTGAATTTTTTTTATTGCCCTTTTGTATATTCTTGACACATGAGCTTGAGATATTCCCAATTCCTTAGCTATTTCAGCTTGTCTTTTTTCATTCATTGTTAAAATTAAAACATTTTTTTCTACTTCATTTACTAAAGAAAGTATTTCTTTTACTTGCTCACTTAATATAAGTTTATCTTCAAAGTTAGAATTATCATCTGCTAATATTTCAGAAATGTATAATTCTCTTCCTGATTGGCTTTTAGTAGCAGGAAGTTCTGTACTTACAATACTTAAGCTCAGCATATCAATAGTAAGTTGAGCGTCTTCATAAGTGCAGCCAAATTCCTCTATAACACTATCAATTGTTGGAGTAGCTTCTCCATTTTCTCTTTTTTTTATTAACTTTTTTGCCATTTGCTTACATGGTCTTGGGACTTTAATATGGCCATAACTATCTCTCAGTGCATTTGTTATTTCACCATGAATTGTTGGAACTGCATAAGTTGAAAACTTCATTTTTTTATTAGGGTCAAATTTCTCACTAGCTTTCCAAAGACCAATTAATCCCATTTGCTCCATATCTTCCGTATCAATGACGTTAATATCATTTCTACTGGTATATTTCATTCTATTTACTACCATAAATACCAGCTTTTTATTTTTTTCAAATAATTCACTTGGTGTCAATTTTTATCATCTCCTTTATAGAAATTTCTTTTATTAATTAGATTATAATATTTTATGTTTAACAAATAAGACAAGGTTTCACACAAAAAAAATAAGGGTCCTAAGACCCTTAAGTTAATTCTGTATAATGTTTAAGCCTATTATAGCAATTTCTACAAGTTGGAATGTAATCATCATCTCCAACATAAATTTGTTGACCATCAAATACTGGAATACCATTTACTGTTCTCATATTTCTAGTAGCTTTACGGCTACAATAAAAGCATTCTGTTTTAATCTCACCCATTTTATCTGCATTTTCCACCATAGCTTTTGAACCTTCAAAAAGTTTACCTTGAAAATCAGTTAATAATCCATATCCAATAACTGGAATATCTAACTCTTCCACAATCCTTACTAGTTCTTGGATATGATGTTCTTTAAAGAATTGTACTTCATCTACAAGGACTGCACTTGGATATTCATATTTTGCCTTAAAGTACATTAAGCCTTTAGTTTCATTTGCAATCATTGAATCGACTGGTACCTTAAAATCTAATGCTCTAGAATAAATAAACTGACCATTTCTTGTATCTATTTTTGGCTTAAAGACTAAATACTTCTTATTTTGGAACTGGTATTTTTGAACTGTTGTAATCAATTCTAGTGATTTATTAGCTTTCATAGTTGCATAGTAAAAATATAATCTAGCGTTTCTGCTCACATAACCACCTCATTATCTTAATAATTCTATTATATATAATAATGAAATTAATATAATAAAGGTTTCATATTTATCTATACAAGTGTTCAACTTTGTATTATAATCAAAATTATATTGATATATATTATTTTTAAAGATAATTATATTAATAAAGAGACAATAGAGGAGAGATTTATGTGAATATTCAAGAGGAAAAGCTTTATATTTATGGTATGATGAAGGATATTACAACAGAAAGAAGACAGCTGGTTGATATGTATTATGGCCTTAAGAAAAGGCTGGACTTTCTAAATTCCTTAGAAGAAAGAGGAATTGAGGACTTATCCATAACAGGCTATATAGATTTACATACTCAAAACGCTAAAGAAGCTGCCATAAATAATCTAAAAAGAGAAACGGAATATCAAGTGGAGAAAATCGAAAAATCATATATAATAGAAGAAAAAGAAACTCCATCAATTATTCCTGAAGAAACTGTTCAAAGAGCAGTAGAAAAAGAAAACAAAGTTAGAAAAGGCAGAATGAGCAGAGAGAAATTAACCTCTACCATATTATTAGTATTAAAAGATGCAGGTACACCATTAAAAGTTAGTGAAATATTAAATAGGGCTGGAGTCATATTAGATGCTAAACCTGCTTCAAGCACTGTTCAAACTAGAATCTTACCGGATTTATTGGAGAAGAATAAAATACAAAGACCTATGAAAGGTTTTTATCAATATAAATTTTAAGAGAGGGCTATCCTCTCTTTTTTTTATGTGAAATTTTCATATTCTCTTATCCATATAATATATAATGAGATAAGAGGGAGTGATAATATGAATTTTAATGCAGAAGAATCCTTATGCTTTACTGGTCACAGACCGAATAAACTATATGGTTATGATAAGCTTAGTGAAGGTAATACAAAAATTAGGAATGCTTTAAGAGATGCAATTATTTATATGTATTATACACATGGCATTAGGAATTTTATTTCTGGTGTAGCATTAGGCATTGACCAATGGGCTGCAGAGATTGTTTTGGAATTAAAAGAAAAATATCCGGATATGAAACTAATATGCGCTATTCCATGTAAAGGTCATTCTGATAGTTGGCCAAAAGAATCTCAAATAACATATGAAAATATTTTGGATAAGGCAGATATGATTATTTACACAAGTAATATGAAGTATTTTCCAACTTGTATGCATGTAAGGGATAAGTGGATGGTTAATAAATCTAACTATCAAATTGCAGTTTGGAATGGTACTAAAGGCGGTACTAAAGTAACAATAGATTATGCAAATAAAGTTGGAAAAGATAAAAGAATTGTTATAAATCCAAAAACTATGATGGTTAAAATGTTGGGGGTCTAATTGGACCCTCATTTTTTTATTATGTGAAACTTTAAAAATTAAGTGATGAATAGTTTATATAATTAAAGAAATAAATCGAATTGAGAAGGGAGTTAAGACAATGACAATAGTACAAGACAGAATAAATATCGTAGATGCCCGGAATAATGAATTTTTAAAGGAAGAATTCTTTAAACAAAACATTAAATTGGTTTATAAAGTAGCTAGCAATTTAAGAAATATTTTTATTAGTCAAGACGAAAAAATAAGTATTGGTAGTTTTGGATTAGTTAAGGCTTTTAATACTTATGACGTTGAATCTGGTTATGCTTTTTCCACCTATGCCATGAGAGTTATTGCAAATGAAATTTTAATGGTTAATAGAGAAAATCGAAAAGTAAAGCCATTAAGCTTAGATGGTGTAGCTGCAAAAGATAAAGATGATAAAGAGCTATTATTAATAGATACTCTTGCTGCAGAAGAAGGCGATTTTGATAAAGGTGATTTTGCAATAACTAAAGAAGTTTATAAGAAATTTACAGAAATTTATTCTGAAAAGGACCCTAAGCTTCTCCAAGTATTTAATTTATATATACTTGAAGATAAGACTACTGGAGATATTGGAAAGATTGTTGGCCACACTCAAGCTCATGTTTCTAGATTAGCAGCTAAAGCTGTTAAATCAATTCAAGAAATTGCTATTGAAATGGAAGTTATTGAAGGTTTTAATAGATATGGAAAAAGAGGAGCAGAATCTAAAGCCAAGAAAATTAAAAATAGTAATATTAATACAAAAAGAAGAGCATTATATATTGCTATTAATTACCCAGAATTAACTTCTAGAGAAATTGCTGAAATCCTTAAATGGACAGCTATGAGTGTAAGCAGGGTTATCTTAAGCCATAAAAAAGGTACATTTAATCTTACTCCTGATGAATCTATTGAACCTAAAGTACAAGAATATCTTGCTAATAAAAAAATATATAATTAGGAGAGATAATATGGCAAAGATTGCTTATAGAAATGAGGAGCTGATTAGATTAGCAAAAAATGGAGATATGGCAGCAGAAGAAGAGTTGCTAATCCAAAATGATAGGTTATGCTTTCATATAGCTGGCAAATTTCTAAGCACAGGAATAGAAAAAGATGATTTAGCATCCATGGCTAGAATAGGATTATTTAAGGCATACAAAAAATTTGATGTAGATAAAGGAATTAAGTTTGCCACTTTTGCAGCCAAAGTAATGACTAATGAAATTTTAATGTTTTTGAGAATTAATAAAAAGCATAAAAGCACTTTGAGCTTAGAACACGTTTTAAGTGTAGATGAAGATGGCGGCGATTTAACTTTAATGGATATTATACCTGCAGAAGAAGAGGAATATGATGTTTCAGATTACGAAACAGCATCAAAAGTACTAGAAATATTTAATAACAATGCAAAAGAAAGAGATAAAGCAATCCTTGAAAGATGCATAATTAATGGTGAAAATCAAAGAGAAGTAGCAAAAGATATAGGATGCTCTCAATCTTATATTTCAAGAATTGTTACAGCAATTGAAGAAAATTTAAAAAGCATTGCATTAAATGGAGAATATAAAAAAATAACAACATATAATGCTTTGAAAGAAAAAGGAGAGAAGAAAATGGTAAAGTATAGTAAAACGGATTATATTTATATTATCCAAAATTATCCGCAATTAGCTAACAAAGAGATTGGAAAACTTATGGGTGTTTCTTATCAAAGTGTTAATAATTATAGAAATTGGTTAAAGCAAGGGAAATTTGAAGGAGTGGAAATTCCAGCAGTTAATAAGGAATTATTGGATAAGATAAATAAATATGTCTTAGTACATAAGACAGAGAAGGTTAAAAAGCCGGAAATTATATTGGAAGAAATACATGAAAATAGAGTTAAAGAGTTAAAAAAACAAGATGATTTTATAAAAGAGCTAGATAAAATATTTCCACCTAAAACTCAGGAACCATTTGATTATAAGCCTACTCCAAAAAGAGTAATTCCTATTGTAGAGCCTATTATATCCATTGATAATCCTGAAATTTCAAAAAAAGAAATTATCATTTTAAATAATAAAATCTCTATTACGTCCAATAAGAATGAGACATCGTCCTTAGTTTTAGGGATTTATCAGCTTTTAGAGAATATTCCTCCAGATGCTAAGGTAAAATTGGACATTGCATTTGAAGTTAGCAAGTAGGTATATTTGGATTTTATTTGTAAATATATATTAATATTATTAATACTTCTCCTGAAGAAGAAGAAATAGAAACAACTAAAGAAAAACAAAGAGGGGAATATTTAGGATTAACGAAAAATGAGGTGCTCATATGGAAGAGAAAAACTGGCGTGAAATTGAGATAACTGTGGATACTGAAGAAATAGCAGAATTTTTCTTTCATAAGCTTTTAGAAAGAGGTTTAGTTGTAAAGGAAGAAGATTTAGAAGCAATTGCAGATGTAACTTTTGATTGGCTGCTTGATAAAAATATTATAGACGAAGAAGAAAAATAAGAGCCCATTAAGGGCTCTTTATTTATAAAGCATCAAATGAATATATTTTTGGATAAGTTGCATGTCCAGCGTATATTTTTCCATTATAAATAACAATACCTTCAGGGCTTCCTGTTAATAATGGATTACCGTCTTGACCAATAGGATTATACCAAATTAAATCATTTTTAATTGACCCACTACCTGTATTTAGGTAAGACTTCTGAATTTTATAACCACCACTAGTATACTTAACAGGATACCAAAGAGCGCCCCTATAGAATTGTAAATCTTTATTGTTCCATTTAGGCGGGTCTTGTGTAAATGTTTGTATAATTTTATATGTTCCATTATACCTTTTTGCAGGGTCATAGGCATACGTTCCATTTTCCAATACGTTCGTACCTGTACCTAACAACAGTTTATGAACATACTGCAAATCAGTTGTAGTTAAGTAACACATATCATCCTCTGATGCCCAACACATCTTAGCAAGCGTCTGATTTGGGAACACACTAGGCAAGAAATCTAGCTTTGTATACAGACCACAGTTAGCAAATGTAACGGTGCTAGATGAATTTTTCCAGGTATCTGCATTATAGAAAATATACCCTTTCATGTATTCTTCGGAACCTGTATTCGTAGAGTTACCTAGAATCAAGGCTCTTACAGTCTGATTATAGTCAGAAGCTACCAGCCTTAATTCACTTGTAGTTGAATTAGCATTAGTCTCTACTAATGAAATGTTAAATGATTTAGTCCATGTTAAACTTGGTAGGGAGAACACATTCCCAGCGCCTAAGCTAGCAACTTCAAGTGTAATCAGCTCATTATCACATACAAACATAGAATGGAAGGTTTTACCACTACCTATATTGGTTTCAGTAAACTTCAATGAGTATTCTCTCTCATACAAGGGATATCGTTTATTATATATTTCAAATATAACACCGCTTGTAATCTTACCATTCCAGTTGATAGCTACTAAAACAGAGTCAAATGGGATGGATACGCCATTTAGCTGTGACTTAATCTGAAAACCATTTGTAGCATTCCATACCATGTATTCCTTATTTTGTAAGGTGAAAGGGTTAGGTATAGATTCCTGTCTTGAAGTTCCATTTGAGTAGTTCACAATCATAATTCTATTCAGTTCCAAGTCTAAGTTCAGGGATACTGTGATGGATTTTGTATTAGCATTCGGTGTAAACAATATATCTCCACATAATACAAAAGCTGATGTTACAAAATTAGATGTTGTAGTCACTGTATTTGAGCTACCGAGTGAACCGTCAGCGATAGCTTGTTGTAGTGTTTTATTATCTGAAATATAAACAGCTTCAGCTCTTGTTACAGGATATATTCCATCAATAACTTTAATTTGTCCTTGCATATAATTTCACCTCTTATTTAGCTACCCATAATGTCAATCGGTTATCTTTCAAGTATTGTTTTACAGTTGCTAGGGTACAAGATGCCATTTTATCTTGCGGTATTTTAAAGTTTAATCTTGTTGTCGCATTTACATACCACATTTCTCTTGTTGTGATTGAACTTGTATAGCGTCCGGATATAGAGTTTACTCCATTAACAATGGATGTGTAAGTGCCCAAACCAGATGGCAGAGTTAGGAAACCAGTCCACATATTATTAGTAACAGTGATAGCACTTATTGTAGTTACTGCATCAATTGTAGTGTCAGTAATGATAAATTCATCGTTTGCTGTTCCTTTTAATACAGGTAATCTTTGAGAAATAGCAGCTAAAGCAAGTGGAATACTATTGCCATTATTAGTATAGATAGATGCTGGAATTCTAACATAAATAGCACCATTGTATGTGATATAACATGTGTCAGGAACGCTTAAACTACCAGCTGTAAAATTCGCTAAAGTTTGTTCACCTGCATAAGGAATAACTCCATTAAATACATTAGATGCATTGGCAGTAGTAGCTGTACCTAAAGCTAGGTTAATAGTATTGAGGAATACACCCATTGAGAAATATTTATGGGATGCTTCCCCTTCTGCTCTTATACTGATATCAGTATCTAAAATTGTACTTGGGTCAACATATAAATAAGAACCTTGAACGTAAGCCTTTTGGGCTCCAGCAAAATTACTTACAGCTACTGTATACACACAACTTGCAGTATAATTTCCGTCTTCACTCTTTGCAGTAATTGTAGCGGAACCTTGTGCAACCGCTGTTACTAATCCTCCACTAGATACAGTAGCAATTGCGGTATTTGAACTACTCCAGATAACATTTTTATTGCTAGCATTGGAAGGTGATACCGTAGCAATTAATTGCTCACTTGAGCCTACATTTAATGCGCTAGTTGATTTATCTAGTGAAATAGACGTAGCTGCTACAGGTGTCCCCACAGTAGTATCTGTAATTGTCAAAGTTAGGGTTTTACTTGTTACATTTGGATTTGATAGAGTAATTATTGCACTTTCATTTGACATATCTGTATCGTTTGCAATTGTAACGTTTACAGTTTGGGCTACATTATAATTAGCTGATGTAAAAGTTAAGGATGTTTTATCTAATGTTACATCACTATTGTTTACAGATAAGCTAATAACTTGGTTATCAGTAGGTGCTTTATCTAAAGTTACTGTAAAGGATGTTGTAGTACCCTCATTTATAGTTTCTGCTGTTTTATTTATAACAATATTTCCGTATACTGTTGTTATTGGAGGAGGTGTAGTCATAGAAAACAATTCACCTGCTGTAATATCTCTAAATGTTAAGGATGTTCCACCACCACCTGTGCCAGCAGGTCCTTGAGGTCCTTGGGGTCCAATTAGCGAATTTAAAAAGTCTTGCTCAGTTCCGGTATTACCTGCATCTAGCCAAATCTGATATGCACTTTTACCAGGAAGGCCTACTCCAACATTGCCATTATTTCCATTATCCGGAATAGGTTCTAAACCTAATTTCCACCCAACATTGAATATAGTTGATAAACTGGAAACTTTTTTGCCGTCTTCATATTCTATAGTCCATTGATATGAATATTTTCCACCTACAGTTAAATCTGTGCTTAATAAAATTACTTCACATTTTCCTTTTTTAGCATCTAATATATTGGCAACTTTATTAACTTTCCCATCACTTTTCATAATATCTACTTTTACAGTAGTTCCAGTTAAATCTTTGCCAGTATTAAATGGAAAAGATACATTATTATCACCTTGAATAAGCATTTAAATCCTCCTTAGCACATTAATTATAATGTACTCTTTATTAAGATTAAATTTTTTTTCCTTTTTATTCTTTTTTATATATGATAATGTATTATAATGTATTATAATATAATTATAAATAGATAAGGAGAGATGAAAATGGATGGTAGAGAATTATACGAAATAGCGAGGGAATTTCTGGATAAGGAGTTTAACATGAAATTAGAGATTCCTATTTTCATAAGTAATAGAATGAAGATAATGTTCGGTTACTTTCAACGTAGAAATAATAAATCATGGAAGATTCAAATTTCACAAGAATTTATTAACACTCATCCAAGAGAACATGTAATTGATGTATTGAAACATGAATTAGTGCATTATGCATTATTTGAACAAGGAAAACCTTTTAGAGATGGTCAGCAATATTTTGAAGATACTTTAAAAAGATTAGGAGTATGTCCTACAAAGACATATAATACTTTAGGAAAGTTTCATAAATATATATGTAATTGTGATGGAAATGTATTTTATAGAAAGAGGAAAATTCCAAAAGGTGCATATTGCCCAAAATGTAAAACATTAAAATATGTTGGAGAAGTAGAAAAGAGCCTAAATTAATAGGCTCTTTTTATTTTATCTCTTATTATATAATATTCTTTTTGCCCTTTTTAATCTTGGAGTAGGGCTACCATTCAAAGTACCTTCTTTTCCGTCTAATTGGAATAATTTCGGCTGAACGAAGTCAAATGTGCCTGCGCCATTACTTCTAACAACAACTCCTAAAGTTTCTGTTCTATCCGCTGTCCAAATATAAGGTAAAACAGGCTGATTAAAACTTAGTAGCGTTGTCCCTAAACTACCGTCAGCATTTAAAGCATATAGTTGCATACGATGATTAGAATCAAAGCCAAACTTGCAGTCAAACATATATTTAACACCCGTAACAAAGGGTATTTTAAAATAGCTATTTTGACCTGTTCCTGTCGCATTCAACCGCAAATAATCCTTCCCCAACACTTGCGTATTCGCGTGTAAACTCCACCTTGCATCATCAAAACTTGGGATTAAGTTTGTGAATGGCAAATCTAAAACGGTTGTTCCTACT